AGTCATCAATACTTATAACTCTATTACCAATGGATTCCACATAATCTTGCAATAATGTTGAATTAAAGTATATCTCATTGGACGCTAATTCATCATCAATAGTAAATGAATTTTCTCTAACTAGATCAAAATTATCAACACAATTAAGATTTAGATCAATTTCAATATCAACAATAGGTGTAACTTCAACATCAAGTGTACTAGCGAACTCGGTTTCTGGTGATTCACAATAAACAGTTAAATCACTAAATTTCTTGAATCCTGCTGGATGCACCAGATCGCTAACAACTTCATTCCACTTAGAGTATTCAACATCAGAACTTAAAGAATATGAAAAATACTGGTAATAATCATTATCGTGGATACGCTGTAAATTATTATTAAAGAAACCTGTTTCTCTTTTCCAACCATCAATAACGGTAGAAGTTGATTTGACATTTAAATAACCTTCAAAGTCTACAATATCGGAAATAATAATATTAGTCTTAGAAGTTTGTCCTGTTAATTTACTTCCAATTTTTAGTTCATCTTTGGTTAGAACTTTGATAAAATTATTGCTTAAATTTTGATCAACGATAATACCACTAGAACCATCGCAATGGATATTCTCACCAATAACAAATTCTGTTTGATTAACAGAAACATTAAAAGTTGGTAAGTATTTTTCTGGTACAGCATTCCCTTTTAGTGTTTGTCCAGTATAAATTCCTAAGACTTCATTTTGTTCAAGAATGTCTGACATACTATATCCAAATGTGGCACCGATACCACCAATATTCGGATCAATATTTTTAATCGTGAAGAGTGTATAATCGTATCCAGACGAATTATAACCCTTCTCATTTTCTCCTACGATCACATTTTCAATTAGAACACCTTCACCCACTTCAAATGGGAATTCCGATAATTCATTAAATTCTTGATTTAATTGAACCGTAACATCTTTAGTGGTTGAATTGAAACTGATATTGCTGATCTCAAGACCAAAAGAATTATTGGTGGGAACAATATATGGATTTGTCCCAATAATATTCTTTGTGTTTTTAATAATATCAACAGTTCCTTGTTGTGCATTATAACTGAATACCGCATCCAGTATAGGTTTATTATTGTGATTATCAATAAGAACCAGTTTTGGGGGAACGTAGTATGTGACAGGTGTACTGACGACTTCAACTTTATCAATAGTATAAAGAGGTTCAGACTTTAGAATTTTTGGAAGATTTAATTTTGGTCTAACAGTGTAATCTGAAGAATAATCAAAACCAATATCATTAAGTGTTATCGTTTTAATAGAACCAATACCAACTCGTGATACTTCTAGATTCGCATCCGAACCGTTTACCGAATTAATTTTTGTGATATTCGGAAGTCTATAATTGTTATTATTATTTTTGGTGAGTTGAATTTCTGCAATGGCACCAGAACTGCTTTTTGAATCTGTAGTATATGTAAGATTGTTATCGGAATTCAGATAAGATTTATTATCAATAAGATTTCTAGGCTCTAGAACAAAAGTATCTTCTCCGAAGGACTTAATTTTATAATTCCCGCTGAGTGATGATTCTTCAATCCGAAGAGTGTTATAATTGATTTGATTAATATCAATAACTTTTTCATATTTGACTGTAGGCACTTCCCTATTGAGGGGCTTTAGATCATAATAAAGAAATGAAGGAGTAAATACATCTATTTTAAGAGTTGCTCTTGCATCAGTATTAACTCCAATACTACCAGAAAAAGTTAGATTTAATTGGGGAGATTTTCCATTATTAAAATAGGAGAAATTTAATTCCGGATCATAATATACATCAAAAGAAAATGCCGAATATGAAAAACCATTTTTCACATAACCAAGAGAAGAATCAGAGAGATCAAAAACGATAGTGGAATTTCTTTCAAGTCTCAAAGGTGGATTGATAGACGAAAGTGAACCCGAACCACCAGATTGTAAATCTACTCCAATAAGATTTTCTGCATTATATTTTGAGGTTGCAAGTTTTAACTTAAATTTGTTTATAGATATGACATAATAAATTCCGTTGTTATTGAGTCCTGAAATACTTGATGTTGTAGTATAGATTACCCTTTCACCGGTTTTAAAAGAATGTTCGTTGAATTTTAGTATATTATTGTCAATGTCAACATTTTGAATTGATACTTCTTTTGATGTAATTCTTCTATTATAATCGGAATATTTTAGTCTAATATGAGTTGTTATTCCAGAAATTACAGAAAGATTAATATTATCTTCAAGACTTAAATTGTGACTTGAGGCGGCTGATACAATAATATCCTGTTTAATCACATCACCTTTTAATGATGTATATTGTGTGTTAAAACTATGGTACGAACCGTCACCAAAATTTGTAAAACTCAAAAGAGATGTGGTTGTACCAATACCAATAAAAGATCCAGTAGATCCAATTCCGATGGGAGTTGTTGAAAGACCAATTAAATTATCATTATATCTTGCAACATAAAGACTTGAAAATGTGTTAAGAAGCGCTCCAGTTACACCATTAATTAAAACTGAAATTGGTTGATTTCCATGAGCACTATAAGATAGTTTTGTATTAGTTTGTAAATTATGATTTTCAAGATAAATTGATCTTGCTGGAATATCAATAAAAGTTGCTCCAACACCAGGGGAACCAATAAAAACTCTATTAGTAGTGGTAGTACCTAAGCCCACAGATTCAGAAGGCTTAAAATAATACTGGTTGTTGATTATATTGCTACTAATTCCAATATTATTGGAAAAAATCAACTTTCTTGATTTTTCAGTGAAAGCAAATCCCACAGGAAAAGAGTTTATCCCCGATGTTCCATTATATTGTCTTTCTATCCAGACTCTTGACCCAATATTATCAACCGTTAGAATTTTTATTTCTTCATTTCCGACTTTATAGACATCATTTGGTTTTATATCGTCTTCTGAAAGATTTCCATAGACATTAAAATGAGTAACAATTCCGGTAATACTACTTGATTGTACTCCAACTGATAAAATAAGCTGATTTTCTCTAATTTTTACCTTTTGTTTTGTATTTTTACCACCATAAGAACTAAAAAATAGGGAATCGCCATCTTTAAATGGATGGGGCGTGGCAGAATAAGCTATTAATTCACTATTTTTAGACAGGAGTTCTAGATTTTCTACGAAATTCTCAGAACAGGCAACTCCGGTTACTGATTTTCCTCTAATTTTTGAGATTTTTGCTAAATTATTGCTCTCCAGTTCAATAGTATCGTTGACCTTATATCCATCTCCACCATAAAGTACGTCAATTTTATTAATATTTGACGGATTTACTGTTTTTATAGTAAAAATAGCTTTTTTTACTTCATAAGGTAACAATAGTCCTTCATAATTAGTGTTGTTAGATTTCAAATTATATGGTAAAGTATTTCTTAGTAATCCTAAATCACTAAAATTGACTTGGGATTGGTTTGATTTTGGATCAAAGTTAAAATCAATTGCCTTAGAATAGAAAGAATTACCTATAACATAAGGAAACTTCGGCTTTTTGTAGTTCACAAATGCACCAGAAGTTGACGCAACATCTTCAAAGGTGGTAAAATATGCATAAACGCCATTGGGGAACTCTGGAGTTACACAATAACGACCGTTATGTTCATCTAGATCCCCAGCAGCGGTGTATTCATAATCCTCAACAAACATTCCCGCAGCGTAGATGCTTTGATCTGGTCTATTTTCACTTCCAAGTTGTAAATTTGTTTTTAATGTGTAACCACTTTTTAACTGTTTTATATTCGTTGAATTAAAGCTTGTTGTGTAACCATAAGGACCATAAATCGGATTGCCATCATATGCCCAACCTAAAATAGGTGAGTGTGCGGTGGAATCTATTTCTTTGTTGTTTTGGTCTACCTGAAGATCTTTTTGGAAAACAGTAACACCATTTAAGATATTCTTTGAATATGTTGACGATCTTAGCTTTCTTGGTGCAAAAAGATGATAATATTGTAATCCATTATTGGGATTGAGTGCATTAGCAATAACTCCATCATCTTCACTAAAATAATTTGAGATATAAAGTTTTTCAAAATTATTGATCCTCCATGATCTAATCGCGGTTTTGAACTGAGCACCTTCACCTGGAGAATTTATTGTAATGAATGTTTTTTCTGGTGTATAACCAAATCCACCAGAAATAACTTCTACATCAACAATAAGACCATTTTGAATAATTGGTGCAAGAACTGCGTTATATCCATCCCCTTGAACGATTATGTCGGGATTTGAAATATAATTAGATCCAGCATATTGAATAATAACTCCTATAATTTTTCCTTTATTAATTATAGGTTTTAGCTGCGCTCCACTACCTTTTGTTATTGTGATTTTTGGTTCAATTGAGTAATCTAAAATATCTTGAGAACCATAAGAATCACCTCCTGACTCTAATGTTACATCTACAATTCCACCTCTGAAAATCGGAATAATTTCTGAATTAAAAGTTGTGGAATCAAAAGTCGTTACACCAATTCTCCCCTTTACTTCAACTTCAATAGGGGGATAAGAAAGATATTGAATAGAAGAACTAAAAGATGTGATACCAACATATTGGTTACTGGCATAATTAAAATCAGCCGTTTTGATAGTATTGATTCCTGCTAACATTACATGATCTTTATCAATAATATTAACATAATACTGAGTATTGTTAGATAAACCTACTGATGGAGTAGTTGTAGTATTGTAAAATACTAATTCACCACTTTCAAATTTATGATCTTTTACTTCAATAATACCAGTAGAAGTGTTAATACCAGTAATCAGGTTCTTCCGGTACTTATAATTTTCTCCTTCACTTAAAACTGAAATAGAACCAATTTTCTTTTTCTTATTGATTGTTTTTAATGAATGTAAACCTGTGCTCTTAGCTGTTAAATTAATACTGTTTATGCCTGAGATTGCATCAGACTGACTCTTATGTAGAGATACATTCTGACCATTTTTGGCATTAATAAAATATTTTTCGCTTGAAATTAATCCTCCGATTGGGATTTGACCATTAGAATTATAAACAATTTCTTCTCCACGTCGGAATTTGTGATAAGTTGAAAACCCAATATTCTCTTGAGTTAAAGAAATATCAGTAATCGCATTGAAAAATTCAATATGCTCAAACTCAATAAGATTGGCCTTAGCCGAGGCATTTTTACCATTGCCACCTTTTATGGTAATTGAAGGTTCATCAATATAGTCAAATCCCGAATATAAAAGATCAATTCTCTTTAGTGATCCTGTTATTGCCGGATGAAGAATTGCACCCGAACCACTTTGATCTGTTAGTGTTAAAGTTGGAGGATTGATAATATCGTAATCGCTACCAGGAGCTGTGGCAACAACTTTTGTTATTGGACCATAAAAAATTTGATGCTGAGATTTATAATTCATAATCTCAACGCCATTTTTGAGAATACCAACAGCAGCTAAGGGAGTCTCATTTCTCTGCCCGGAAAGCCTTGGTGTGACTAGCTCTCTAATCAGATTTTGGGGTTGGATGCTCTTCGGTGTGAGATTCAATCCGGTAAACTCAAAGAATTCTAAAGTGCTATTTGTAATGGTACCGGAAAATTCAACATAAGTTTGATTGTAAAGATTTTCTCTGCTGAGCGCGAGTTTAATTGTTTTCTCGTCAATCTTTTTAATAAAATAGATTCCTTCACTGAGTAGCTTATTTGCTGAATTCTCAGGTCGGTAAACGACAATATCACCAGTAAAGAATGGATGATTGTCTGGTAGATTAATTTGATTATTGAATGTTCCGGAGAATGTTATTTTTCCGGTATTGGTTGTAAGTTCTGCGAATAGATAGGAGGGTAAAGAAGGAGAAAGAACGTAGACATTTTTATTGGAATCAATATAAGTATTTTGTGCATTGGCATTATAAATGTCAAGTTCAGGTGCATCTTGAAATCTAGTTTTTGTGATAATCTTTTTAAGTACGTGAGTTAGTTCTAGATTAACAAGAGAATCAAAACTGGCGACGATTGTGTTGTTATTAAGAATATTGGAAACTGTTCCAGGATTCTCATTTGAAGATGGTGATACTAATACGCAATTATCACCAACAGAAAATACGCAATTATCAATGGTCTCCACTTTATAAGAAAGATCACTATAATCAAGCAATTCAATACTAGAGATATTAAAAGACAGGGGAATATTAAAATTCCAATTATTAGCTCTTAAATCTTCTGAAGGAAATCCTAATGTTTCAATTTCAAACTCTTCTTTTGGATTATAAGAATTTGTGTTATCAATAAATTGAGGCTCATCAAGAACACCTGTGACTCTCAACTTTACAATTTCTTGATTAGAATTGTAGCCGTAGGCGAAAGAATCAAGCCGAATTGAAGAACCTTGTTTAATTTGAGAAGTTATTCCACTACAACCAAGAAATTGATTTAAGTTCTTGGTAGTATATTGAATAACAAGATCGGTATCATCTATTTTCTTCGTGATGAGAGTTCCACTATCAGGAAATCCAACTGTGGAATCAACATCAATAAATGAAGATCCAGCTTCTGATGTAGAAAGAGTTAGTGTTTGTGGATGAACGGTGAATTCACTCTTTAGGGAACCTGATACATCAATATCTTTATCATAATCGTAGTCTAGACTGATAATAAAATATGGCTTATTGTTGCGGATAATCTGCTCAATATAGGTAATTGTTCCTCTTGCTTCCGGAATAAAACCATCAGAATCTTGGTAGATAGTACCATTAACTAATTCCTTCGGATTTCCTTGAAGTGCTTCAACAACAAGTTTCTTTGTAACTCTATATTGTGCATTGGAAGCTGAAAATAGCCGATCTCGTGGTAGAATGAGTTTTACATCGGTTCCATAAAGAGCGGCAAAGAGTAGACGAAAAGATTCTTCGGTACCTTTTGATTGATAAAAGTCTTTAAGATGCTTTAGAAAATTAGCTTGGTTAAGAGAAGAATACAGATTGCGATTCTCAAAACCCGGAGCAATTTTCTGTTTGATCTTGAAAAAGAATTCTTTAAGAAAAAATGAACTAAGATTATAAACTTTTGATTCTGAATTATGAATTGCTGCGTTGGAATCAGTAAAAACAAGTTGCGAAGAAGCTGCTCTTTCTACTGCACTGAAGCCTCTAATACATCCATTAAAAGAGGTATCAGTTTTTGAGATATATGTAATTATTTCATTATCAATCTTTAGAAGACCATAAGTCTCAGGAAATCCTTTTGTTGATGATACATTAATAACATCATCGTCAAAATCAATTGAATTTAAAAGAATTGTGCTTTCGGGAATATCAAAAATTACATCAAGATCCAAATATTCATCAATATTTTGAACGATCTTATTGGCATTATCTGATATGTAATATTGCTTAATAAACTCTGCAGCTAAAGGATATTCTTCTCTAACATAGAGAGGTAGTTGATTTTCTACAATAGATGAGAGTTCAATTTTCATATTACTTGATGATTAATTCTCCGTTAAAATAGCTAGAAGTTGAAACATAATTGACACCTGAAATATCATAACCAGAAGAGATAGTATCAGAAAGCATATTTACTGTACTTGAACTTGTAATCAGTTGTAAATATAGATCTTGTAGACCAATAACATCGTTTGATTTGGGTGTCACTTTAAGATCAATAATATTATCAAAACCTACTGTTTTTTGAGTAGATGTAATATTTATGGGGTTAAGAAGAATCTCTCCTTTTTTGTAATTTATTGTTCCGACGTTGTTTCTAATAACAACTGGTTGTTGAGATGCATCAAGGCGGAAGATGAAAATTGTTCCAGTTTCATCATTAGATGGTCTATCTGAAAAATAAACATCATAACTTGAACCCGCGATCCTAAATGCGGTAGACTTAATATTATAACCAGTCTGTTTGTTGATATGAATTGCATTACCAAAACAAATTTCATAGAACGCGAATTTATTGATCTCCGCCTTCATTCCACGGCGGATTGTGATTTTTGTAATATTTGATGTTATTGCACTATCGCTTTCGTCAATAATTTTAAGAAACTTGCTATACTTAAATCTCGCACCATAGCGATTCAATTCAGAAGAATTAGCGTAAGACTCTATGTTATTGGTAATTGTGGTTTTAAGAGTTTCGGGTGATGTTGAAAAATTAGAATTATAATAAACAGCAGACTCAAATTCAATGTAAAGATATTTGAGATCAATAATTTCAGGAACAATACCGCCAACAGAATATTTGCGAAGTAGCGTCTTGATATTATCTTTTACACCATTAGAAACGAATGGTCCATTGATTGGCTTAATTGAAATATAAACCTTTCCATACTTGGGTGGTGTTAATGTTTCGCCACCAAAAGCTGATACCGATTCTGCTTCTGGATAGATCTGAGGAATAATAGCCTCATAATCAGCGGCGGTTACGGCTCTTTGTTGTGTGGAGTAATTTAATGGTGCAAACTTTTTGATTGAAGAAAGAGACTCAATAGCCTTACCACCAAAAGCATGAGTGTTGGTAGTGATTTTAGAAATATCGGAATTTACGATTCTACCATTATTATCAACAATTCTACCATTGAAATTAAATGTTCCGATGCCATTACCATCTTCACCACTTGTAATAATATAAGAGACATCAATAAGAGTATTGGACTCCAATTTCTTACCAAAAATATCATCACCAAAAAGAAGTTCATATCTTTCGTCTTCTACTTCTTGTACAAAGAAAACTTTAGAAGTGGACGTTACATTAAAAAGATTTTTAGTAAGATTATATTTTTGTGTTACGTTTGTTAGATTACTCTCACGAATAAGAACATTAATAAGCGAAGTATCAATTCCCTCGTTATCAAGACGAAATCTTGAATTATCATCAACTACGGTAAAATTCTGAACAATAAAAGATCCTTCATAAACTGAAATGTTATTGAAGGTTGCAATGTTATTGATAACTGGTGCGATAATATCTTCAAGTATAGAAAAAGTGTAACTAGCACCGTTAAAAGAATCACTCGTAACGACAACTCCTTTTTTCAGAGTCAGTGTGATTGGATTAATGGGTAGATTGGTGGTATCAACGGTAAAACTAATATTTGCTCTTGCGGCAGTTCGGGATCTTGGAGTGTAACCGATTTCTTTGGCTCTTGATACAACATTCTCTCTTAATGTTGCCGAATCAAGAAAAACCTCATTAGATACCATGTTGGTATTATATGAGGAGATGTAAGTATTATAGGCAAGAATATCAATAATAGTAGAAAAGTTAGAACCCTCAAAATCATAATCACTAAAGTTTGAATTGGCTCTAAGATAATCTCTTAAAGAGGCTTTTATTTCATTGAAATCTAGTGAAGTGAGATTGACTATGGCCATTATCGGACGGTATTAAGAACCAGAGTTAGTTGTTGTGGTGGAACATCTATTCCTACGATCGTATATGTAATTACAATATCATAAGTGTTATTATCGTAATCGGGATTCACAACTACGCTTATAAGAGACACTCTAGGCTCATAGCGAGTAATGGTATCAGTGACTTCACTTTCAATCAGCGACGAAGTTATGGAATTCATATTTTCAAATAAAAGATTAGTAATATTACTACCTTTATCTGAATAAGGGATCTCTCCTTTTATTGTTGAGATTAAATTGCGAATAGAGCGGACAATGGCCGTTTCGTTTTTAAGTACGATAAGATCACGAGTTAATGGATTAACATCAAATGAAATACTTATATCCTTAAAAGAACGACTTATCCGCTCTACTGGCATTTTATACTAAATTAAGAGTTATTTAGCCGTTAATAACATTCGGTTCAAGACCATAATCCCAAGAAGATTCTAGAGAAAACAGTTCTTTATCTTCAGTTTTAACTTTTTTATCTTTGCGATCGTGAATTACTTCCCGGAGTTCAAGAGCACCATAATCAGTTGCGAGACAAGTGGTACCAAATGTCTCTTGCATATACATCACATCGCGGTCTACAGCAGGCATTAGTCTATTCTCCTAAATTTGGATTAAGAGAAACTTTTAAGGTGGTTCCTTAATCACCAAGGTTATTTAGGTGTCAAAATTCTAAATAGGATTATCTACTAGTCGCACCCGATGGACGAATTACTGGATTCTTATTATGACATGTATGGTTGTACTGTCACGAGAGAAGTCTTTCCTTATGCAGAAAGAATTCGCTATCGTATTAGTGAAGCTGTTGATATTGAAGCAGTGAAGAAAAATATTGAGAAGGGTGCCAAAAAAGCTGCAGATCCAAAATTCACAAGAAAGGATGTAGAACATCTTCACAATAAAAGACGCGAAACTGTCAGAAAATTAGTGAAAGAAGAAGTTGATACCATTATTGCTTATTTGGTGGACAATAATTTTGCAAAAACCGAAAAAGCTGCAAGAAATATTATGGAAGCGATGAGTGAAAACTGGATTCAAAGTATTCTAGATGAAGAAGTACACTGAATTTCTTACTGAATCAAAAAGATCGCAAGTCAAAGACTTTCTTAAGTTTGCTTGTGATCATCTTGAAATAGAAGAAACTCCTAATGTTATTATTATTGATAATCCTGAATTTTCAGCGAAACATAAGACCTTTGGGATGTATAATCTTTCTGACGATACGATAAGAATTCAGATTGCAGAACGTCATCCTATGGACATTTATCGCACACTGGCTCATGAGTTGGTTCATTATAAACAAAAAGCGAGTGGTAAAGAGATGGATGGTGGTGATGGCAGCGATATTGAAAATGAGGCTAATGCTACTGCTGCTGTTATACTACGTCAATATTCACATCAAATTCCAAAACACGGTTATTGAACTATGAAGACTTATAGAGAGTTTATGGCCGAGGCCAAACAAGAAAAAAATCTTAGTCCTTTAGAAAAAGAGGACATAAGAAACAAAAGAGCAACAGGATCAACTTTATTAAGAGATCGACAAACTGGAATCAGGCGCATGTTTCATTCTGCAAACAGAGGCGCCAAATATGATAAAAAATCCCGGGATGATTATAGAACAGACAGTGGTAATTTACCCAACACTAAAAAAGAGGTTAGGACTAGAATTGATAAACTAAAAGGTTATAGGCAGGGAAGAATGTTTTCTAGAATGGTTCGTGGTGATTTAAGTCATCCCGAATCAAGAGAGATGAAACGTGATATAGAAAACCGAAAAACAAAAAAATATATTGAAGTTGGTAATACAAAAAGTAATATTAGAAAATTTGGAAGATGAAGACCTTTCGCCAGTTTATAACCGAAGCCAAAAGAATGAGAGTTTTGAGAACCGCTCATTACACTTCTAGAGAAAATAAAAACTCTATTTTAAAATCAGGCTTCAAAGAATCTCCGTCATCAGGAACTTATCATCCAGAAAAAACTAATAAAACTGTATATACAACTCCTACACCTAGAGTGGGTAATGATTATGGTTATTCTAGAGTGAATCTTAAATTTGTTAATCCTAAAGTAAAAAATACAATATCACATAAAAAATCAAGAGAAAAGAAAAAGGAGTTGTTACAAAAATATGAAGGTGAAGAACTCATGAAAAGAGCAAAGAAAGTGAGTCCTATACAACAATCTAGAGAATACATTAAGAAAGGTCATAAAATAGTTCGGGTACCAGATGCTCATAATGCGGGTGCAAAAGCTGGTAAGGGGAGTTATATTATGGTTGACATAGATACCGCTAACAAGAACATCAGCAAAAATGCACCACCAACAATAAGAGCAAAAGATAAACCACAAAGAACGAAAACTCAACCAAAAAGAAGATGAAAACCTTTCGCCAGTTTATTACCGAATCACAAGAATCCTTAGATAAAATAGGCTCCGCCTGGCGAAGAAAATATCCAGGAATGAAGTTTCATTCTACTCTTAGTAATAGTGGTGATGTTAGGCTTCATGCTATAGAAGTACCAAAAGAAAAAAGAAATCAAGGAATCGGCTCAAGAGCAATTAAGGGTCTGACTCGTTATGCCGATAAACAAAACAAAAGAGTTACACTCACACCACAAGCCGATAAGGGAAAGAAAGGAAAGCTAGAAAAATTCTATAAGTCTTTTGGATTTAACAAAAATAGTGGAAGAAATAAAGATTTTAGTGTATCAGATAGTAGAATTAGAAATCCAAAATTGAGCGAAGAATTGATCATGGAGCTTTTTGGTCAAGTACAAAGAATCCAGAAACAAATTAAAAACACCACTGATAAAAACACAAAGAAAGCATTACGAGATAAACTAAAAAGAGTAAGAGAAAGAGATCGCAAAATAAAATCCGTCACAAGAAAGGCAAATAGAGTTCTAACAAAACAATCAAGAAATTCTGGTAGAAGAATAGCTAGATCAAAACCTGTGAGAAAAGCTAAAGATTTTCTTGTTAAGACTACTCTAGGTGCATTACTACCATTTTAGCAATAAATTCTAAATAACTTATATTCAAACTAACAACAATGAACGGTAAGTATTATAGTCTTCACGAGGCTTATTTGGGTGTTTATGAAGAAAATGAAGAACGACGTTCTGCGCTCGCAAAAGCAGACAAGAATTATCGGGCACCATATGAACGTGGCAATAGAATAAGAGCCAAAGTGAATAAACTCATCAATAGTGATAACCCCGAAGACGTTAAACGCGGTGACAAGATTCATGCTGCTAATGCACAAGGATCAAAGAAGGCAATCGCCAGATCGGCAAGAAACATTCAAAGAGGCCCCGGCCCTAGAATGGCAAAAGCTGATGCAGAACGAGACATGAGGGACAGTGGTTTCAAGGAAGAAATGGATGTTTATGATCTCGTTCTTGAATATCTGATTGATGGGGGTTTTGTTGATAGTGAAGATGCTGCCAGAAATATTATGAGTGTAATGAGCGAAGATTGGAAACATTCTATTCTTCTTGATTGGCAGATGAAGCAAGTTACTCCAAAACAAAGAGAGCGTTATGCAGTTGCATTAAGAAATCTTGCCGATACTCAAGAAAAGATTAGAAACGAAAAGCCTCAGGCATCACAAGAAGAGAAAAGAAAAAGAACAACCAATCTTGCTAATGTAAGACTTCGTTAATCTCCAACGATTTCATTATAATACTCATCGGACCAGAACGAATAGTAACTGGTCTTTTTTAATGCTTCTCGGGCTTTTAGTAAATCTTTCTTGGGCTGAGCGAGTATTAAATTGAGACTTCCGTTATTGGTCTGAACACCATTAATAAAGGTGTCATAGGTAGCACAGTCTTCTAGAAAGATCCAATCAGAATACTCTTCGTTATAATGTTCTATCCATTTATTGATTTCTTCCAGTGAAGACTCATTGACGATGTAAATTAGAATATCATAACCTGTTATTGGTTCTAGTTTATCAATGTCACATTCAACGATCTTATAAGATGCTTTAGATGCATAAGGACATACAGAAAAGCCTCCCAGCTCTGAACGAGACTGAGAGACTCTTTGAATCCATTCTTCAACGGCCTTGACCGCGAGTGGGTTTGCGTTTTGCATTTCTACTGGTTGCAGAGTTTTTGGTGTGTTTGCCATCTCCTTGACGAGATTTTTTGGGCTGGGATTCAATAATTCTTCCTCCCGATAAATTCTTTTTCATACTACCTCCATTTTAATAAGTGTAACGTTCATTTCTCCATCTGTGACTTTTTCCATTAATGCTAGCTGTATCGTTTTGCGTTCTTCGTCTGTTACTCTTTCGTGAAGAAGCTTATTGTCGTAATAAATGTTCCAGTACATCAGAGCACAACCATTTTCTCGTGACCAACTCGTACAGCGGGATCTACAACAATCTCAACTCCGAGTTCCTTTGCATCTAGACAGAAACCAACGTCTTCACCACAGAAGTCTTCAATACCATTATCGTAGGCTTGTAATTTAGGGCCAAAGACCGGATAGATCATATTTTCAAAAACACCATGAGCCACTAATACGAATCCAAAACCAACGTAATCGCAAGTAAATGGTTTTTTACGAGCGGCCATTGATTCTAGTGTTTCTGATTTCATCATACCACCATTGCGAATAAATTCTTCACCATCGTAGATCCAGTGTGCAACGGGAACGGTGGTGCGATCTTCGGTGGCATAATAACCACTGGTAACAGGATTACATTTTAGATTGAGTCGTTGAATTCTTTCTTTACGAACAGCTTCATTCCAACGACCGATGGAATCTAATTCCTCTTCTGTCTTATTCATTAGCGGCCATTGTTCTGAATTTCTGTTATCGGCTTTCTCTTCGTTAAAAATGGCAGTATCAACCAATTTCCAAAAAACGGAACTGTTAAAGACGATATCACTATCAATCCACATTTGATAATCATAATGTAATCTACCGTCCCAAGGAATCTGAAACTTACCTCTGGTTACATTATATCCAAGACATTTACAACGAGCAAAATTCACCATGGAAGAATAATCTTGTTGAATGGCAAATGCAGTACCATTACCAGCAAGATCAAAACATAACTGAACAAAATTCTTCAAGAATGTATAAGAAACCGATCTACCGGGAAGACAGAATACGATCGTCTTTCCTTTTAGTTTATTCTTCGCTCGTTCAATAAGAGTGTCCATATCCTCTTGAACCGGTTCTACCGCTTTCACTTTAAAACCTTTCATGTTTCACCTTTATAAACTTCAGTGCTCAGTATATAGTACCTTGAAGAGAGTAGGTTGATTTATCAAACACCACCTCTTCATAAGATAGGTCTTCTCTGTTGAGATTTTTATGAATGGACGCCATGTGTAGATAATCGTTCCAGATTTTATTAAATTCATCTTCAGATAGATTATAATTAACACATTTATTATTGAGATAGATGTGATATTTGGTTTCCTTCATAAGATTAAAGACGATTTTTACTGAATCAATCTATGTAGAAAATCTGTGTGTCAGTTCGTTCACTGGACCTCTTGACAGAAAGAGGTTTTCGTGTTATGGTGGTATTTGGCGAAAAGACAAAAATGAAACTTAAAGAATTTGTTGAGACATTTGGAGATGTTAAGGTAAAATTTAAAGATTATCGTGAATACAATTTTACTTATGAAGGAAGATCTCCAGAAGATTATGAGATTACAGTATATGTGACTTCTCGTAATTATGGTGATATGTATAGTATGATCGTTACAGATGAAGAAATGAGTATCAGAGAATTACATCACGATTATAAAATTTTTGATTGGTGTGTTCTTGATTCTAATGGTACACCAATGGTACAGTTTTATGAAATTTTTGATTCCGAATGGCGGGAGTTATCAAAAATGAAATTAGAGAATTTATCGAAAAATTATTATCAACAAAACCAATCATGACAAAGTATAAACATCAGTTCATAATCACTTTCAACGACGAAGCTATGAATAAATGGACCTCCGCTGCTTATAGATCAGGATTAACAAAAATGGAAGTTATTCTAGCTGGACTTGATTTATTTGAACGGTTATTGGATGCCGAGGCCAGAGGACAAGAATTTTTATGTGTTGATAAGGAGAATAAAGATGAGACATAATTTCTTTGAGAAGATATATTGGGGCTGGTATCAAGTAGGTACAAATTTTGAATACTGGCTTGATATGATGCTTTCGGATCCAGAGACGGATTTATATTTTTCTGTTGATTTATGGATCGGATTGAATGTTAATCTGTCTTATGTGATGGAAACGAGTTGACCCTTTTGGGAAAATTTTTGCCGGCGGAAATTTTTTGAAAAAATGGTATCGGTATATTTTAAGGTGATGTAGGGGACCCATGGATATTTGATATATTATTTCAAAGGGTCAGATTATTATTGGGGGTTATTGGGGGCTTATGGGGGGCTTATGGATTATTATCGCTAGGCGGGGCCGATAAGCATACAAAATAACAAATCAACTGTCATTAGACACTGTTAATAATAACAATTAAACACAGATTACTTGTTATAACCATAACAAACACATCAACCGATATAACAATACAATCAAATGCTACAAACTGTTATAGAGAATAACAAATAGATTAGAAGACAATAAAAAACCCCGGCGATTAAACCGGGGCCTTTGTGTTTGCTATTTCATACCTGAATTGTCGACACATTATATAGCCGACCATCGGGAAGTTCAAACATAATGGAAGAAGTATAGGCTCTCCTCTTCACACCTTTAATGCTAACGATACCCTCCAACTTATAGTCGCTTTCTTTTACTCTGCATAGCGTGCGCTTTCCATATAGCGTAACAGATTCAATAAAGTCACCGTAACAATTATTTTTCCAATTATAAGATGCTGCTAGAGCCACAAACTTAACCGGAACTTGCCATGGCCCAACTGTAACCATTTCACCAGAAATGTCACCGATTGTATCAGAAATAAACTCTTTCCACTGATCTTCAGTTATTTTTGTTGTGGTGAGAACAACGGGAAGAGTGAGAGATTTCATGAGAAAGACTGCGAGAGGATTGTAATACTTTCAGAGGCACCCGTTCGCGTCAAGAAATCCCGCACACCAGCCAGATTCGTAGTAGAATCCGACGTAGAAATTGAATAATGAGAATCCGAAAATCTCATCATAAGAATTAGGATTCAATCCCAGATAGAAAAATTTGGAGATCTTTTGTGGGGTTGAGAATCGCATCGGTGGAGCCGGCAACCTGCCAGGAATGTCTAGAACACCCATAATATACAGCCACCATCGGCCACCGTCAAGCCTTTACCCGATCAGGAATGCTTATCACTCCAGACCTTGACTATGGCCAGCCTCGGCTGTATAATTAAATCAACGGGAGCCCTGTACTGTTTTTTCATAAAGTATAATAATATAACAAACACATCATCCGATATAAAAATATCCCCAACAATTAAGTCGGGGATAAAGAATAGCTAATTGTTCGTATGATTTATGACTTCTTCACTTTCACTGGAACATTGACGAGAGTGAGATGATGCTTTGATCTGGTAACTTGCACATAACAGAGATTATATTCCTGCTCCACTTCCCATTCTTTCCTTGCCCACTTTGATGGAGAATAAGTATCCATCCCCAGCGCAAATACTCTATCCCATTCCTTACCTTTCGCCTTGTGAATCGTTGATAATGTGAGCACTTTCTGCTCCCCTTCTGTATCGCTGAAGAGAGACCGAATCTTCTCCACAAGTACGCTAATAGGATCGGAACTGTCACACTGATCAATAAAAACCTCTAACGTTTTCGCCTGATCGTCAATAACTTGGCAACGGGAATCGTTACCTTTAACTTTATTCTTTTCAATCTCACTTTCTGCCCACTGAGATATTTTTGCACTCAATTCTCCGACACTCTTTAGCGTTTTCCAACGCTGGGCGAGTTTAACTAAACCTTCCCCGATTGCACGACCTTCTACCTTACATGCAACAGAATTGCGGAGAAAGCTATACGCAAGCTCCACAAGTGGTTTGGTGTTGCGACAAATGATCGCATCTTTAGGATTGGTGAGTTTAACAATCTCAGCTAATTCGCAACGGTCAACGATCCCATCTGGCGCCTCCCCGTGGGCTTCAATGTGACTCACCCATGATTGAGCGAGTGATACGATCTTTTTAGGACAGCGGAATGTAACACTCAAAGGTGTAACAATAGCATTAAATTCTTCCTTAATAATATCTAACGACCTATTATCTGCCCCTGTAAAGCCATAAATGGCTTGGTGTGGATCACCCACCGCTATAAGTTTGCCGCCTTTCTTCAGCATCATTTTAACTAACGCCCGCCGGGGGCCATTAGTATCCTGTGCTTCATCTAAAAGTACATAATCATACTGCCAGATTCTCATTCCAAAAAGAACAGGAAAGTAGATCATATCCGAATAATCAATAACATTTTTAATACTGTTATTATATCGCAAAAGGTATTGCGCCGCATCAATACCCTGTTCTGGTGATACCTTATCGGGCAGAGAATCCCAGAGATTGTGGTGATCCAACATATCGGACCAATTCTTTATATTATCTTCTACGATTGCACCTATTCCGATTTCCTTCGCCATTGCGACGGCAGGAATAACAAACTGTTGGAGATTTTCATACTCTCCGGTAAATTCCTGTCTGGCAAGATTCTTTAGCTTATTGCCGTCAACCTTGACGCGGGAGACAGCGCGACGGATCGCGCCGAATCCGAAAGAGTGTAAGGTTCCGACCTTAACATTCTCTAGATTACACTCTGCAATTGGGTTCATAAATTCCTGCTCGTTATTGTATTGTTCAATTCTTGATTTAATCTCCTGTGCAATTCGGGACTCAATCTCTTGTACGATATTCTTGTTGAATGCGCAAAATGCTACAGTCTTTGTTGTAGGAATAAGACGCGGAATCTCTACCAATACGGTAGTCTTCCCGCTCCCAGCCACAGACGGGATGATCTGGTGTTGCGCTGATTTAATCGCGGCTGCGATGGCGGCGGCCTGCTGGGGGGAGAGGATGCGAGTCATAGGGGATTCCCTGAGGTTCTCTCAGATCCTAGCACGGTTCCACCCTATGGGTGCGGGGTTATGGAGCCATAATAATATAACAAATAACAAACTAATAATCAATTCAATTTACTATATCAAAAAAGAGCCTAGGGTTGGCGTGGATCAATCATAATCGGCTCACAGATCCTGTCTGTATCGGTTGATACCATTTCAGGAATCTGATCCATAAGATCTGCTGATTATGAAAATTCCTCAAACTGTATCGGTTGATACAGACTGAATTTATGGATCAGCTAGAATATAACTACGGAGAACTTATGCTGTTTTTAAGAGGAAAATATAAACAATAAAAAAGCTCCGAGATATTCCCGGAGCCGATGTAGAGAATGTAGAATAATTAGATTGTCATTCCAGATACGAAAGGTTCATCCTTTTTATCATAAGAAATGCGCCACTCACGATCTTTTTGATATACCTTTTCATCACCTTTTCCATTCCCAGAAAGAATAGCGTTAAGCCTGCTTTTTGTTGTTGCCGTCCGGTGACCACCATCATAGAGAATGATATAATTATCGCCGATTTCTGCAATAAGATGATTGTACAGAAAGACTGAAACTTTCTCCTGAAAATGCTCTACTCTTGTGTTTCCTTCTTGCCAGTTGCGATATTCAGCGATGGCAAGATTCATCTCTTTTTCAATCTTTCGCATGGAAGGAATCCATCGGGACTCTCATAATATACAGCCACCAGCGGCCACCGTCAAGCCTTTAACCGATAAGAACATTTTATCACTCCAGATCTTGACAAACTGGATTATTGTCAGTAGAATACAGATACGGGAAGCCTACTCTATTTTTTCAACAAAATATAAGACTATAACAAATGCTAGAGTATTGTTATACCCTAGCAAATGTGTTTGTATTTGTTACTCAATTGTACCAAGATTTGATTTTCTTTCTTTTTCCTGTAACGGGATCTTGCTCCCATAAGTTTCCTCGCCATACATTATGACAGGAAAGATAATAACAATTTGTTGATTCTTTCCTGAATCGCTTGCCCGAACGATCAACACCTGTGAGAATGTAAGTCATGATGAGAATTGCAAAGGAATAAGAAATTAGATCAGTTGTTCAGGACATTATCATGAAAATACTCCACAAATTCGCGGGCTTCATCGCCGCTCATTCGTGACACAATTTCACGACAGACAGTCTCAAAAGAGATTTCTTCTCCCCATTCAATGATCTTTTCTCTAGCTTGTGATGCGGAAAGGCTGTAAGCGTTCATGAGAAGAATTGCGATGGAATGGTTATTGTTAAGAATATAGCTTTTGATAGTTATTCCAATTGGAAATAATTTCGCGGGCTTCATCACCCACAAATATGTGTACTCTATTGTCTATCTTTTCAATTCTTAAAATTCTCATACAAAGCAACAATTCGTCCCCATCTGCCTGGACTTGATTGATCTTCACATCACCTAAAGATAGGTATTCACCAACATAGTACGTGGTTTGGGAAAATTCTTCGTTGTTGATGTACATTGCCATGATGAGAATTGCGATGGAATAAGAATAAGAAAACAGATCAATTCACCTCCATAATAAAAGATTCAATTTCAAGTCTTGTTCCATTGATGAATTCATTAGATTCTCCCCTATGTTCAGCATTTTCGAGAATAGTGCAGAAAAGAATAAGATCCTCTCTCGAAAATCTCCGCAATGTCATTTCATAATGACCAAATTCTTCTTCCACATAAACATTATCAAGCGGTTCGGGATGGTTAGTGGCGTCCATCGGAAACCTTCCGGTTTGGTTGACTTCTATAGTATGGACCCACCAGCGGCAAACGTCAAGCCTTCAACCGATCAGAAATGCTTATCACTCCAGACCTTGACAACCTGGATTATTACCAGTAGAATAGAGATACGGACAGACTATCTCATTTTTTCAACAAAATATAAGGCTATAAGATAAGGTCAGGTATTGTTATACCCTAGCAAATGTGTTTGTATTTGTTATTCAATTCAACATGATTCCCAATTGATACCCCCACGGGGGCCGATTGTTACCTTAAAATCTGGATACTGATCGGTTACATCTTCCAATTCTCCACACCAAACCATAAGATAAGCATCCCGCCGATCATCATGACGTTCAACTACATCAGCCCAATAATCTAGATCATCATTGACTTCTTTCTTATTGGAATAATGACGCACTTCGTTTCCTTCTGGATCAGCCCAGTTTCCAGAATCAGCGAATCGTTGAATTGTGTAGCGAATTGACATTGAATTAAATGCGATTGGATGAATTACGGTAACAAAGTATTATTTGCGAAACTTGCCATTAGGATACGTTACCTTTCCGATTTCAATAGCTTCTTCTCGGCATGTTGCACGAAAATAATGATCATAAATTCCATCTTCATCTGCCATATAATATAGACGATCACCGACACCAAAATATACACCATCTTTAGTGTATCCGCCATTATTAAGACGTTCCCTTCTGAGAGAAACATTGCCAGTATAATTCCTGCATTTTTCGCGGAGAGAACTATACATGAGAGAGAGCCTTGATGGATTGACTCTCATACAATAAACCGCTTTTAGGAATCTGTCAACCCTTTAACCGATAAGAACATTTTATCAGTTCAGACCTTGACAACCGATAAAAATATGACTAGAATACAGATACGGAGATCCTATTCTATTTTTCTTATCAAAATATAAACAATAAAAAACCCCAGATTTCTCCGGGGCATTTATTATCTCACACATTCACATAGGACATTTCTTCATAAGTTGTCGGTGTGATCTTCAGCTTATCTGCTGAGATCTTATGCAATAGAAAAAGATGATAATATCCGTCATTATATTCATCGGGTCTTTTCATAATTTTGGTGATAAGTCCAGAAAATTCGTTATACTCAGAAATATCTTGCTTCAGAGTACACAACCATGTACCCGTTTTGCGAAGTGCCCATAAACGAACTTCGCCAATTTCCATATCTTTGACAGCGGCAGTATCGTGAATCAATACATCTGTGAACCAATCCTCGACAATTGGAGTAGCAACTGCCGCTAATTGGCGTTGAAGACGGCCGGTGATCGTGTAACTTGTTTGGAACATCAATGATGGATTAGAACCTAAGGGATTAGAACCTAATTGAAAATTTCTCCAGTCTTCTGGAGTGAGAATCTCAATATAATCGTTCTCAATATAATCGTTCGTATATTTATCATCCCAGTATTGGAATCTTTGGTCTGCTTCCTCATACGAGTGACAGACTTGAAGAACTTCACATTCTTCAAAGGAACCGTTATACTTAACGATTCGGAATTTATTATTGCTCATTTCACTTTTCCATATTGTTTAGCGTACTCAGCGGCAATCCACGACATCGGAACCACTGAAGGCTCACTGTCGATGAGAAGATTCTTATCATCTTTGACTACCGCTACCATGAACGGATTTCTGCTCTGAATGTCGCAGACAGGGCGGAATGTTTGGGCCATCGGTTCGGTTCCGGTTGACTTCCATAGTATGGACCGGATTGATGCCCACGTCAAGCCCTTAACCGATCAGGAATGCTTATGGAAGAATGCTTGACAGGATGTTGGATCATGAGTAGAATACAGATACGGGAAACCTATTCTATTTTTAAGAGAAAATATAAGTTTATAGCCAGGGATTAAACCTGGCTGATGTTATTATTCTGTTTCTTTAATCTTAGAACACCAATATACTTTATCAGTAGGATTGAGAGTGATAATCTCACTTCCATCATCGTTTCTTTGGATTGTTTCTCTCATCCAAATATGATGGATTACTAAGCCATTAGGTGTTCGGCACAATTCTTTCTCTTCTTCGGTGAAAAGATCCCATGCTTTGTGAGTGGGAATCTTTCTATCATCCAGACCAATATAAAACAACCGAACATACATATCTATTGTTTTTTTCCTGAAATGTTTGATAATATCATACACCTTATCTTTTGCCCACATGGGAAGATTTTTATACTTATTTGTATCAAGAACTCTCCGATAAATTTCAGCGTTGATCTGTTCTGATGAGAGGAGATGACACTTCGCGGCACTATAAACCGATTGAATAATACACTCAATCTCTCCCAGATGACGATTGACGGTTTCAAGTCGCATGAGAAGAATTGCGATTACCTTTGTATTATGGCGGATAAACACACCATTTCAGTGAGTCAGTGGACACTTCTCAAACTGGCACAGGAGCATACTATTTCCGATCTTTATACTATACTGATTATTTCATGTATAATCAATCAAAGGCATCCATCATGCCATGCAGTACCACAAGAATTGTTTTTAATTATGTCAGCATCGGAAGGTTGCCAATCTTTGATATATTCAAGAATGTTAATCATATCCTCAACATTATCATAAAGGTCTGCGGGGAGACTAAGGTCATTCAGAAACTTATTCCAAACCGGGAGAGTAGCAGCGGCGACAGTTTGGCAGTCGCAACGGTTAAGAATGGCGGTTGCCTGAGAAGGATCAGGGATACTCATGTGAGAAATTCCGTGGTTCATACCATAATAGTGGAATTTTGATCGCCGTTCTCATAGGTTGTGACACTTCTCAAACTGGCACGGGAGCAGACCATTTTCTGAATATAACGACTAGAATAATCTTACGGACATACTACTCTATTTTTCTTCTTAAAAATAAGAATATAAAAATGAGCCAAGTATAAGAATACCTGACTCATTACTCATTTGAAAACAATCCTATTTGATCATTTCTTGGGCAATAGCTTTCAAAATACAAACTCTTGTGCTTAGTGAATTGATTTCACCCAACTCAACGAGTTTGGTGTTATTGATATACGGGGCAATAAAATTTGCAATATCATCCCACCATTTCAGTGGAATATCATTAAAATGTGGATCAGTGCTTTCTTTCAACTTTTTATCAGAATCAAAAATTGATCTCTTAAGAATACCACGAATAACAGGATTAGAAAATTGAAGAAAATACTCGTGATGAAGAGAAGATGGGGAAGAAAGATACTGCTGACGGGTGATCATGGATCCTGTGAGATTCGTCTTTCATACAATAAACCTCTTTTAGGAATTTGTCAAGGCCACAACCGATAAGAACATTTTATCATTCCGGACCTTGACAAACTGTTGGATCATGAGTAGAATACAGATACGGGAAACCTATTCTATTTTTCTTATCAAAATATAAACAATAAAAACCCCCAGAATTACTCTAGGGTTATTATTGTTATCAGGATCAGGATCAGAAACTTGGTGTATTGGTGATTGCAGCTCCACCAAATTCTTGCACCAGAGAATTGAACATTTTCAGTCTATCCGTTTTATTGATATTTACCTCGTTAAGAATAACTTTTAACAACTTAGTCGCTTTAGACCATGCCGCGAAATTACATTCGTCAAGAAAAATAATGTTAAAACAAAAAGGTATAGCATAATCACGAACTTCAACAACAATTTTAATAGTTCCGAAATTGTTAGTTGTAAATTGAACGTTATTTTTATTGAGAACATTGATTGCAGCATTCTTTGTTCCCTCAGGAAAAATATAATCAAAATCACTTTCATGGCTAGCATTCCGTCCATAGATAGCTCTACTGCCAATAAGCGCTGCAATATCTCGCCAACTAAAAAGATGGATCAACCACAATGGATGAAAACTGCTGATGTTGGGGGCCATGAGAAACATTCTCTGAAGACTTCTTAACAATAACCAGAAATCTCGTCGGGTGGGGATAATGGTGGACAGCTTATGGACTGGCACACGATCTATAGTTCATATAAAAAAGAGGTAGAAAACTCCACCTCTCGTAAATTGAATTGTTATTGTCTCGTATTCAATCAAGATGATCTGAGACTTGTAGCAATTCTGAAATAAATTTATTCAGTTCTTTTCTGTTGTAGAAATTAACATGAACAGAATAATCAACTTCGTCAATAATCCTAAGTGTGACGACCTTTTGGATACCCTCTGTTACAGGATTTCCAACAGTTCCACCGTAGGGAATAGATTTCTCAATAATATCATATCTATCTGTCCATGTTTGTGGAAGAATGGGCCTATTAAGCCTGGCCTCTTCTAGCTGCCGAGCACGCTCGTTATTCTCAGCGATGATTTTATCACATTCCGCATCCGTAAGAGGATTATCACCATCATGAGCCAGACGTACGAGAGTTCTAAGATCTGTGTGAGGATTTTCAGCAAGACTGAAATAGTGAGCCATGAGAAACATTCTCTGGAGACTTCTTAACAATACAGCAGATTATGGGAACATGAGAGTATCGGTGGACAGCTTATGGACTGACACATAACATTTATTATAACAATGAAATTATCGGTGATCTTATTTGACGGAATGACCCGTAGCACCTTCAGACCGAAATTCCCGATAAAAGGTTTTTTAGATTTATTTATATCATCTTGGATCTCAGCTACAAAAATGTGCTCAAGGATAAAGGACTCACTGAGCACAATAATGTCGCTGAAAAGGTAGTGGTAGAGTGGGTTGTTATCGCATTATGTTGTGGATAGGTTCTTATGGTGTGATGAATCCGGGATTTTCCGCAACATGAGAACGAATATAATAGGAATCATCATTAGCCAGTTTATTGAGAAGTTCCACTAACCTTTTATTACGTTCAATATCTTCTGGTGTTAGTGGCCGAGGAGGATTATTGCGCAAGTATTCTTGACGCTCTTCCTCTCGTTTTTGATAACATTCTTCCTGTAGTTTTTGAGGATCAACACCATCCGGCCAAATGTTATCCATTGCCTCACGAAGTTCAGCGATGAATTGCTCAACCTCTTCCCGATTATTGAAGTATTGTGTATAGAAACCATCATTGTTATTAGATAGGGTTACGAAACCCTCATGAACTACAATGTCGTGCTTCAGTTCGGGAGCGGGATTCCGGGACATGAGAAGGCTTGTCTGAGTGACTTCCATAATATAGACCCTGGAACCGCTTAAGTCAACCTCTCAACCGATCAGAAGTGCTTATGGAAGAATGCTTGACAGATACCAACGCCATCAGTAGAATACAGATACGGGAAGCCTATTCTATTTTTAAGACAAAAAATAAGAATATAACAAAAGCTGAAGTATTGTTATACCTCAGCAAATGTTATTGGAATTGTATTGTTATTGGTTAAGATATTCTTTGATCGCTTTATAAGTGTGTTTAATTCCTACAGCTTTACATGCTCTTTTGATACCATCACCGTCTTTATTTCCTTGCCCAGTTACAAGAGATTCTGTCATTTTATGAGCGAGTTCTACAGGAGTTGTTCTGCTAGCAGCATAAGAATACTCTGGATTGTTAGCAAAGAGATCCTCATAAGCATTCTTCAGATGATTCTCAAAAATTGCCTGATTGGTGGTGCTCATTGGTCAAAATCTGGATGGGTACCATTAACATCGTGTCGGACAATTTTCTCGGAAATGATATAAGCTCCTTGTGGATGGAATGATTGATAACCACTTTTCAATTCAGAAACAAAATCTTCAATTGTGAGACCATTTTTTCCAAGATCCACTTCAAGTTGAACCGTGAGAGTTAGCTTGACGTTGTTTGATTTTGTCATTGGAAGAAAAGAGATGTGGGTGGGTTAGTGGTTATTATTTGTCGTCAGGAAAACAGTTGCTACGATAGGGTCTATTTTCTTGTTGAGCGGGTTTCTTGTTGACACTAGATGATTCTTCTGTTGGAGTGTGAATATCAACAAATTCCGTAATGGAACCATCGGAATGTGTTACCTCTGTGGTAATCTTAACTCCAACGACCGTATTTTGATCTACATTATCAAGAATATGTTCACAATAACCGTCAAAGGTATCGTCAAGAAGGTCGGACAGTTGTTCAGGAGTGAGAGAAGACATTGAAATTCCTTTTGTGGACTTAATAACAATACAGCGGATTATTGGGAATCGGTGGTCCCGGTGGACAGCTTATGAAGTGTCACAGTCTCATTAGATACTTTTTAATTACAATGTATCTTTTAATATAATGTGGGCAGTTTGGATTTTCTGCTACCAAATCCCAAATAAAATAATTCTCGTCAGTTACTAATAACAATAGATCTTTTATTGGTGTGTCTAAACTTATTGCGGTATAACAACGTTTAAGATGGATTTCATAACTTTCTAATAATGAATGGGTTGTTACCATGTTTTAAGCCGATAAGAAATACCAATATCTTGCATAAATTTGGGCAAACCTACAGGACCAATTGGAAAATTTCTCTTCTGTCCAAATGACGCATAATAACAAAGTTCATCTATTGTAAATTCTTCTTTTGAAAAGAGATATGGATGTTCTTGTCTTTTCTTTTCCTGTTCTGAAAAACTTGCCAAGGAACCATCAATGTTCCTAACTTCAACAATGTACTTGTGGTGTGGCATCATTCGTAATAAAAAATCGGAAGAGTGTAATTTGATACTACACCCCAGAAAGTACCAGTTATTATTGCTGTCAAAATGTCTACAGGACCAAAGAACACAGTAAACACTGTTAATGAAACCTGATTGACAAGGTGCCAATAAAAGAAATTAAGCCAGTTGATTTTCATTGGATCACTCAATATCAATAAATGGGAAAAACAGTCCCCATACAATACCAAGTACCATTGCAGAAAGATGGGGACCTGGCCCGAAAAGCAAATTAAAAAGAATAATGTTACTAATAATTCCTATCAAACAAATAAGAATATTAAGCCAGTTGATTTTCATTGAAGAATTCCAATAACAGTAATCATGTTAGCGGATAGTGCTGGGATTATTGGAGTTGAGTGGACAGCTTATGGAGTGTCATAAAGAATCCAAATCCTTTAGGATTTTAGCAATAAAAACACTTGGAATCAATACCGGCCACCATAATGCAATCTGTATGCTCGCTAGACTGTGCCAGTTGTTCAACCGCTGAAACTAGAATAACAGATCATTGAATCGGTTGGAGTGGAGACTGTGCCAGATCCTCTTCTGTCACATCGTCAACATAATAACCAAAGCATTGATAAGGACTTATATCATCCCGTAGTACAAGAAGTCGTTCGGAAAAATTACTCGGAGTTCGTAATGCAACAAGAGCCCAATATGTGCAAGTGACCATGTAGAAGTAAATGATAAAAATCATTAGCATGATGAGTGGAATTCTTTTAGGTCATTAACAATATAACAGGTATTAAAAGATCAAGCAACCACGAGTGGACACTTGATAAACTGGTACACGCAGATACTAAAAAATCGTAGATCGCGCTAACGCTTTCTACTTGAATTATTATAAGCAATAAAATATAATCAGTTTTATTACTGTTTTTTGTTATTCGGTTGGAAGTAGGATTTTTAATCTTTAAGAACCTTAGTGGTGTGTAATTTGATCTCTTTGAGACAGTGACTACAGAGGCCGGAGGTGTAAGAGGATTGTTATTACCTGTTATTATTTATGTTATTAGATTATTAGACAATAAAAAGCTAGGATTATTAGTCCTAGCTATATGAAGAAACCTTTGAGTTCAGTTAAAAGTATTGAGAGAGATGAGCATAAGAAAGAACATTCCCCATGAAATAAGACGCCTTTTGTCTACATCCAGTTCCTTAAATGCCTTATGAGTGAGATTATCAAGAAAGAAGGTGAAATATAAAGCTACAGTGGTTTGGATAATAAGAAATACCATGTTCACTTTATCCATAGTGTTATCAGTAGCGAGTGTTATAGAAAAGAACCAATGATGCTAAGACTCCAATAGGAATAACGATTCCATAAAGACCAAAGAGGGCATAAAGACCGTAAAGAATTGATCCTACTCCAGCAATACAAAGAAGTGCAATGATAATCAGATTGCGATCGTTGATGAAATCAAACATTGTTGTTTCCCTGAAGACTTAATAACAATAACCCATATTATGGAGGAATAACAGCAGCAGTGGACACTTGATAAACTGGAACACTCATGGACCATTAGTGCATTGTATCGTGTATAATAACTCTTACGGACACTATAAGCTGTTATTAAGGCTAAATGTAAAGATATAACAAATGCTCCGATATAATAATACCGAAGCAGATGTTAGTTAATGGAAGAGTTTTATTCTAGTGTGCCATCCTCATGAAAAAGACATTCATTGGCTTCCATTGATTGTTTAATTGCTTCTTCGCTAGTCAAATAATCATATTCTTTATCCAACATGATAAGATAATCTTGTAGCAGAGCTTTCCTGAATTCATTTGTAATCTCATCGGCTTCGTCAGTATATTTGAATTCATATAACCAATCAGCGGGTTTCCAATCTTTGTTATCATCATCTTTATTCTCTTCTTTCCATTTAACAAATGCCTGAATGTATTCTTGTAGATATTGATGAGCAGTATTGAATGTATCACTGTCTTTACCGTGATTATGTCGGATTGAACGACAACAATCAAGAAGATATTCGGTCAATGCTCCATTGATTTTCTTGTGTTCAAGATGAAATTCTTCAATCTTAAGACCGATAGTTTTGGCATCTTCATAAATGGGATCCGACCAATCGTGATCTGCATTTATGTGGTTTGTGCAGCACCAATCGTACAGATTGGAGATTGCAAACTTCTGGGCTTCTTCGCTCAATTCATCAAACTTATAGAGAGTGATTGTTTTGGTGATGGGCATTGGAGAACCTCTGGGATACATGAGTAATATAGGCGGTTGTGAGGATCCTTGTCAATGGTTGGGGTATTAGGATCTCTTATGGGTTATGTTGATAATAATTCGTATCGGTTATTGTTATTGATGTGGTTTGTTATTGATATTAATTCGTATTGGTTATTGGTGTCTCTTTTGTTATTGTTGTTGGTTGGTGTTGTTTCTTTTGTTAGTGGTGTTGTTATCACAGGAAGCCCGAGATTACTAAGAATAATAAGGGTCTCAAACACAATAACAACAATAACCAGATCAAACACGATAACCACAATAAACACAATAAGAGTTTCAAACACAATAACAACAACCGATACGAATTATTATCAATAAGGGTCTCAAACACAATAACAACAATAACCAGATCAAACACGATAACCACAATAAACACAATAAGAGTTTCAAACACAATAAGAGCCCTAACCACAATAATAACAATAAACGATACGAATTATTATCAATAAGGGTCTCAAACACAATAAACGATACGAATTACAATAACCACAATAACCAGATCAAACACAATAACAAACCACATCAATAACAACAATAAACGATACGAATTCTAATCAATAACAATCATTATCAATTCACGATTCCTATACTATGACAAGAAAACCCTTAAAAAATACTAACTTTCATACAGAATGCTTAAATAATTATCTCTGTCCAAATAAGCCCAGTGATACCAACCAATTTGACGGCAATAAATAGCATTTCCGGCTACGAGGACTTTGAGGGGTATTTCGTCTCTGACTCTGGTGAAATATGGTCAATGAAAAGAAATAACACTCTCATTAAACTAAAAGATGGAAGAGTAAAGACAAATAAGGCTGTCTGGATTTATGATAAAACTCACCGTAGAAGATGTATTCTTGTTGGTAATTTAGTTGCAAAAGCATTTCTTCCTAACATTTCCAATTCAAAAAGAATCAAGTATAAAAGTAAAGACAGAATGGATTGTTCTGTTAATAATGTTACATGGGAGAAAGCTAAAAAAGACGAAATCTTATTGATGGATAAAAAGATAATAAAAGATTTCAAAATGCTCTACAAGGCGGTTAAACTGAAAGGTTATTCTGTTCCTACTTCTACAGAGTTTTTGAATCAATTTCTAAAAGAGGCCATGGAAAATTATATCAACACTCGTGGTCTAAGAAAGATTCTTTATCAGATGGAGAATGGGTGATTTTTACATTTTTGGACAATAAAAAATCCTCCTGGATTAGAGGAGGATCTTATTGAAAATCGCATCATTAGCATCGTCGATTGAGATTAAGACAGAACCCTTCAAGATAATCCAATTTAGCCTGAAGTGCCGCACCAATATCGTTATAGTATGAATACAATGTGTATTCATCATCGCACACCAAAATTTTATCACCAGAAGATCACGAGCGCGATCAGAAGCGTTTGTGGCATCGCGCCAGGCTGAGCTGCAGCCTTCGTGGCTGTGAATTCTATCAGCGGCCAAACTTAGGGCTCTCTGAGCCTCCGCCAGAGCGATCAGGGGATTAGTCATAAGCCTCAAATTGTCGCTCACAACAATTACATTGATATAAATCTAGATTCTTGTGAACGGGCCTATGAAATACATTACATCCACACTCACAATAAAAACTCTGCCCGGAAAGCTGATAATTCCGAAACATGAATTGTTCTAGTCTTCCATCTTCTGTTCTCAGTGGCCGTGGAATTTTGTCTTCTCCTGCTACCCAAGGATCTCTCAGTTGAGAATTTGTGTAATTTTTGCTCATGATGAAAATTAAAAAAGTGATCAATAATATGGTGAGATATATTCCAAGTGATGAATAATAAGTTTAGTTATTGGCCTAAGTTTAATTTTCAATTTCTGAAGTCTATAAAGATCAGCTAGAAGTTCGCTGATGCAGTGTTTACCACTCATCATTATTTCACTTCCTCCATTTTTTCGGGAAGCATCTTTAAGATGTTCAAGATAAAAGGTTGTGGATACGCTCAATCTCGAAGGAAGATGTCGAAGATCGGAAAGGAATTCATTTGTTTCGCTAGATGACAAATAAAGTTTGGTGTAACCATCGGTGGTGATGTTCATGATTAAATTCAGACTCGCTTCATGTGTTCGGTGTAAACGGGAACTCCTTTTTGAATGTCGGGATGGAGATTTCCATTTTTATCGCAGATCAAACAATCAACAATCCAGAAATGTCCCGTATATTCTGGCATATAACAATCAAATTCGGGGCGATCTTCATCATAAATCTCTCCGGGGATTTGATAGATCTGATTTTTGGTGACGTGAGCAACTTTTGCGATTTTCATGGATTTAAGAAACGTGGTGGATTAATTATCGTTACAGTGAGTTTTCATAAAAGTAAGCCCAGCAGCCTCCTCGCTCCACTCTCACACAGCGAGGATTTGAGAAACCACCAACTTCATAGAATTTTTGTTCGGTGATTTTGGTGTATCCGGTCATGGATTTAAGAAATGTGGTGGATTAATTAAGTCTAATGCCCTTTACTGCTTCGACAACTATACCATTATCAAGATTTGCAATCACAATCGTTCTACCTTCGGCCTCTTCTTTTCGACAAAGATCATAAAGACCCAGAGCCCTTCTTATTACCTCTTCAACGGATCTACCCTCAGCATCAGCAATTTCTGTGATTCCATTAAGTAGTGGTTGATATATCCTTAGATCAAGGCTCTCAAAACTCTTCGTGTCCATGTTGGTAAAGAAAAAGAAAGGAATTAGTGATGTAAGATTAATTATAATCAATCAAGGCATAATCGGCATCTACTTCAGAAACACCACAACCGATAATAAATTTTCTAGCTACCAAAACACCATTTTCTTCCTGTGCATAACAATGTTCTACAATATCTTCTACAAGATCTTCCCGAGTATCCAGAAAATCACGACCACCACCAAAAAGCGAAGAACACATCATTTGTCGGGCATAAGCCTTCAGTTCATCAATACTCATTTCGTTTACAACTCTTTTGCAATGAGCCTCAAGAACATTAGTCCATTCTGGTGAGAGTGACATGGAATCTCCTTTGGGAACAGAATCAATATAGCAACTCTTATGGGTCAGCAACGTTCGGACTGTGCCACTTCTTGAACCGTCCATTCACCCGAACAGAAATTTGAAAAAATTCCAACGAGAAGTCTTATAATTAGGGTGCATTTTCACCTTTCTCCTATTCCAAGGATCCTTATGGGTCATGATTTGGTTACCTTTGATGAGATGGAATCAAATATACACCACAACGATTAAAATTCACATATAAATCGGCAGTATCTCCTATCTCGGCTTGTTCAATCCACCGATCTACCTTGTATTTTATTGAGTCAAACATGTGATTTGAAATGTCATAAAGATCGTAACGCCTAAATCTTTTCTTGAATCTTGAATAACCTTCGCAGATCCAGGAAACGATAAGAGGCTCATTAAAAACGGGACAAATTTCATCTGAATAATGATCTCTATACAATTCTGTTCCAGCATTCGCTACAATAGTCCGAATTTCCTCAAACTGATCTTGATTCTTAAGAGTTTTGTTATTAGAAAAAGAACTATTCATCATAAAAGCTACGGGTGTTTGTTCCATCAAATCACGAAGAACACCTTTTAATGATTCTTGGTTCACGGTATAAGTATTCCAACGCCGTCCAGCAATTATTCCACCAAGCGCCAACAATTCATCAATAAAGGGATCTGGATGAATTTTAGTCGGATGCTCCAAAATATCATGAGCTATTGTCAGACCCGAAAATGGATCATGATAAGAACGTGATCGTGGCCCTAAAATGATTGCACCGAGATTACCATATTCTTCATGTTCTTTAATTTGGAGCCGATACTTCATGGTGTGAAAGTCGGGAATAAATGAACAATAACCGTTCTTCTGACGGAATGGTAGTGGTTATGTGTCAGTTGTTTAAGTGTCACACTGCATAAGGATCTTCAAAATGAAATTCTGTTACAAGTTTGTCGCAAGGAAAACTAAAAAATTCTTTGGTCAATAACGTATTTGCGCCACAACTAATTGTATATTCAAGAATATCTTCTGATTTATCAAAGGTGTATATAAGATAAGACAAAGCATCGTTAATACAAACAAGTTGTATAATCTCGTCGTTATATCGGAAATGAATTTCAACTGTATAAAGATACATGATGTTATTATGAGACACTAAGAAGATATTTGGCAATTCTATCGGCGGCATCTTCAAGAGATTTGATGTTACATTTGCGCATCTTTGGCATCTGATGATGTCTGCTGATGATCTCCATTTTACCAAGATAATCCAGACAAAAGATCGCATAATCACTGTTATGATAAATGCCATAGAGCCATTCTTTTTGTTTTTGTCTTGAAGAATGAACAAACAGTGATGCCCGATCTGCACCACCTAGAGCAGTGTAGGAAACTTTAAAATACCCAAAGTCTCCCAATTTTTCATTAAGAAGATTAGTGAGTTTGAAAACATCCTCTTGTGTGAAGATCATGATTTTGTTGAAAAATGAATGAAATTGATGTTATTATTGTCTGCGATATTGATTCGGATTTGTTGTGCTATAAGTTGATCGCTTGGCTCTATGAGAATGCAACCATGCCAGCATAGCCTTGTGGCCCATTCTCCATAGTTTCATATCATCGGTAAGTCCTTCTTTCTCTTCACAAGAGTTGAGATCATTAATCCATCTTGTAGCGGAATTAGCACTTTCTCTTACTTGACGATTAGACAGACTACAACCGAGTGTAGAAAGAAAATTCTTAAGAACTCCTCTATCACTCATCAAGAGATCAACAATCTCATTATCCGTATGATACTTATCAACGAAAGAAATAGGATCTTCAAGCCATCGTGGCGAACGAAGATCCAACGTTTCCATCTCTTCTGGTGTGAGTGACATGAGAAATTCTCTGGGAACAGAATCAATATAAGATGGTTACCGAGTCACTGGTGGCATCAGTGGACAGTTAAGCAACCGTCCTTGATTTAAGATTTTCTGCCGCTCGTTCCCGAACATTAGGAAACTCATCATTAACCAACACTTCTAGAATTTTTGTTGGTGTGTTTGGATTTCCTGCCACACAATAACGAACTGCGCCATTATTATGGGTCACAAAAAGTTCTAAAGTTTTTAATGGAGTGTTTGGATTATTTGCCACTCCACAGTGAATTCCCCAATGATACTCACCAAAATCATTATTGATTGCTAGAAGTTCTAAGGCTTCTGATTGTGTGTTTGGATTTCGTGCTACAAACCAACGAACATAAGGATCCTTATCGGTCGCTAGTTGTTCAAGAATTTCTGGTGGAGTGTTTATATTTTCTGCTACACGACGACGAACCTCTTCATTCTCATCGGATGCAAGAAACTCCAACAATCCAGAAGAAGTATCTGGATTTTTTGCCAGTTCAAGTTTCTGTTTTTCGGACAGAATAATTTCACTAATTGGTTTCAGTTCAATATCAACGGGATCCCATTCTTCATTTTGAACAATAAGACGAATATCTTGAGAGTGAATATTTTTAATAATTTTCAGGATATTCCAATAGATTTCTTCACTGATCCAACAGTATTCAGCCAATAAATATTGAAATGATTGATAAAAATGAGCAATACAAATTGGAACACCATTATGGTAAATGAGATGATAAGCAGCTCTTACGGATGTGCTATATTTCTGGATCACACGTAAAGAGAATCCATGGATTGAAAGATCCACTGGATTTTGGTGACCAAGTTTCCTTTGAAGATCTTCACCGGAATAGGGTTCTTCTTTGGTGTTCAGATGGGCAATGATTTCTTGAAGTTTCATGGATGGTAAAGGGGTGGAGTGTTTAATCAGTTTGATAATTATTATTTTACACAGACCGCTTCAATCTGAGACAGATTGATTGTTTCAACGATTAACTTTTGACGTGACAACCATTCAAGCCACCAAATTCTCGTGATTTTAATATAAGTGATAGATTCACCATCTGCTCTAAAGGCATATTCGGAAATAAAGGGCAACACAATTTTGTTGCCACTTTTCATGTAGATTATGAGCGTGTTGCCAAACATGAGTTTCACTGAAGATTTGAAGACTTTTTAAGTATAACTCCTTCAACAGAATAACCACTGTCGGAGTGGACACTAGCTCAACTGACACATCATTCATTTAGGATTTCAATAATCAAAAAAATCATTAATGATCCTGCACAATATAAGAGGGTCAGTAGAAGAAACGAAATGACATAAATTACTAGACTTATCATAAATTAGTAGTTTTTATATGCTTCCACTAGATAAGTGACGATGATTACGATGAGTGCGATTACAATACTGCCAATAATTCCAATAACATTTCCTTTAATTATTGAAACCACAAAAAATGACAAAATAGCGACTGCGAGATAAAATGCGATGATAAAGCCAATTAACAACAACAAAATATTAATAACGCTACGAAGAAAGCGAATAAATCCACCAAAAGAACGGCGATGTGGTGGTGGATTGTAGTGGGTAATAATTCGTGTTGACATGAGAAGATCGGTTTGTAGTTGAATACTAGCAGATTTCTATGGTGTTATTGGTGGTTATTGTGACAGTTATGGAAGTGACCTAAGCTGTTCTTGAATGGTAATGAACTTCTTGATGTAGTGTGGTGTGTTTGGATTTCTTGCCACTTCAAGACGAACACTAATATACTCATCGCTCGCTAGTTGTTCTAGTGTTTTTATTGGTGTGTTTAGATTATTTGCTACTTCATCACGAACCCAATAATTTTCATCGGCTGCTAGATGTTCTAGAACTTTTAGTGGAGTGTTTGGGTTTAGTGCTACCCAATAACGAACATACCATTCCTCATCGGTAGCTAGTTGTACTAGAGTTTTTGGTGGAGTGTTTGGATCTCTAGCTTGATTACATTTTTCATTAAGTGTTAGCTTCGTAATATCTTCATTCTTTGACATAATCATTAATAATCAAACCCGAGTTCATCCTTCATCTTATGAAGAACTTCATTTTCAATAATCTGTAAATTATCACTAATATCAACAAATTTGTCGCGCATTAGTTTGCATGCTCGCTCTTTAATCATGTTATCCATTTGTGACCAGAAAAATTGAAGAGTTTCGCTTATATCAACTTCTTCTCCATCAATAGTCAATGTGACATCAGTTTGTTCTTTTTCCGCGATTCGTTCAATAAAACCTGGATTTGTTTCGCCATGTTTTGCTGCACATTCAATCAGAAAATGATGAAGAAATGTTCCACTATATTCTCCTTCTCCACTAAAAGCATCATTAGAAAAAAGCATGGGTTTTCCTCATTTGTTGTGTTGTAGATAGTCCTTGGTTATCATATAAGGAAGTGATACTGGCCAAAATATTGCGTTGTTGAGAGATACATCTTGTTTGGCGCCAGCATCAACGAAACCAGCATAAACACCTAGCGCGACCATCAAATAGATTAGGATTTTCATGGAACTTGTCTGAGCGTGTTAAAAAATTCATACAAAGGTTTCTTATTATTCCATCGGCGAGATCTTTCTTTTGAAGAATCTGGAGCGGTATTTTGATGATTAAATGACCGACTTAGATCGGGTCTAGTGGTGTTATTAATCTTCGGCAATGGAATTTTAGCAAGACTATCGGCACGTGTTGCTGCTTCTTTTTCAGACATTTTGGGAATTTTTAGATGAATGAAAAATATCGGGGAGTCTTGTTTTCTCCCCGATATTGACTGTGCCACTTCGCCGTTCAGACCACCAGAATAGCAGTGGGAATGGTCTTTTTGGCCTGACGCTTATCGCCCACATAAAAGAGCGTGTAGGGCTTGCGGCCGGCCTTAGCGGGCGGAGTGACGGTGCAGCGAACGGGCCTACCGTTGATGGTTACGGTAGTCTCCATTTTCTGGGCCGATTCCGTGGCAGCTTTAGTGGTGGAATCTTCCAGAGTCTGAAGATAACCTTTCAGATCTTCGGCGGTTGCGAAAGATTGAACGCTGGAATCGGTAGTAACAGATTTACGAGCCATGATTGTGTTTCCTCCGGTGTGTTGTGGTTGTTGTCGGTTGACTTTTATAAGATAACGCCTTCTTGCCGGTCGCGCTGAGTTATTGTGCCACCTTATGAACCGTCCTAATTCATCGCCAGAATCAGATGAGCTTCTCTCTTTTCACCAGGAAGCTCCTGTAACTTATCATAAACATCCTCAAATTGTTTAATCATGTTGTCATAATAAACAGCCAAGTGTCCATACTGTTCACGATTTTTATGTGCCCATTGCCGACTACAACGTAGAGAAGCAATAATATCAAGAATTTGTCCAGATGTGAGATTGAGTTGTGTCATGATTTTAGAATTTTTTGAGTGTTGGAATAAGGCGCAGATTATCACGAAAAATTGAGATATTCCGCATACTCATAAGCTCTAGTTTTGGCTTCTTCCAATGTATCAAAAGATCCGCTAAAATCCAGATCAAGTCTTGCACGATCACAATAAGAACTTTCGTATGCGCTAAAGTAATAATTTTCTTGGACATTTTGGTTTCGGCCAATGTCACCAATAATTTTATTGTCCATACGAACAGAATACCATTCCAACCATTCAAATTCTTGTTTCTCTTCACTGATAACAAGCACAAAAGATGGAGATTCTGTTGCATCCAAAATTTCTGGATCTACAGGAAGACAACATTCAGGAACCGAAGTACGAAACCTGAAATCAGCATAAGGTTTCGTCTCATCATCTTCATCTGCCAGAGTGCGCATGAATTTTATTGCATCAGATGAAGATGCTGCTTTCACATAAACAGTTTCAACATTTCGCCAACCAATAAAGGTGGTGACACCGAATTCAAAGATGTGCATGAGAAATGATTGCGAACTATCATAATATATCAAAGAGTCTGGATCAGCAGTGGGTTACTGTTCCAGTTTACTGATTGTCCTCGCCAAGACTTTTAATACATTTTTGGATGAGATCGTTCCAACGTTTGGGTGTAAGTTTTTCTGATGAATAGGAACATCTAAACGGATATTTGTACCAGTCTAGTTTAAAATTCTCACTCGGAATTTCAAAATTGGGTTCCCCCAATATATCCTCGTCATCACCCCAATGATAACTTCTAAGACTAAAGAAGTCATTGGAAAAATCTAGTGTTTCTTCTCCTAATTTTTCTTTTATTGTATTAACGAGGATAGAGAATGGCCCTTCAACCCAACTTTTTCGTGGTACATTGAATCCTAATTGATTGTCTTGAATGTAGTTTTCCATTTTAATTTTGGTTTAATTGAGATAAAAATTAAGTGAATCTGAACCGATTTTTTCTTCGGCTTTACCTGTTTTAATCGCATCTTCTTTGGCACGAAGATAAGATGGCATTAGTGCTTCAATTTGTCCTTGAATCAGTTCAGAAGAATTCATTGAAAATCTCCGTTGGCTTTATCATAATAGCAGAAATATTGTGGAGCAGATGCGGGTTGGTGGTCAGTTATGGAAGTGTCCTAAGATGTTCTTGAATTTTAAGATACCTCTTGATGTAATGTTGAGTGTTTGGATTTTCTGCTACATTACAGCGAACGGAAGGACTCTCATCGGTTGCCAGTTGTTCTAGGATTTCTGTTGAAGTGTTTGGGTCTATAGCAAGGTAATATTTGTTCATAATCTAGCTAGTTGTTCTTGAATTTTAAGATACTTTTTGATGTAGTGTGGTGTGTTTGGATTATGTTTTACACGATAACGAACCATCCAATCCTCATCAGACGCTAGTTGTTCTAAGACTTTTGGTGGGGTGTTTGGATTTCTTGCTACCTTCCAACGAACAAGAGAATTCTCATCGCTCGCTAGAATCTCTAGGGCTTTTGGTGGTGTGTTTGGATTTTCTGCTACGTTCCAACGAACATTCCAATCATCATCGGTCGCTAGTTGCTCTAGAGTTTTTGGCGGTGTGTTTGGATTTCGTGCAGCAGATTCTCTTGATTCTGTTGTTTTTAGGTAGACCATCAATAAACTCTCCTCATAATATCGGCAAATTTTATGGCCAGTTTACCTTTATAATCTGCGGATTCATAAATCCAATCACCAACATTATTGTTTTCAAAAATACTAGACAAGATCTCATCTTCCGAGAAAGAAGATTCAGTGAACGCAACTAAAATTGCATAGATTTGATTGTGGTCCCAAGTAGAAATTTTACCCCAATCTCTGATGTTATTGGAATAATAAGAAACGAAACCAGACCGAGAAGAAAAGAGCTTATTGGTTGTATTCTTCAGTTTCTCCCCGCGAACTTTTTTAAGAATCTTTGCAAGATCATTCCTTGAGATCTTTGCGAAAATCCGATCGGTTTGGAAGTTATATTCTCTCGGAGAAACTAACTCTTCAAAATCAAGAGTGATACCAAAAGTCTTAGCGAATTCATCGCAATAAACTGTTGCATACTTCTGATAAACTTGTTCCCAATTCACATGAAGAAAAAAGTCATCATAAAGTGCATCATAGAATTTTCCTGTATCAGAAGTGAACAGTTGTTCTTCTTCGTGATCAATAGCATCAGAATGAATGGAAGCATAAAATCCCATAAATGGAATTTGAGCAGAGAAGAATTGAGGTTTCATTTCCGAATAGTGGAATGGATGTTTTTATTGTAGACTATGAATGATTATGTTTGACTGATAGATGTGACAGTTTATGAACCGGCATGTAGGATCTCGTCAATCCGTTTTTGTGGTACGAGAGCACAGGCATTGTTTTCTGTCCATTTATTGATGTGAGAATTCGTTGTATAAGAACATGGATCATAAGTTCTCACATAGCCTTCTCCAACAACAAAAGCGGCAACAGGTTTTGAATAAGAAAAGAGAATCTTATTGCCGTTGGATAGAATTTTTTCGTTTTGGTTTGATCCTAGAGGGATTATCATTTTGAAACAGAAGAGCAAAAATTATCAAAAATAGTATCACTTCCTCGGTCTGGACATCCCGAATAAGTCGTATCATAAATCTGATGCAATTCATCCCAAAATGAATCAGGAAACCCTGAGAAGATTTTAGGATATCGTTCTAGAGCGTACTCTTTTCTATTGACGTAATAATTCTTAGCACCACCATTATACCAAAATCCTCGTTCTGCTGCGAAAGGATGATCGGAAAAATCATAAGTCAAATTATAACGTTCACAGAAAGGAGTAATAACTTCTTTTGTGTATTCTTCAGCAATAACTCTCATCTCCTGATAATAGGCTTCTCTTTGTTTGATAAAGTTTTCGTTTGCTTTTTGAATGTGCTCAGTGATGTTCATAATAGTTCCTCAACCAAAACGAACGGTGGCACCTTTAAGAATACCGGAACAGACAACTCCGGTAACTTGCCGACCTGTGGATGATTCAGCAGTAAAGGGTGTTCTAAAAGTGTCATCTTCAGAACACTGAAACAGTTGCATAAATCCGAAACTGTGTGTCTGAATATTTGAATAACCTTGATCTTCCAGAATGCGAGTTGTTCGGTCGAGCTGTGTGCATGAAGTAAGAAGCAGAGCACAGATTGAAATTGCAATAATTCGTTTGATCATTGAATGACTCCTAGTTTGATGGAAAGAGATTTTAGACTTTGATTTTGTGTATTTTTGAGTAGTTCTTTTAGGGCATTATATTCAGCCACAGATAGATCTGGAACCCTTACAGTAGCTTTTTCATAGTTTGGATGTTTTGCTACACAACAACGAATCCAATATTCCACATCGGTCGCTAGTTGTTCTAGGACTTTTGGTGGTGTGTTTGGATTTCTTGCTACCAAATAACGAACAAGAGAATCCTCATCGGTAGCCAGAACTGCTAAGATTTCCGGTGAGGTTTTGGGATCACAAGCTAGCGATTTCTTTTCAAAATAAGAAAGGTTCGCAACATTTAGATTTTCAATTTCCGAAAGAACTTTATTGAAAATCTCTTTTAGTTGTTCAGTTGTGATTGACATTAAAAACTCCTTGTTGGTAGAATGTACTATAGCACCAATAACGTGGCTGAGAACTCAGTGGTGGACAGCTTTCAAAGTGGCATCAGTCGTCAAACCGATACATAAACCATTTATTGCTTCCGGTGACATTACAATAATACTCATAAGTGGAGTATTCGCCATAATCAACAAAACCAGCTCCGGTATCTACATCTGTAGTAACCCAATATGAGTATTCTTCGGTTTTAGTATTTCCGGTGAGATGGCAATCATTCGTTGCAACATAATTCTTTTCGAAATTATAGTTGAGAACGACCATCGCAATAATCAATCCTATAAAAGCAGCAATACCTAAACCAAGTAGAAGATTTTCAAAACGATTCATAATGTTTTTCCGTTAAAGAGATTTTTAAAGAACAGAATTAGTTTTTCCCACAATGATAATTTCTTAGATAAATCTAGTGCAGCAAAGGCTTCTAGTTTTTCTGTGTCTGCATTATAGACCCAATCTAAAAAATCTAGAATTTCTAAATCAGTTGGGTCTGTCTTATTGAGATTTAGGTATCTCCTATAGGTTGGGTTGTTAATGATTTCTTCACGATAGCTGTATTTTAATAATTCTTCAATAGGTGTTTCGGGATTACTAATAATTGCGAGAATTCTTTGAGATTCTTGCCTATGTTCTAATTCACTCTGGAGTTTTTCTTCTTTTTCTTTTAGTTGTTTCTGTTCTTGTTCTCGTTGTGTAACTCTTTGTGTTTCTTCTCTTTTGTATTTTTCAATAATACGGGCCTGTTTATCGTAAAGAATCCTATATTCTCCTGTAGTAAAACCGTCTATACAATCAATAATAGCTAAGGTTTCTGCTGACGAATTATTATGATCAAACACATAATTTCTTACAATACGGTCATCAAGGGTTGCAAGAATTTTAAGAGCTTCTGCTGGAGTATTGGGATTACGAGATAGCAGAAGAGTAACATATGAATTTTTATGCCCGGCAAGTTTAATAAGTGTCTCAGGAGGAGTATTAATATTTTCCGCTAAATTTTTGGCATCAGTTATACTAATGTTCTTAAGAAAAGCCTGAACTTCTTCTTTATCTTTACTTTTATAAGAAAGATTATTTTCCACTGCTGCCTTAAGAGAAATATCATTTTCCATAATATTCTCTAAAACATCCGAAGGAGTTGAAGGATTTCCCGCAACTTTAAGCCGAACAGTAAAATAACAATCCTTTGAAAGTTCTCTGAGAACCTCAATAGGAGTGTAACGATTTTCAGCAACAAAGAATCTTACATCATTATTACTATGTTTTGAAAGAGCGATAAGAACAGCTCTGTCTGTTGTTTTCTTGGCTAGATCAATCGCAGAAGACGCTTCTTCGGGAATTTTTGGAATAAGCTGATCACTCTTAGCCATGTTATCAAAAATGAATTACCCTGAAGGCTCGCATATAAAAAAGATCAGCCCCAGCGGTAGATTCTGAACCCCGAACAACTCCATTGCACCATAAAATCTTTTGACGATTAAAATCCACTTTACCTTTACTTGATGTCCAATAATATTCGTTTTTAAACATATTTGGTAGCACAAGCATCGCCCGTTTCATAAGATTGACATCAGGAAGAAACCATTCGGCGATGGAACGATCATTCCACACTTTAGATGCAAAATAATTCGCCATTGAGTCGTCATATTGACAAAATAAGTCAAATTCTGGATTAGCCATAACGATAATAAAATTATCACCTCGTAGAAAAACGATTGAACCGTCTTCTAGTACGTCACCAATATCAGCGTCTTCTGGTTTGACTTTGAGATTCTTCAGTTGCTCTTTTGTAGTCTTCAGTTGTTCTTCAAGAGATTGGATTTGTTGAATCAGTTGTTGTTTTTGGTTCATTGGTTTGGTGAATTCAATGAGGGTGATGTTGAGATCACTACAAAAAGTAGATTTTCCATTATTCCAAATCGTCAGGAAGTCGGCTTAGAATTTCAATGAGATCTTGTTTTTTCATGTTTCTTTATCCCAGCTAATATACAAATAAATCATACGGCCATCACATTCTGTTTGCTTCTCTGATGCACTAACGTAGTAACCATTTCTTTCTAATTCAGCTTTAATCCGTTTAGCTTGAAAACATTTTACAAAATAACCAGTGTTATCATGTTTTTTGGCGTATTCACGAATATGATCATAAATTTTGTCTAGTGTCTCAACAACATCCTCTGCCAAGGATCGTGCTTCTTCTGCGGTGATCGGGTTCATGGTTGGCTCCTTTGCTGTGATCGGGTTCATGGTGGTTTCGTGGAATTAGTAATATACTAACGGGGAACAGAGAAAAACTGATGGGTGAGTGGACAGTTCAATAACCGTCACACTTGATCCATCTGTTCGGTTCATCGGGATAACAGGCATAAAAAGTCTTATGTCTCGGATGATGTTTCCGATAACACCAGACTTTAACAATCTCTAAATCAATACGTTGTTGATGATACTTTTTGAGAAGATTATTAACGAAAGAACGGGCTTTAATAACAGAAACGCCTATATTGTGCTTGGGTCATAATGGACAATAGCGACATTGAAAACTGAGATGATCTCTATGATCACTCATAGTCTGTTCATTTTCTTCCCAGGAATAATAAACATAACACCAATTGCTTAATTCGTGATCGGAAGCTGGATAATTCTTAATATTGTCAATTGTTACAATTTGTTTAGAACCATCAACACGCTTCCATTTTGAACCGATCGTGATTTGATTACTTTTTAAAAATGTTGTGCTCATGATTTACCATCATAAAGATTAGAAAATGCAGATCTCATAAATTGAGTTCTTACTTCCCCACCAATAAAGAAATAACCCAAATTATTAATCATAATAACCTTTTCTATCGGATAAAGCTCATTAAAAAACTCATTCATTTTTCTTTTGAGGATATCTGAATCACACCATTCCTCTCGTGTACCATCAAGTTCCCACCAGTCAAGATCTTCTGGTAGTGTAGACAGTTTATTGTCAAAAAAGGTGCCCTTGATAATACCAAGAAATTTAAAACGTTGAATTGCTCCAAGAATCCAGTATTCTGTTTTTTGTACGGTAGTTTGAATCATTGTTGAATGTTGGGAAGAAGATCAAAAAGTGTGGATAGTTTAATGCCTTTTTGTTTGGCTTCATTGATTCCGGGAGAACAAGGCCCTTCATCAATAATATCAGAAGCTTTCACGAGATAACATCGCTCTGGTTGTACGAGCATGTTATAATCATTAAAGATCATGTAGCCAGAGAGATTCATGATTAAAGATGTCCCTTGAGAGAATTAGCGAGATTTTCAAGTTCAAGACGTATTTTAGGATCAAATCCCAAATCCTTAACGAAATCAAAATGAGTTTCAATAAGTCTAGCCAAATTTCTTGCTAGTTCACCATCAAGAGAAAGATTAATAACTTTGGTTGTTACTTGGCGCGATGTTACATTGTACATAATCAAATACCGTGAAATTGAATGAATTTACTTTAACTCAGATCTTGACCCCAATTGTCCTTAACAAAATCAAAAAAGGCATCAGATCGTGAATCATCTTGAGTGGGATTTGCCTCATCGGGAATTTGATCATAAAGATTAGGCGAAACACCACAAAGATAATCCATAATAGCTTGCCCATAAGAACGCGAAGGATTATGGATTGCAGAGTTTTTTGCGTTTCGGCGGAATTCTGAGAAGGTCATACGAAGCTGGTTGAAGACTCATACAGTGTAAGTCAGGAAACGCTGATCTTCTGTTTGTGGTGTGACAGTTTATGGAGTGGTCATAAAACTTGCTAATGTTGGCATAAGATGGATCAATAACTCTTTTTCGTCTGGCGTTGCAGTTTGGAGGAATCTTTTGAACCGATATTTAATCATGAGTTTACATAAAAATCTAAAATCATAATAAAAATCTGAAGTATTTTTAGTCCAATTAATAAGTGATTTGGCTGGTGTATTCAAGTTAAAAATTCCACGCGATCCGTCAACACCGTTGTTAAGCTCGTCATCAAAATCACCATTCATAATTCTTTCTTCAATCAACATTCTAAAGCTTCGTCGGGTGCTTTTATTGGCTTTAGCTTCATCAAAAAACTCCATAATTTGATTTAAATTCCCCTCAGTTTTAAGTCTTTTGATTAAAGATGGATATAATGAAAGTGAGCTAAGAGTGATGAGTGGAATATTAGGATTTCGTCCTACTGCTAACCTAACATTATGATTCGGATCCTCAAGCAGCTTATAAATGATTTCCATGGGTGTTCTTGGATGTGCTGCGGCAGAACATCTTTGCTTGTAATCTTCACTCACTGCCATCGCAGATAGTTTCTCAACACTATAATCTTCCCATTTTTCTTTCTTGATTAGCTTTGTTGTTACTTCTTCAACAATAAGAGGGATATGTCGTTGAAGCGCTTCACTAACAGCGGTTGTGATTTCAGAAGAATTCATGGTAATCTCAGATACAGTTTGTGGTTTAACGGATGGATTGTGGAAATGGGTGGTTATTGTGACAGTTATGAAAGTGTCTTAAGCTGTTCTTGAATTTTAATATAATTCTTAATGTATTGTGGAGTGTTTGGATTTTCTGTTACTTTATGGCAGATAGAATAATCCATATCGGTCGCTAGAATTTCTAGTGCTTTTGGTGAGGTGTTTGGATGTAGTGCTACGTTCCAAAGAACAATATAATAATTATCGGTCGCCAATAATTCCAGAATATGTGGTGATGTGTTTGGATTTCGTGCTACACCACGACGAACCCAAAGATCATCATCGGTCGCTAGTTGTTCTAAGACTTCTGGCGATGTGTTTGGATTTTCTGCTACACCCATACGAACACAATATCTCGGATCTGCTGCTAGTTGATCTAGGATTTCGGGTGAAGTGTTTGGGTTATTAGATTGTATTATTTTAGAATTTAAATCCATTCCGGCTTCCTTTCGGGCAAACGAATATAATTATCCTGAATCCATGGCTTACTCGCAAGATAGAGCTTATATGCCATAAACGTATCAATGGTAGTATCAAACTTAAAAACTTCATCCATTGAGCGAACAAATGGAGTTATCAACGAAAATTGACCTTCTGGAAACAACACATAAGCTGCCATGAGAGTATTATAAGTTCCATGTTTATGACCAAATCGGCGCTCAAATTCTTCACACAACATAAACGCATGATAAATCAACCAGGAAGCATTATGAATTGATTCTGCTGCCCATTTTGTACATGGATGCTTAAGATGAGCGATATTTGTGGTCTTATATGGTTCACCGTTGATTTTTGGAATTGTTCCGTAGTTATTGTAAGAAGATGATGCGGCATATGCCAACATCTGACAACATTCAGTTGGCATCTTATTGATGTGCTTATCAGGAAGAACGATTGCTGATTGTTCGGGGCAAGATGAAGTTGCAAAAATGTTCATGGTTTTTCTCCAATAACTAATCAAGAATAATGGATAGAACGGCGACAGGGATCAAGATGTGTGTCAGATCAAAAACCGTCACAATCTTTCTGGTGGGACATGCTTCTTAATAATCATACACATCTCAATTTCACAACCAGAACCCAATTCATCCTTAAGAAGATCAAAATAAGCTTCAGCATCACTTCGGAAAGGAAAATATGTTTTCTCATTACGCGAGACATTATGAACAACATAAGGATTCGTCTCGTCTGAATTCTCATTCGTTTTTGACAGAAGAGTTATTGAAACAACCATCCACTCACCTCTTTCGGGGTGTTCTGTATCAAGATATTTTTCCCATTCCCTAATGTCCGTAGCAGAAATTTCATGGTCTAATGTTGAAATTTGATTAAATGTAAAAGTTTTGTTTGATCTAGCATACAAAAAATAACAGTATTTCATAATCAATTAAACTTTTCCTGGTGAAACAATACATTTCCAAGTGGAGATATTTTCATCAAACCACCACGCTTCTCCGAATTTATTGTGATGATCTGGAAGTTTATGACAATCATTCCCTGAGATTTCAAGAATTACCGATCGTTGAGTTTTCATTGCCCATGCCATGGCTGCTTCAAGAGTTGTAAATCCACGAACTGGTTTGATAATGTGACCAGTTTGATGGTATTTTTGTACCTTTTTTGGTGTTGTTGCGTGGTAGAGTGTTGTGGTCAAGAAAAACCTCCTAGCTCATCTAAAGAATAACATATCTCTAGAGAGCTAAGAGGTCTTAGTGGACAGTTCAGAAAGTGGTCATTCTGGAAGCTCCACTACTTTAGTCCGCTGAATATTTTGAAGAATCTGTTTTGCAATTTCACCACAATGAGGACAAAGAGTCGCATAACGAATTACCGATTTCAAATTGATCCTAGTAGCGTAAAAATAACAGCTTTTGTTATCTTCACTAAGAAGAATGTTATAGCGATAAATGCTACTAATCAGCTTAATAACTTGGCGATGTTTTACATCATCTCGGTACTTATGGTAGACACCCTTAAGAGATTTTAGATCCTCGGTCATTCTAACTCTTGCCAGACCTACATTAAGTTCTTCAATAAACTCAGGTGAAACATAATCAGAAATTGCATTAACGAGTGCCACTTCAAGTCGGACAACCAAACGGGCTTTTGTTACCTTTTTGGAAAACTCCGACTGTTTAGTTTCTTCAATAACACTCCATCGTTGTGTGAATGTGTCATTAATAATGTCAGAAATACTTCGGGTGTTTTCAAGCTCTTGTCTACGAGCAAGAAGCATTTCAATCGTATTCTTCAGTTTTTGTGGATTTTCAAGATTAATCATAATGTATAATCAAAGAGAGATGAGACCGAGTTGTTGATAGATGTCAAAGGTTTTTTGAACCAATTCTGGGCAATTCAGTAAACATTCGTTGACTTTTGATTTAATGTCGTAAGATTTGCGTGTACCCAATTTGAGTTGAAGAACACAGAAAGATAGGCGGGCAATTGTGCGAATAGTGGAATCACTAACTTTATTATAAAACGAGAATGTATTCCGAAAAGAATTTTCTTGAACACATTTATTGGCGATATTAAGAAAAAGCTTAGTGTTTTCTTCTCCAATGGATGAAGTCAGAACGGCTTCAAGTGAAGTAAAGAGAAAAAGGTGTTCTTTGGTTCGCTCCAAATCATCTTCGTGTGCTTGATTTAGACTAAGCTCAATAATTTCCCACTCATCCTCAAATTTTTTACTAACCAACTCATCAATGGGTGGTCGCTCAGCAACTTCTAGTGCTCGTTGAAGTTGTGGAAGAAGAGCATTAATTTCTTCAATGGAAAGATTTTCGATGGAAGGTGATGTCATTTCTCCATTATTGTGGGTGTTGTTGACCTCTCCATGCTAGAGCACATATCCGAAGAAAGGGTACAAAAATGGACAGTTGAAGAATTGTCCTTTGATCTGGAGCACGGCAAACGGACTAGAGCCGCCTTCTAGGGTCTCTCAGGAGTCACCTAGGATCATTGTCCAGTACAGTCGGTTGGCGTCTTTCAGATATTGATTTATGAAATCCAATGCATCATTCTCGGTTTTAAAATTCTCAGGTTTAAATTCACTTAGTTTTAGATAAGAATCATTCATTTGATCTATGAAATTAAGCCGCCTTTCTTGACTGATCAGTGGTTCATAGTCTGGATTATTGAACAATAAAATAGCTAAGAATGCAATGACAAACTCAAAGATATTGATAATCAAAACAATGATAATGTCAATGACTAATATAATGGCATTTAATGAAATAGATAGAATTCTCATAATTTGATAAGCTGTTCTTGAATTTTAAGATACTTTTTGAGATAGTGAGGTGTGTTCGGGTTTATTGCTACCCAACGACGAATCCAATAATCCACATCATTTGCTAGAATTTCTAGGGCTTTTGGTGGAGTATTTGGGTTTTCTGCTACATAATACCGAACAAGATAATGCTCATCGGATGCTAGTTGTTCTAGTGCTTTTGGTGGGGTGTTCGGATTTCTTGCCCGGTCAAGTTTGCTCATAATAAGAATGGGCGCCATTAAAGGCACCCAAATTGGATCATGCGGTTTTGTCTAGATTAAAAACTGGCGCGGGAATGGCTGTCTGTGAAGGGATCATGTAAATGGTTTTGTTACCATGATCAGCCCCTTCTTGAAGTCCAGTGATCCAAAGATAAGAAAGATATTCGGGATTATCTTTCAATGAGCTGGCGATAATCTGATTCGCTTGTGAAACTCCTTTTGCACGTTCTACTTCAGCTTGTGCTAGTGCTTTTGCGCTTTCAAATTTAGCCTTGGATTCAAGAACAGCGATCTGTCTAGTGTATTCAGCTTTCATCAATTCTGATTTACCCTCAAGTCCCTGTTGCCATACAGAATAATAGGGACCGAAGATCGCTAAAACGAGAATGATAATGCCGAGAATCAATCCACACCAGGCGAAAAAAGTAAAAATTACCGAATCGTCATTTTTTGTCATTTAAGAAATTTCCAATTAGTGTTTGTTAAAGATGTTCCGGTAAAGAGTCACAAATGCACCAGGAAATACGATTTCGGTTACTACCACATCAATAACAATAAGACCAATAAAGATCTGTAGTTGTGTAAATGCTAGTGGAATGTAATCGGCGATCAGCCAAAATGCGGTGAACTCTCCAATCTCAAAGAGTAGAAAATAAAGCAGTAGCTTGTAGTTCATACATTTGCTTCCATCGCACGCTTAATCATATTCAAGATCTCTCCTTGATTGTCACGAGTGGTGCCGGTGCGAGCACCAAATGCCTGAATCTCTTTGATATTAAGTTCTGAGAGATTGCGACGTTTAGGTGCTCCCGGACGAACTTCAACAGTATAAGCGGGAACACCATTACGCTCAATGAATACGATTTCTGAATCCCCACTGTGAACATTATCTTCTCGTGAACGAATACAATTCTTGACTTTTTGTGCCCACATTGCTAGAGCCACGCTATCTTTGGGTTGATATACATTCCAGGAGCCTTCTTGATACTGATTTTTGATGGTATTGTTGGTAAACTCAACATTTTTAATCTCTCGCATCAGATAAAGATAGCTGATGTTATCGTGAAAATCAATAAGACGCCAACGCCACTTCTTAATTGTTCCATCATCTTTACGAGTTTCTGGAACAATGGTATCGCCAGCTTTTAGCATTTTTTGGAGCTGACTAAGTGTATCTTTGAGCTGAGAATTCACATCTTCAACACCCCGTTCAATAATAAGACTGAGCCGAATATCTTCTGGTGTGTTCGGATTCAATACAACCTGCCGATACACATATGATGGATAATCGTCATTGGATGCCAACCGCGCCAATGTCTCAGAGGAAGTGTTAGGATGTCCCGCGATATGATAAAGAATGCTGATTGCACGGAAAGATTCTTGATTTGAATCAGAATCTTCCATATTTCCATTAATATAATTATCATAAATCGCTTCTTCTTTGAGTGCCAACTGATCCAAAATACTTTCTACTGTACCTGTACCAGATTTAAGAATATCATCAAAGTTAATCTCGGTCAATTTATTTGGAATCTCATCTTCTTGATAAAGAGCCTTTCCATAACGACGAGCATGACGATAAATCATATTGAAAAATGTACGATAGCTCATGTTCTCCCGAAACCAGTTGGCGACCAGCTCATCATTAAGTAGTTCAAGCTCAATCGGAAGTTCAAGAAGAGGCCAATAATTCCGAAAATAGTCATTAGGAATATCGGGCCAAACTGTATGAAGACGTTGTGCCTTTGAAGCAGCCAGAATAACAGCTCCAGCAATGACTGCTTTTTTGAAAGTATGTTCTTTTGCCTCATAATCTGTACGCATGTTATTATAGTATGAGGTAAAGTTTGGAGTAGAGAAGTAAGAAACTTCTTCGGGAACAATAAAGAAATCGGCAGTCTCAAAAGTTGCTTCTTTGGTCATGGTTGGTTCAGTACGACAGTGTGAATACTAACAGGAGTGAACGTGGTTGTGGATGGTTGGTGGATTATTGATCTCTCACCGACCTAATCAACATAGCATAGATCGGAGAGTGTGGAGCCGGAGGTGGACGGATTTTAGACTGTCCTTTTTTGTTATCCATAAACTCTATTCAAATTCAAGAAGTTGATTATCTGAAACAGTTGAAGGAGCACCCGTTAGTAGACATCTAGTTTGTGAGCTTTTCGGAAAGGCAATAACATCACGAATGGATTCTTCATTCAAAAGAAGCATAACAATTCTATCTAAACCAAAAGCCAATCCGCCATGAGGAGGAGCGCCAGAATCCAATGCATTTAAAAGAAATCCAAATTGATCATCAATCTTTTCTTCAGAAAGACCGAGAATCTGTAAAACTTTTCTCTGTAATTCGGAATCATGAATTCGTAATGATCCACCACCCAATTCGTATCCATTGAGAACCAAATCATAAGATTGTGCTCGGCAGTGAACAATTCGCTCAGACCATAAATCGGGTTCGGTTCCTAAATCGTCTTCATTTGGAGCACAAAAAGGATGATGGAGTGAACACAATTTATTCTCAATTGGATTATATTCAAACATAGGAAAATCAACAATCCACAAAAAGGAATTCATATTCGTAATGAGATTCAATTCCTCTGCGAGAACTTGACGAATTTTGCCTAGTGTTTTATTGACGACATCAGAAGTACCAGCGCAAAATATAATCAAGCTTCCAGATGTAGCTTCTGTTATTTCTAACAGTTCAGTTTTTTGGAATTCTGTTAAATTGTCTTTAATGGCATTGATACAATCAAATTCATGGTCGTCATTTATTTTGATATATGCGAGTCCACCGGAACCCAAATTTATCGCCAAATCATTTAAATCTCCTCCAATTTTAAGACGAGATTTTGTAATTGATTCGTTGTTAGAATTGATGGTAATACATTTAACAACTCCACCACTTTTAATCACATTGGAAAATACCTTAAAACCACAATCAGAAAAGATCTTTGAAACATCGGATAATTCTAATCCATAGCGAATATCTGGCCGATCTGTTCCATATCTCTCCATTGATTCTTTCCAACTCATTCTAGAAAAAGGAATGGACAATTCTTCTCCTTTTGCTTCTTTCCAGATAGTAGAAATCATTCTCTCACTAAGAGAAAGAATTTCATCTTGAGACATGAAGCTCATCTCTAAATCAATTTGTGTAAATTCTGGTTGTCGATCAACTCTTAAAGATTCATCTCTGAAGCATCGTGCAATTTGATAATATCTTTCAATTCCACCCACCATCAGCATCTGTTTAAACAGTTGTGGTGATTGAGAAAGAGAGAACCATTCTCCTTTATAGATTCTACTTGGTACCAAGTATTCTCTTGCACCTTCTGGAGTTGAACGATTAAGAATAGGTGTTTCAACTTCAATAAAATTTTCCGATTCTAAGAAATTACGAATGGATCTTGTTACTTTATGGCGCATTCGTATATTATCACTCATGCGTTTACTTCTAAGATCAAGATAACGATTCTGTAAACGTAACTCTTCATTCACAACAGTTCTTTCATTTCTTGAAACAGAAAATGGTAGAACGTGTTTAACCTCGTTTAGAATAATTAAATCGCTCACTTCTACTTCTATCTCTCCTGTTGAAATTTCATTATTGATATTCTCAATCGGTCTGGAAATAACATTACCTGTAATCAGAATAACAGTCTCAACTCTCAGACGTTCAGAATTTTCATTAGATAAAACTAATTGAATCACTCCGCTGCTATCACGAAGATCAATAAAAATCAATTTACCATGATCGCGTCTACGATCAATCCATCCAGAAAGTGTCACGATCTCATTAACATTTTTAGATGTCAATTGACCGCAATTATGAGTGCGATAGTTTTTAATAATAGTCATTTTGTGTATTTCTCAATAAGATAACGAACATATTCTTCAGAAGATTCTCCTACATCTTTGTTGTCGGGAACAATTTCATAATAATCTCCAAACTTAGCCAGTTCTTCACCGGCAGGATCATTATCACAAATCGCAATAACTTTTCTCGGTAATGTATCAAACCAATTTTTATAATCCTTCGGTGGATCATTACTACAAACAGCAAATGCAGTCTGATTTCTTTCAGTAAATCTTGCTGCGTCAAAAATACCCTCAGTGATAAAAATTGGTCCATCTGAAATGTAATATGATTCTAGGCCCCAAATAGCAATTGTTGGTTGTTTACGATAAGTGTAATAACGACCACCTAATTTTGAGTTGAAGATCTTTTTATCACCATTGGGATTGTATTGTTGATAACCAACAAGTTGTTCTGATAGATTATAAAAAAGAAAGGTTGCTATTGAAAGTTCTTCATCAAGAATTGGACGATGAAGTTCTAAATTTAGATGTCTTGATTTTAGATGATCAATAAGTTCTTTATTCACACGTATTCAGTTTTAGTTACAACTTTAATACGTCCAGATTTTATTAGATGTTCTTTCCAATAATCATCTGGAAGAATTGTGGAACCTGGATTTCTTTCTTTTGTTACCGACCACCAATAATAATTCACACCAACAAGACTGTCCATAAAGTTATTATCGTACAATTCTGTTTTTTCGCCATATCTTTGATAGCAGAAAATTCTACAACCCTCTTCCTCTACCAAATAAACTGATCCATCGGACTTATAAAATCCCGGAATATAATAACGAATTTCATCTGTCTCTTTATTATATTTAATTGTCACTGGAATTCCTTCCCTGACAATATCTTGAACCATGTCTTCAATCTTCATTTTGCGTTTTCTCCTATTGTTGTAATGAGAGATTCTTCTTGAGAAATATCATTTGATAGCCGATTTGGTATGAAATTATCACTGCGCCAATGATTATTCGTTTGGACATGATTGGTTCTTACAAATTTAGCAACACTGCAATCAAAATTTTCACAAGAGAATTCATCTGCTAATCTTACAACATACCCTTCAACTTCTTGTAAATTAATAGTATTCTGTAGATTACGAATCAGATCTTCATTCCAGATTCCCTCATAAAGAATCGGAACAGAATAAATTCCTAGATCTTCAAAGAACAGTTTAGTCTCTTCCCAACTAAGACAGAGATTTCCATTCCAGACACTAAATCCGTAAAAATAAGACTTCAAATGTTGATAATAAATGCTATGTTTAGCCCAAAGATTTTCACCACAAATTCTATAGTTTTCTGGAATTTTATATGAAAAAGTTGACCAAAAATTCTTTATCCATGCGCGGTCTTCTCCTCCGCGACTGTCTAATGAACGCGCATGTATATTATTCCTATACATTGTAGTGTTTTCACCATCCATCTTTTCTGTTATAATGACACTTCTACCATGAAAATTATTCAATGTTTTTATTTTCTTATCATCTGAGGTTATTCCTTCCGACCATGGAAGATGTAATGTTCTTGGATACTTAATGGTAATCTTGTTCATAAGTGGAACTTTTACGGATGTCATCCCAGGCGGTTGGAAGATTATTGAGTTTTGATTTTTCACGATTGCTTAGTTTCACATCTTCATCGTGAATAAGATCTTCAATTTGTTTTTTCTCATTAAAGGTTCTCGGTCGGCGATAATTGCGCTTAAACCAAGTCTTTTCTTCTGGTTGTCTTCGGTGTGTTCTTGACATTTAATAATCCAATTCTTCTTCTTTTTCTTTAATATGTTCTAGTGTAATATTGACTAATAGTTTATATGCATCATACTCACAATCCTGTGAACCTTCAAATCCTCCAGGTAGCCAAGTTTTGCGAAGATGATTCATCATTATCTCAACGTGTAATCCTTTGAGATATTCTTTAATGAGATTAATAGCAACTTCATCTTCGGTGTTATTTTGTAGGCATTCGCCGATAACTTCTCTTATCGGTATAAAATTGATGGTTGACATATAATGGAAAATATAAGACCCAATGATTGAATCATAATTAAAATCAATTAATTGATGGATGTTATAAAATGATTTAATATTATTCCAATAATTTTCAACTCTTGTGATAATATCGGCAAATTTATAATCCCATTTCCCCATTTCCCTAAAAAAATCATAATGGCGGAACTCAAATTCTTCTAACATTTTATCAATGATACTTTTATGCATCATCGTAAAACGAATAGCATTACTCGGTTGATGTTTATTAATAAACAACCGATCTTCTTTAATTGCCGAGAAGAAAAGATCCACATCAAAATCATCGCGTTTTACTGCAATGTCATGACATTTATTTTCCCCGACCTCCATTTCAATAAGTTTCTTCTTAAGAGCTTCCATAATATATGGTAGCCAGACTCCTCTAGAATTTTCACCACTTCCATAATCATTATAAAAACTCTCAAATGGTGCAAGAAATGGTGTATATTCTGAAGTTGAAGAGCATGGATCATAATAATCGCTTTTCTTCAAAACAAAGACATAAACCGGGTCTCCCACCATAATAGAAAGACCCGAAAATCCACAAGTTTTGTTCCAGCAGCCCATGATAATACCTCAATTATTTTTTGTTTGTTTGAATTTTTTCAATTCCTCCAATTCTGCCTCAATAAAATTAATCAATTTATCTGCAAACTGAGGATTTTTATTGACTAATTCCTGAAAAGAGCGCGAATATGGATTCACTTCGGTCACACAATTTCCCATGTGAACATAGATTGTGAGATCATCGGCATGACGAGAATGTTGACCAATAGCAACCGTCGCGCAATAATTGCCGATTTCCAGACTAACATCGCCAGTCTCCATTTCACAGATATGTTCATAAACTTTTTCACCAAATTGCTTGGGATCCTTTTTGATATCATGTGCAAAATCATTATAGACAGTAAAGGTCGTGAGATAGCCCATAATTACTCCGTTGTTTGTGAATTCAGTTTAGCAGATGGTGAAAGAAGAAGTGGATTTCGGTGGACAGTTGTGTGAGTGGCACGACATTTTAATTAGATTTCCAATTCAAAATTAGGATTGAATCCAGTAGTTTCTCCATAATAACCATGAGGATTACATAATACTCTACATTGTTCAATATAATAATCTTGTTGCCAATGTGTATGACCGTGAGCCCAATACTTAATCTGTGGAGAATCCATAATAAGCTCATCTAGTGAAGTACAATAAGCCGAATTATGAAGATTGCTGATAAATTTAGGTGGAACCGAACGATAACTCGGAGTATGATGACTGATCACGAAAACATTATCGCTCATCAAATTGAGTTGCTCTTTTAGAAAGTGCAAACTTCCGCGATGAAATGCGAGTGAGTCTTCGGGTCTGAGTTTACGATAACGCTCAGTAATTCTAATTGTCTTATAATCATTCATATAAGACGATGCATTTATCATATCTAACGGATTTGCTCTATTGAAATCAGTCCATAAGGTAAAACCAATGAAATTCCAATTATCAATTTGAAGAGTTTGATTCTCTAGCAGATAGAAGTTATTCGGCAGAAATTCTTGTATCTTATTTTTTGTACGACTACAATTATATCCAAAATGCTCATGATTACCCATTACATAGATAATCTTATCGTACCGTTTAGAGCATTCTCGGAAGAAAGAGATATAAATGTTCTTCAGAAATCCATCAGAAGAAAGATGTTTGGATGATAAAATATCACCGGCCAATATGAGAAGATCACCGGACGCAAGAATCGTTTCGGTGTAATAATCAATTATTGAAAGATCTTTCGCCTGATCTAGATGTAGATCCGATAATAGTTTAATTTTCATTTTTCAGAATCTTTGGTATCTTTAAGTATAACAGTGGTAGAAGCAAAACTAGATGGATCTTTTCCTTTTTCTCCCTTAGTAATAATTTTCACCTTCTCGTCTTCATATAGTTTAATAAAAACTCACCATTTGATTTATTTTTGGACATAGGGTTTTAAGTCTACTCTTTTATGATGTGGGAATGCTTGTCAGATGGACAGTTCTTGATCTGTCCTCAATTGGTGGGTTTCAATAAAGGGAAAGCGATAACTTCACGAATTGATGCACTATCAGTTAGTAACATAACTAATCTATCGATTCCTATACCTAGTCCTCCAGTTGGCGGCATTCCTACCTCAAGTGCTTCTAAGAATAATTCATTTATATTTTGTGCCTCTAAATCTCCATTTATTTTTCTTTGTTGTTGTTCTTCAAATCTGGCTCTTTGGTCTATCGGATCAATCAATTCACTAAATGCATTCGCCAATTCTCTTCCTGCAACAAAAAGTTCAAATCTTTCAACCAAACCAGATTTGCTTCTATGAGGCCGGGCAAGAGGAGATATCTCTATCGGATAATCCATAACAATTGTCGGTTGAATTAATTCATTTTCCACTTTTTGCTCAAAAACATCATTAAGAAGTCGCCCCAAAGAATCACTTGATCTAGGTTCAATTCCCATTTTATTCAATTCAATAATAGCTTCTTGGCAAGTATTGAAATTATTAAAATTTAAACCTGTTTTTTCCTCTACAATTTCATGCATTGAAACACGACGAAATCCAAAGGAAAAATCTATTAAGTTGCCTTGATATTCAATAATCTCAGAATCACATACTTGTTTACAACATTCAGAGATAAGTTTTTGTACTAAATCCATCATGTCGTAATAATCAGAAAAAGCACTATAAATTTCAATAGAGGTGAATTCTGGATTGTGTTTTGTACTTATTCCTTCATTTCTAAAAATTCTACCAATTTCATAAATTCTTTCAAATCCCCCAACAATCATCATTTTCAGGTGAAGTTCCGTCGCAATCCTCAAATTAAGAGGGATATCTAAAGTGTTATGATGCGTCAGAAAGGGTCTAGCATCTGCTCCACCCGTTTCAGTTTGAAGAATAGGAGTTTCTACTTCTAAGAAATTCTGTTCATCTAAAAAATTTCGGATAGTCTTTATGATTTTAGATCTCTTATAAAAGATTTCTTTATTTTTCGGATTACTAATTAAATCAAGATATCTTTGTCTGTAACGTTTTTCAACGTCAATTAATCCATGCCATTTATCAGGTAAAGATTGAAGTGCCTTAGAAAGCATCTGCCAAGTTCTAACCTTTACTGATAATTCTCCTTTTTCGGTTCCTTTAAGATGTCCGCTAAGGCCAATCCAGTCACCGATATCAACCAATGTTGTTAATTCAGAAAAATATAAATTATTAAAACTGTCTAGGTAACCTTTATCAATATAAGCTTGAATTGTTCCTGTTTCGTCCAATAATGTAAAAAAGGCTAGTTTACCAAAAACTCTTTTTGATATAACTCTCCCCGCTATACTAACTTCTGTTTGACATTCGGCTCCGGGTGCCAAGTGTTTATGGTTTTCTTGTAAATAAATCACTCTACTGCTAGGATTAAATTTAACAGCATATGGACAATTTATGTTATTGATTTTATTTAAACGTGATTCTCGGGTTTCCATAAAATTTCAAATTAGTAGTTCTTGATCTGACCTCAAGACTAGATTGAATCCTTCGTCTGAAGTCGGTGGTTCAAAAGTATAAAACATTCTTTTGATAATATCTTCAGAAATAAACTTTCCTGGACGACATTTATTTCTTCTCAGTGCTTCTTCTAGCGGAACTTCAAAATGAACAACAATCTTCTGATAACGTTCAGGAATATTGCTAAGTTTTTTTGCTCTAGTTTTGATTGTTAGATTAGTCTGATCATGAATAATTGGTTTATTGTGTTTGATTGCTTCTTGTAAATCTAAGTGTAGCTGTCTTGTTGCTTCAGTAATATGTTCTTCAAAAACATCATCATAAGTGGTATCGGACTCTTCTGCTATCTTAGTAATATAATTATCGGTAGATAAGATTACTGCAGATTGCCAATAAGGATTTTCCCGGAGCTTATTTACATAAGTGGATTTTCCGCTAGTTGGGATTCCCGAGAGCATTAAGTATTTCATAATGTTTTTAGATGTTCTTGAAGTTTAAGATACTTCTTGATGAAGTGTGGTGTGTTTGGATTTTCTGCTACGCTACAACGAACAGAAAAATCCTCATCGCTCGCTAGTTGTTCTAGAGCTTTTGGTGGAGTGTTTGGATTTTCTGCAATATCCCAACGAACATCCAATATATCATCGGTCGATAGTTGTTCTAGAACTTTCGGTGGAGTGTTTAGATGTGTTGCTACAGCATAACGAACAACATAATCCTGATCTGTTGCCAGTTGTTCTAGGACTTCTGGTGGTGTGTTTGGATTTCGTGCTACTTTGGAACGAACATTACGATCCTCATCGGTCACTAGAATTTCTAAGACTTTTGGTGAAGTACGTCGGCTTTTTGATGTTCTAAATTTGTTCATAATCTAGCTAAATGTTCTTGAATTTTAAGATACTTTTTGATGTAGTGTGGAGTGTTTGGATTTCTTGCTACCCAATAACGAACATCAGAGTTCTTATCGGTCGCTAGAAGCTCTAGGGCTTTTGGTGGAGTGTTTGGATTTTCTGCCACCCCACAACGAACATTATGATTCTCATCGGTCGCTAGTTGTTCTAGGGCTTTTGGTGGTGTGTTTGGATTTCTTGCTACTCCCCAACGAACAGGAGACACTTTATCGGTCGCTAGTTGTTCTAGGATTTCTGTCGGTGTGTTTAGATGACATGCTACTTCACAGCGAACATCAAAATCTGTATCTTTAGCTAATTGTTCTAGTGTACCCGATGGGGTATTATCATTTAATGCTACGTAATAACGAACATCAGGATCACAATCAGTAGCTAGAAGTTCTAAGGCTTCCAATGGCGTGTTGGGATGACACGCCACATCACACCGAATCTTACGGCTATCGTTCCCCGCGAGATCAGCAAGAACTTCTGGTGAAACATAGGAATCAATAGACAAATCCATCAAGGTTCCTTAATAATCTTAAACAATTCCACTAGTTCTGTTTCATTGAGTTCCTTAATCTGTTCAGCTAATTCATTCATCTTTTTATTTTCAGGTTCGGGAATAGATGAAGTGAAGAGTTGATATGCGCCTTCTTCATAAATTTCTAGAATAGATTTTGGATCAGAGCATCCATATACACATCCCTTATGAGTGAAGGAAGTACTACCGATATTAAAACTGCAGAGAATTCCATTGTCATTTTTTTCTACTCTACCAATATAAACGGTGTTATCATTATACTTAACAAGAACTTTCTTACCCACAAATTGCTCCAGTTCAATATTGGGTGCCTTCTGAGCCAAACCAATAAGTTTCGGAACAATGCGGTGAATATATATAATCTTCTGCACACCCTCGCCCCCAAAAAGACGACCCTCTTTTGTGTAAGAGTCTTTACCGATAATAAAATGATTAATACTGGTAGAATCATGATGTTTTCTGGTGACTTTCCCTACCTTATAGCAGATAGAATGATAGTTAAATCGTGATAGTCTTTCACTATTAATAATAATCACTTCCTGATCTACATAATCTTCCAAATTAATCATGTTAATTCCTCTTGGTAAAATTGATAATATGAATTCACTCCTCAGGTTCCATACTCATAGTGAGACCCTTTGATTTCAGTTGTTCCACATAGAACTCGGCCATTTCAATGTCACACACTTTAACAAGGCCTACTCCTCTATAATGAGCATTCAACATAATATCAGTCGCAGTTTGTTCACCGAGTTGCACAACTTCCATCAACCACCTTACTACATTTTGAGGGATATTAAATTCATCGTTATGGAGAAGCACCCGATACCGAGGTGAAGGCTTCTTTTCTACACCAGCATCTTGAATAACGGGGCGATCAATAACTTGAGCGGACATGGTTGAATCCTCCTTGGTTAACAAAACTAGAATAGCGAGAATTTAGGTGGTATGGTGTTGAGGATGTGACAGTTTGTGGAGTGTCCTAAGATGTTCTTGAATTTTAAGATACTTTTTGATGTAGTGTGGAGTGTTTGGATTTATTGCTACCCCATAACGAACCCGATACTCCTTATCGGTCGCTAGAATTTCTAGAACTTTTGGTGGTGTGTTTGGATTATTTGCTACGTTCCAACGAACCAAATAATATTCATCGGTTGCTAGTTGTTCCAGTGTTTTTGGTGGTGTGTTTGGATTATTTGCTACGTTCCAACGAACCAAATAATATTCATCGGTTGCTAGTTGTTCCAGTGTTTTTGGTGGTGTGTTTGGATTCCATGATTGGAGATAATGACACATAATCAAATTTAATAATTAGGGATACCCTTTTCTTTCCATTCTAAAACAGCTTTTGGTTTTTCTCGCCATTCTGTAGGATTAGATACATCAGAGCCGGCAACACTAATTTCTATTGTATGATTGTCTTTGTTGACTGTGGGAACACCATAACAGCGCTCATAACCTCCACCGAGACCATAATTAGCCTCTGCCCAAGAATAAAAACTCTTCAGGGGAATATCAATTGTGCCTTCAAAAGTGAATGCCATAATTCAAGAACGAGCGAGAGAACGCATAGCCAGAACAGTAAGACCGGAACCTAGAGCGAATGTAGCAAATTCTCGTCCAGGATTATAATCATTTTTTTGGATAATCGGTTGAACTGTTGTATTTTGTGGTTGTGAAGGTGTCTGAACAATAACCTGTCGTGGTTGAGAATTATTGTTTTGTTGACTCATATAAAGCCAAAAGAATGGATTACCGAGAAAACCGCCACCGGATTCCCGTTCAATAATCCTCTCTCTCACGATGGGACGAGATGTATAAACTCGTGGAGAACGAATAACGGGAGCTGTGCTAGACGAAGGCGTAGAACGAATAACGGGAGCTGTGCGAATAACTGGTGGAGAAGTTCGTTGTCGATTAATAACAACATTACCAGCGGAAGACCGAGTTACGTTCAAGGGAGTATTAGAAGGCTTAAATCCCCTTTGTTGATTAATAACAATATTACCACCAGAAGAACGAATAGGCCGACTAATAGACGGTGATGAAGAAGTTGGGCGAATTGAAGTGGATGGACGATAACCCCTATTACTCCGAGCCGCCAAAATAATCGGAGGAGTATATAGACGAGGTGTAACAACTGGTTGATTGTGAATCAGAGCCAGAGAAAGAAGAGATTCAAAAATCATTGTTCTGTGTAATCGTAATTTTGGTAGAGATCCCAGTCAGTATTATTGTGGGTGAGATAGTTGTTATAGGTAGATTCCAGAAATTCACCAAAGGCGCGAACATCGGAAAACTCACCTACAACAGTAAAGGTTCCAGATCTATTAAAGAAACCTCTATTTTCGGTGAATGTTTTTAGATCCAATCCGTGAGCCAAAGATAGCTCATTGATGATATCCCCAATATTCTTCTGAAAGAAAAATCTTGGAGAATTCCAACTATTCGGGTATTCAAAGAGATTTGTCATAATTAATCCTTAATAAGTTCAACAAGATCTTCAAAGGCTAAGTAAACTTCATAGTATCCTGAAGAGTGCGCACGTTCCCATGCCATCTCAAAAACTTTTTCTCGTTTAGGGTGATTTTCAACTCCAAACTCTTCAAAGAGATCCCTTTTAAATTCATTATAGAGCCGAGTATTTTCAATATTCCATTTTGTTCTCTGCTCTTTGTAAGCATCCTCATGAACAAATTTTTGAATTACATAATTGGGGTGATTTCGTTTAAGAGATTCTAATACCTGACTATAAACATTTAAACTTCCTTGCCAGATTAATTTGCCTTTATCATAAACAAAGACTCCTGTATATTCCCGTCTTTCTGGATAAACTTCAGTGTTGTTTGAGTAATAATCAAATGGTTTCATCATTCGGCCTCCCTGTTATGAGTTGCCCATTGAGGAACAGGACCACAAATCCGATCTGCAACCAGAATATTAGGTGCATGAGACTTACGGCAGTTAATAACGATTTCGAGATTATTTGTATATTGTTTTTTGGTCATCAAATCATTATAATAATCCCCAATGATTGCAACAATAACACAAAGAAACACTCCAATAAGAAAAATAGACAATTCAACGTCAACATTTTTCATAATAAAACCTCCTAAGAAAATAGATGTGAAGAATGGGCGCGATGGAAATCAATAAGATCTTGAATGGATAGATCAATACCGATTTGCCTTGAATACTTTTCAAGATTCCGAATTTGGTCCTCATTTCGCCACCGTTTTTCTGCTCGCTCATAAGATGCATTCCAAGAAGCAATTGCATCCTCGGCGGCTTTATAATTAACGGCTCCCCAATTTTTACAATTTCCACAATAAGGTCTGACACTGATGCCACACCAACGAAGATCATGGGGTTCACCACATTCAGAACATGGTTTAAGTTGTTTCACATAGTGTTCGTAACTCATTGTCTTTTTATGGTAGTGGGTTTTTGGATGGTCTGGGTATTTTGTTGTGACAGTTAAAGAAGTGTCCTAAGTTGTTCTTGAATTTTAAGATACCTCTTGATGTAATGTGGAGTGTTTGGATTTTTTGCTACACAATAACGAACACCATAATACTCATCGGTCGCTAGAAGCTTTAGTACTTTTGGTGGTGTGTTTGGATTATTTGCTACGTCATAACGAACACTAGAATACTTATCGGTCGCTAATTGTTCTAGAACTTTTGGTGGTGTGTTTGAATTTCGTGCTGCACACGAACGAACATCAGAATTCCCATCAGTCGCTAGTTGTTCTAGGACTTTTGGTGGAGTGTTTGGGTTTTCTGCTACCCGATAACAAACATCAGAATCCTCATCGGTCGCTAGTTGTTCTAGAACTTTTGGTGGTGTGTTTGGATTTTGTGCTACATACCAACGAACATCAGGATCCACATCGGTCGCTAGTTGTTCTAGTACATTCGTTGGAGCGTTTGGATCTCTAGCTTGTTCAAATTTGTCCACAATAATAAGATTTAAAGAAATGTTATTTTGGTGGATTATTAAGAAACTGTCTAACACCTAACCAATCAGATGCGTTCTTATCGTAAAGAATTTTACTATAGATAAAAGGTTTAATGTCTTCATATTTTTTATTATAACCTTCAGGATATGCTTCTTCAAAAATCTTTTGATATGATTCGGGATCGGGTAAGAAATCAACCCAAATATCATCATATGGTTCAGCATCATAATATTGATGGTACTCAACTTCTCCCATTTCAACCATCCAAGGATGAGTTTGTAGATAGTTTAAAAATGAATCGTTGAGTTCAATATCTTTATCGGCAAAATTAATACGGATTAATGTAGGAAGTGGTTTAAAGTCATGTGTCCAAAGACGGTGAGAACTAACATCAATAAAGATAAGTTCCCAAGAAGGATCAATGTCAGTGGAATTTAGATTTACAATAAATTCATCAAATGGGCGAACATGACTACCATCGTCATAATACTCACGAAAAATGCTATATTTTTTATCAACTTCAAAGAATCCTGGTTTCACAAAAGTCGGCCGACCATAAAATTTTCTTGTAGACTCATCAATCCAAAGAGAATGATTATAAGTTATTGTTGGCTCATTATTACCAACAGATGTTGTTCTTTTCTCTACTTGCAGTTTAATAACATCAGGATCTACTCCTGGTAGTGAGTAAAAAGATGTAATGGATTCGGTTTTAATAGCTGAATTCTGTGAAAGAAGTGTTGCCTTATTCATGATTACGAAGTGAAACGAGATCAATATAATGATTAAGTTTTTTGGTGGCTTCTATCCTAGAAGTGAATTTGTCAACAAAAATATTATTCCAAAAGAAGAGAAACTTTTCTTGTGGAATAAAAAAGCCTTCTTTCTCTTTAATTCTAAAGTTGTTAGGAAATTCCATTAAAAAGTTCTTGAATAAGGTTTTAAGAGTAGCTAGTTGTGATTTAATAGGGTGCTTCGCAATATTCAGAGGTGAATCCTTCACGAGTCGCAACTACCCGAGATTCTTCACCAAAGATTGTTTTCATTACATTTGTCATCGCACTAGAATGTAAGAAATGTTCTAATTCACTTGCTTGTTGTATATTCAGGTGCTTATTATTTTTAGAAAAACAACCTACAGCCCAAACATTTTCATCTTCTCCTTCATATTCCCCATAATCCAAAAGAGGATATTCTGTTTGATCTGTCAGATTAGAGAAAGTTAGGTCATGCACAGAAAAAATACAGGGATCACCATCATTAAAATGTGGAGCATATTGTTTCCAGACAATAACATTGACTTCGGGATTATTATCCCAAAAAATCCTAAAAACTTTGTTTAATGCTTCTCGTCCTTGTTGTCTAACTCCCTCAATAATAATCTCATAAGATCCAATAAATTGTTGTGATAGTTCTTTAATAGACATGATTTAATCTCCAAGTGGTAAAAATTTTGTAGTTTTTTGTGTGGACTTATGTGTTCCACTCATCCATGGTTGAAGCTCCATGTGTTTTAGATAAGCTTCAACTGTAGGAATAAACCCAAGATCTTGAATAATATGATCTTCGGCTACATCTCGTGGCGAAAATGTGATTCCATCTGAATTTTTTCGTTCTCTTCCGAAGACTTGTTCAACAATAAAACATCCAAAGGCAGAATGTAATATCGCCCGATGTCTCATATCGGGAACGGTTGCCTTACTGCTATCAATAAAATCATCAATATCAGAATAGTCAGAAGGAAGTCCTCCATATTTTTTTACGTGAATTCTACTGTGCAGATAAGGTTTCATAGGGATGTTCAGTTAAAAAGTTCCCGAAGATATGGATCGCTTGATGCAGCAATAAGATTTTTGAGAGCAGTTAGTTGTGATTGTGAAAGATCAAGATTGACCGATTTTTTATAGTTTGGATGTTCTTTAGCCGTTTTGATCAGTGCGTTTTTATCAAATTCAATAAGCCCTATGTAGGTACTAAAATTTTTATTGATAATTTTTTCTAAAGCGGCTGAAGGTGTTTTTGGATTTTCCGCTACTCCTTTAAGAACAGTAAAGCATACATCGCTCGCTAGAACTTCTAGGATTTCTGGTGGAGTATTTGGCTGTTTTGCTACTCTACAACGAACAACCCAATCCATATCGGTCGATAGGATTTTTAGTGTTTCCGGTGGTGTGTTTGGATTTTCTGCTACCCAATAACGAACATTATCATTCTTATCGGTCGCTAGTTGTTCTAGAACTTTTGGTGGTGTGTTTTGATTACATGCTACCCTCCAACGAACCTCAGGATCCTCATCGGTCGCCAGATTTACTAAAACACAAGGATCAATAATATGTGTAATGATTTCAGCTCTAAGATTTGCGGGCAGGTTGTAAACATCAATAAGCATGGCAGTTCTCCATAATTTTCAATACGATAGCATGAACAGAAGGATCAAAGTTGAGTCAGTAGACAGTTTTAGTACCGTCACATATCATCCGAATCCCGAAATCCAATAAAAACTGGATGTCTAGGTAGATCTTTAACACCTTGCGGAAAGAACTTGTATTTCACATAACTCTTACCGATAAGAGAATCTCTGTTTTTCCAGATATATTCTCTCATTTTATCATCAAGTCCACTACCAACCTTGACTTCACCATAAGATCCAGAAACGACTAGACTTCCGGCAGTATTCATCGGAATCATTCCATCTAAGGCCGATGAACGTTTAGTGTGTCCTAATTCATCAATTTCAGCATCATTTTGATTGCTCATTTTTTCGTGAACATCAATAAGCAAACCTTCGTCATCAGTGAATCGTTTGACTTTTAAAAGAATGTTATCTCTTACCGTAGAACGACCAAATTTATAAGTTCCTGACGGTGATCGTAACATCGTACCTTCAAAACCAGAATCAAGATGGTAATCGTCTAAGATTTCAAGCTCTTCTTGTGAAAGAACTGGTTTACCGAGAAGCTTATGAAGAGTGAAAGGATATTCTTGTTCTAGATTAAACTGAGAGAGTTGCTTCATTCTCGCAGAATAAGAAAGAATTTTATCTAAAGAAGAATCAACATAATCAAAAAGCCAGACAGTAAACTCTGGCTGTCCTTCAATCTTCATAATAGCTGAAGTTGACGATTGAAAGGTATCTCCCGATGTTAGTTCTCCATCCATTCCATCGGGAAGAGCCAAAGAAAGAAGAGATTGAATGTACTTATTGCGAAGAGGTTTAAATGAACGTGAAAGTGCAACACCGTTCACCATCACAAAACGAATACCATCAATCTTTGGAGTAGCGATATAAGGAAATAAAGCTTTCGCTGGATCATAATTTCCAGCGAGCATTGGTTTTTTAATTTGCATTTATTGAACCTATTTTAATTTACCAATAATTCTTTTAGGAGCATCAGGAGACAAAAACTATCAACACTCTTTTTGATGATTAAAATGTGTCCTTGATCGTCAACAATAACTCCATATTTTAAGATGTCATTATCCGAATTTTGCAAAATGATTATATTATTTTCTGTCTTATCCACAATAAGACTATCTGGATGTAATAGATTATGAAAGTTCTTGATTTCATCCTCCGTTAAATCACTAACACATTCTTCACAACATAATGGTTTTAATTCTTCGGTTTCCACTGTCTCATTTATTTCAAAATCAACTTCTCTTGGAAGATCTGTTGTTATCACAAACTTATCGGTATCAATACCATCACATAGACCCGATTCCATATTTTCAATAGCCCAACTGGTATAGTGTTTTTGTGTTGGGGTTATATCCTGATCTTCACAATATTCAAGATACTCTTCAATAGTAAAAGATTCGGTATGATGGAAATTGATAGTAATAGGTCGTAAAGTAATCATAATAAATTTAGTACGGATTCAACATAAGATTTTCACGTAGCTTAGTAAGAACTTCTCCCAACCAATTAGATCCTCTCCAATTTTGTGGATCATGTCGTAAATCATCATATCCACCCAATCCAATTCCCCAAACAATATCAGTTGGTGAAGCCTCAACTAAAAGTGAACCATCGGTGGACAGTAGTTGTTGATAAACTTCCACATTTTGAGTAAACTTGTAGAAGCATCCACGATAAACAATATTTTTAGCTACTTTATTCCATTGATCGGGATTGAAGTTTTTAACTTTTCTACCGAGAGCTTTTTGATCTCCGGGATGTCTAGCTTCCATAATTTTAATGGATGTTTCATGATCACCAAAGGTAAGAGCCTTATGGTACATCATATATTGCTCGGAACAATTATAAGAATTACCATCAGAAAGATCTACAAAAGGCGTATCAGCCCAATTAGACAGATATCCATTATAGAAGAAATGGAAGTTGTTGTATTTTTGAATTAGATTGTAGTCTAGATTTTTCATATCAAAGAAAAGATTGAATAATGTAGTAGTGGTCTTCAAAACATTTTTGTGTTTTTAACTGATCTAAAGGAATCCATAGTGCTTCTGTTGCATCTGATGCACCTTGAACTTCAGGTGGAATTTTATCAGATAGAACAATATTGAATGCGTGTGTTACTGTGCGACCTCTGGTGCTACGTTTAGGAGAATCAAAGTAGCGAGTTGATTTGATAACAAAATTTTCAGGAGAGAGTCCTGTTTCTTCTTTCAGCTCTCGGAACATCGCATATTCTAGACTCGGATCGGTATTTGCATCCAGAAATCCCCCCGGAAGAGCGAGTAATCCTTTACCGGGATAGGCACCTCGCCGAATCATAAGAACATGACCCGAACAAAAGACAACAGGATCAACGGTAATAAACGTGGGCGGAAATGGTAAATTCACATATACTTGTTTATATTTTTCTTCGCATCTACGCTCATTAACTACATGTTGATGCCAAGAACTATTCTTCATGTTATCAAGAAAATTGAAAACTGGTTTCGGAACAACAGCTTTCAAAAAATCAAGATTGGGATTTTCTACGAAGTAGAGTTCTCTAATCTGTGTTGCGCTTAAATTATGTTTAAGTGGAAGCTCAATAAATTCCCATTGAGGAAACATATCAAGATAAAAAGAAGTATCATCTTTCTTACATCCGATGAGAGCAACATTTTTAGAATAAATCGTTGCTTCGTCTACTTTTCGTGAGACATTCTGTGCCCAAACATTATCATCTGGATTATCTCTTACTGGAATAATACTAAAACTCTTTCGTTGTTCTTCTTGATTCTGACTGATTTGATCAATAATGTCTTTAACAGAATCTACAATCGCATCTTTAAAATAGGAAGATTCGTATTGAAAATCGTCCGATTGAAAAGGATTCTTGTATGTTACTGGCTTGAATTGTGATCCTCTAATGAGAATAACATCATCGGTGTACTCATAGGCGGTTTTTACAATCTCCAAATGAGCATTATGGAAAGGTTGAAATCGTCCGATAAAGACGACGGCATCGTATTTTTTCATAATTAAGAAGTTCATTGTTAGTCTGGATGGTTGGATTTGAACCAACGTCTTCACCGCCCCAAACGGTGCCGTCTACCACTGACTTACATCCAGTTGAAATGTTATTTAGTTTACACAATCTTCAATAAGTTCCCAATCTTTACCGTAAGGGTCAATTTTTCTATATCGTCCAGACACGAAGGATTGTGTGCTTAGAGCAATTTGAAGTGCGGTTTCAGTTTCCTTATGTAGTTTATTATATTTTTTTCCATTTCTTCTGAAATGTATTCCCGAGAAGAATAAGTGTCTGTTAAAATTTCATGAATATCTCCGATAACATCACTGTTACCATAAGGTCGTTTTGGATCAATTTCGGGTGCTCCAAACTCACACGTTGACCAACCCACCCACATTTTTTGTAGAAGCTTTAGGTGATTTTCTGTTAGTGTAAATTCCATAATTAAACTTTAACGTGATTCTTGAGGATAATTTTTCTTTTTGTTGAGGCAGTGTTGATAATACAGTTCTTCAAATGAAAATAAGATTTTTGTTGGTAAACTCTTCTGTGTTACTGTAAACTTCGTCATCCACACCAAGAACAATATAAGTAGGATGTTCAACAGTGATATCACCTTCAAGAGTTTTCAACGTAACAATATCACCAACTGGTACTTGAACAAGTCGTGAGAGAGCTTTTCGTTCATAAACACCAGAGGTTTCAGTTTCACTCCATGATTTATAAAAGATGTCAATCTTACAAGGATAAGAGTCACTACCATCAAGAGGTACCATAACATAATCAATTCCTTCTACCGCAGTGAGATCACCATAATCTCGTGCAAACACTTCGGTTCCTTTTGGTGTACGAATGTTTACAAGTGTCTTGCGTTTTGCAAGAACAGGTTCACCATAAACGGCAATAACCTCGGCTGCATTTGCGAAAGTGTAATTCATTGGTTTTTGATTGGAGACTTTAGTAGAATAGCACATCTTATGGGGATTTGTGTGGAAGAGTGGACAGTTTTATGATTGGCTCAGAAGATCCTTAACGAATTGACCTGGTATTGATATACGATATTCACCAGAATCATGGTTTTGAAAATTATTCAGATGGTATTCTCTAATAACGTCGGCTATTTCTAATAGATTTTCTCTATCAATTTTAACTGTTGGGTTATCTTCCACCAAATAGGTTATATATCCACTGCGCTCTTTGAATCCAACATTATAGATGCTTTCATACCAGACAATCTTTCTTTCGGAATAAGGTGAGTTATCTAAACCAGTAAGAAAGTGTAGTGCCTCGTGTTGTGGCCAAAATTCTAAAAGTTCTGATGATGTAAAGATGGGTAGTTTTACATTATAATTTTTAGAAAGATGCTCCAACATTAAGATCTTAATGTATTGTTGCATCGGATCCGGTGGTTGTTTTTTGATAAAATCTTCTAGTGGAAGATCATTAAATCCCAGGAACGTTTTCATTGTTCAAGATATAATGTGTGTAGATCATAAAACGAATGCTGATTACCATCCACTAGAGCTGATGATAATTTAGTATGTGGATTAATCGTGATTGATGATACTGTCCCGATAGGATTATTACTTCTTTTCTTCCACACTCTTCTACCAATCAGATCACTTTCTGATAATCCTGAGTTAGATACTTTTACTAGAGGAGGTTTAATGTGTTTTTGTTGTTCGCAACCATTTCCTTTGATTGTATTACATCCAGAACACATAGGCTGAAGATTATCAATTTCAGAAGATCCACCAAGAGATTTCGGAACAATGTGATCTACAGTTAAGGGATATAAATCTTCAGTATAAAGATCCCAATGTGTAGTTCCACCACCATCTTTACCGAGAATTAATCTAGTTCCCAATTTATCACAAGTTACACACTTTGCTCCTTTATGATAAAAGACTCTTAGACGACGATGTTCCTTGAAATTGACTAAATCTGAAAGTGGAGCTTCTTGAAGAATCTGATAATGAAAAACTTGAACTTTCATAGATCCAAATAAAGAATACGATCAGCGAGATTCCAAGAATCACTCAAAGGATTGGTACTGTAATCGCAGATAAAACCATAAATCAGACGAGTGAGATCATGATGTCTGCGACATTTTTCTTTATTATTGTGAAGATACATTGCTAACTCCACATAAGGAAAAGAAGAATCGTAATCATGAATCGTTTTTTCTAGTTCATCCATCTCATAAATGTCAAGGTTTCTAATGCAATTTTCTTCGTCTACTGCTCCAGACTTAACACGAAGAGAAATTCCTGATTTAAAAGTTAATATAAAATATTCTTCTTTCCATTCGTCATAATCGTCTTCTACATTTTCATATAAGTTTTTATACGAAACAATATCGCCATTATCAACGAGTTTTTTGAGAATGTCCATGTTATTATTCGGTTAATTCAAAAACAAGATGAGAATCATATAAAGAATGAGATTTGATAATTAGAGATGAACCCGAGGGGAAAACCAGTGTACACTCTTCGCTATCGGGTGTTGGCAATAAATGTCTAACATCTTTTTTCCTTTTACCCCAACGATCAGTCTCTGTTATTTCTTTTCGCTTATATCTCAAAATATCTCCACGTTCAACAAGTTTTTGAAGAAAGGTTTCACAGTCCATAAGATTCTCATTTACTGGTACATCATAGTGTATCGTGAGGAGTGATCAGATCCCAGTGTGACAGTTTTTGATGTGTCCACTTATTTTCCTAATCTCCGAAATACTTTCTTTCCCAACTGTACCACTTTTCCATCTGAATCTAATCTGGAAGTTGTGATTGTCGCCATTCTTTCATAATTATTCTCTTCTTAAGTTGTTTTAAACATATCTGGAAACTGATCTGGTTTCAGTTCTATTACATTATAACCAGATACATCTTCGGGATCAATAAGGCCAAAATCATCCATAATTCTCATAGCTACCACACCAGCAAACATATCATGAATATAATCACCAAAATCATCTTCCGTTAACAAGTCATCATGTTGATGTTTAGTTGGGCTGAAGCCAACATAAAAACTAATCTTATATACTCTCATAAATTCTGATCTATTAGACATCTCTTTTTCAATGTCTTTTTGTATATTCAATAGTTCTTCATAAGATAATTCAGTCAAATTAAGCTTGCTCATTAAATATCCTCTCAAATTCCGCTAAATAAGTTTCTTTTTTGTTTAATGGGTGATCATCATACCACTCACCAAGATCTCTTGATTCCATGGTGATTACAGTGGGATAAAGATCTTTCATGTCTTCTATTCTATAACGAATTTCTTCATCTGATTGATAATCCCCAAAATCAATAACTTGTAGGATGATTTTATAGACTTTTGCATTCATTGGTTTTCAAATAACTTTTTGAGTCTGCTGTATTCTTTAAGATCTAATTCTTGTTGTTTGATTTTTAATTGTTTTTCTTTCGCTATTCTCTTCTCATATTCTTCATCTGTTTCCATTCTATTTCTATAGACTAATATTACAGGGTATTTACCAGCATCATATTGATAAGATATTGTGGTGCAGCGTACTCTATCCCAACCTTTTTCTTTGTATGATTGTAGTTGGGATATAGCCGAATCAATATCACCATCCAAATCAATTATTTGCTCTTCATGGATCGTAATTCTACTAATTTTCTTCATGATTACTCCATTTAGTAATACCAGTTCCAAACATAAATCCCCCCACCCAAAGAAACACGAGTCCATTGGGCAATAATCCAATAATAGTGAGTAACGATCCTGTGGTCATTACGATCATTGATGTTGTACGTTTGTCCATAATTAATTTATTAAATTGAGATATTGTTGATTGTTACTCATAATTTGATAAGCTGTTCTTGAATTTTAATATATTTCTTGATGTATTGTGGTGTGTTTGGATTTCTTGTTACCCGATAACGAACAAAATAACTCTCATCGGTCGCTAGTTGTTCTAGTGCTTTTGGTGGGGTGTTTGGATTTCTTGCTACACTACAACGAACATCCCATTCTTCATCGGTCGCTAGTTGTTCTAGTGCTTTTGGTGGAGTGTTTCGGTTTAGTGCTACCCGATAACGAATATAGCAATCATCATCGGATGCTAAAAGTTTTAAGACTTTTGGTGGAGTATATTTTGTTTTGGCGAGATAATAAAATAAATCATCTCTAAGCTCTTTAATAAGCCAGCCCATAAGCGATGTTTCATCCAACTTGATCATTCTTGCATATCTGAACTGTTTTAATGCTCTTCTGTGTGACAGTTCATAAAGCGTCAACGAGAATATCTTTAAGAACATTAAGACGATTGTGATACTTTTCTATTACATGAGTCGGAGTCTTATCGTTAAATGTTGAATCGCTTAAAATATTTTTTAGTTTGTGATATTCTTTTCGTTGTTGTTTGAGCAATTTAGCTTTTTGTCTTTGTTCTATCTCCAACGAACACAATATTTCTCATCGGTCGCTAGAAGTTCTAAGATTGTTGGTGTGGATGGATCTTTAGCTTGTTCAAGTTTGTTCATAATGTCGCCAGTTGTGCTTGAATTTTGAGATACTTTTTGATGTAGCGAGGTGTGTTTGGATTATCTGCTACACCACTACGAACATAAGAAGCCTCATCGGTCGCTAGTTGTTCTAATATTTTTGGTGGTGTATTTGGATTATGTGCTACCCACAAACGAACACCAGAATTCTCATCGGTCGCTAGAATTTCTAGAGTTTCTAATGACGTGTTTGGGTTTCGTGCTACCCACAAACGAACACTATAATGCTCATCGGTCGCTAGTTGTTCTAGGGCTTTTGGTGGTGTGTTTGGATTATTTGCTTCTTCAATACTAACCCAATAATCCTTAATTTGTCGGGTCATGATGTTAGAAAGATGGTTTAATGATTAAAAAGATCTAATACTCTAGACTCTAATTCTTTGTATCCTGCGTCAAAACCTTCTCTATAGCCCCTTCTATCTCCTTTCTCATGTCCATACTCATAACATCTATGAGTAAATTTTTTCAAGATTTCCAATGGTTCTAAATCTTGGAGATCATCAACATTAAAATAACGTTGATACTGATTAACAAATTGGAGAAGTTCTTCCTTGGTCATAATAGATTTAATTCGGCCCATAAAGGTTTAGTAAGTTCTTTGATCGCTTCTTCTGTGGCGATTTTAACTTGGGATTCTAAGATTTTTAACATTTATTAATCACGCTTAAAGTTGCGACATTTATTTGCTTGATTAGTAAGTGCAGCAAATACCGCACCAGAATCAATTTTTCTAGCAGAGAAATGATTGTCAATCCAATTTCTAACACATAAAATTTTGTCGGCCATTTGATGGCGAGGATGACTATGATGTGCTCCCGCTTCCATCATTTCTTGCCATAGTGAACTTTCTTCTCTAAGATGCTCTTCAATTTTATTTACAGAATGTTCAACTGAAGAAAGAATATCTTTAATACTATCCAAAAGTTCACGATTAGTTTCAGTTTCATTACAAGCAAGAAATTTTTCTACCGAAATAGGATAATATGAATGTTGCCAACAATTAATGGCGGCAACATAATTACCTTCTTTTAGATATTTTTTGATATTATCAAAAGTTGAACGTTGATAATGTTTAACAAATTGGAAATGTTCTTGCATAATCAAAGATTATCTTCAATGTAATCGGCAATTTGTTCAAAAGTGTAATTATCTGTATCATTAAGTTCTATTAGCTCGCCCTGTTCAAATTCTGTTAAATTCGCCCACTGAGAGATATTTTCGGGTAAATATTTAAAGTCCTCATCGGGAAATGGAATATAAATCTTTTTAGATGGACGATCAATAGGAGTCCATTGTCTTGATTCATTCAGATCACATAAAACACCAAGACAACAATAATATTCACCTTCACGAAGATATGCTTGACCTTGTTTGTACTTTCCAGATCTAAGAGCCTGGATCCATTTTGTTTTAACTTCTTGATTCATAATCAAAGATTCTCCTCAATGTAATCGGCAATTTGTTCAAAAGTGTACCTAGATGTATCATTAAATGTCGCTAATACATCTTCTTGATGAGATGTTAGTTCTGCCCATTCAGATATTTTATTGGGTAGACATATATAGGAATCATCTGGAGATGGCTTATAAATATTTTTTACTGGATTATCAAGGACTTCCCAATCCGTATCTTCATTCAGATCACATAAAACGCCAAGACAACAATAACAGTCTTCACTGCGAAGAACACCAAAACCTTGTTTGTACTTTCCAGATCTAAGAGCCTGGATCCATTTTGTTTTAACTTCTTGATTCATAATAAGAGTTCCTCGTTGAATAAAATTAGTGTAGCATCCAAACTGATCGTTTGGGTGATTGGTGTGCCAGTTTACCGATTGACTGGAAGTGTCGCAAAACCAACATTTTCTCTGATAGTACCATCTGAATTTTTTAGAATAACACTTCCACCCTCTTCCTTAGTTTCATATGATACTCTGTAAAGTGCCATCGCTCGGTAGAAAATCTCATCATCCGAAAGACCTGTTTTATTTTGGAGATATCTCATATCTCTAAGAAGAGGTGGTGATATTAATAAGTTAAGTCGTTTATATCCTCTTAGATGATCAAAGTCTTCTAAAATTCGTAAAATTTTGCGATAATCAAAAACATACCACAATAGTAGTACGCTCATTGAGCCAAAAAGAAAGCCGTTAATAAAGTTATCAAACATCGTTCAATTTCTCTTTTCTGTGATATTGGTTTTCTCTGCCTCTGGAACACCATGCTTATTAATGTATTCCAGAATTGCATCTGCTAATTGTCTACTGAAATAGATAATAAAAGGATTATAGTCATCTTCATCCCACCACTTCCAAACTCCTTTCACACGCTCAATGGGCAAGACCATATGAGTGTCTTCTTGTCCGTTGAAGCGGGTTTCGCTAACGATGGCTTCATCACCGTTGATGCTGTGGATCTCAATCACTTGTCCGAGTACCTCAAAGCGGTAGGAAATGTGACGGGTATAAGGATGTGATTCGCTCATGTTTTCTCCTGTGTAGTGGTGGTGGTGTTGCCTTCCAGTTCGGTGGCGATGGCAAGAAATTTGGCGCGTGTTGCCTCATCCTGATGGTGACAATCAACAGCCCATTGAAACACTGATATATCTGTAAAGTCGTTTCGTTGTGGAGGCTCGGATTCTGGCACCACCCGATCCACAGCCGCACGGATGGCAGCGGCGGCCATTGGGCTGGCGATCACGTGAAACGGCCAGGCAGCGCCATCAGCGACAGCATCCAGCACCGCCTGAGCATCGGGGGAGAGGGGTAGGGGTGTGGTCATCGGGTTTCCTCATGGACAGAAGAAGTGGGATTACAACTCACTAACAATCTAATAGCTGATTTTAGAACATCGCGGTGTAAGTAATCCATAATACCATCTCCATAGTAAAGGCGAGTTCCATATGGTTGTAATTCCCAGAAGGAGTTTGCATTAGCAAGACCCTCCAAACCATCTTGCCCAAGAAACACGCCATCTGCAGTTAAAATGTCACTGACCGAAATTTTCTCTGTTTGTAGTGCTAATTCCTCTGCCGTAAATTCTGGCTCAGATTGAGATAGTAGTTTCTCAGTGCGTTCAATTACTTCCCAAGAAAACTCACAGTCTCTGCAATGAAGCTTCAGTACATCAACTAGGTCAACACAAAGAGAACGAAAAGTGTCACTCATTTAATAAGTCTCCAAAATTGTGAACGAAAATAAAGATCAATCGTTATCTGAACAATATCTAGCATAAACCACCCAGAGATGAATTTGGGTGGCAGTTGTGACAGTTTAACAACCGTCTGAATTAAAGATTGATAGATTTAAGTGATACATCTTGGCTAGCATCAATCAATTTCTTAAGAGCTTCTTTTTGTTGTTTAGTTACTTCAAGAGTCTCTTTTGGGTTATGGTTTGGATTTAGTTCTACTCTCCAACGAACACAATATTCCTCATCGGTCGCTAGAATTTCTAAGACTTTTGGTGGAGTATTTGGATTATTTGCTACACAACAACGAACACCATGATATTCATCTATGGCTAGTTGTTCAAGGGCTTTTGGTGGAGTATTGGGATTTTGTGCTACAAAATAACGAACATCAGGATTCACATCGGTCGCTAAGATTAGTAGTGTTTCTTCTGGTGTTTTGGGATCTTTGGATAGTAAAATTTTATCTGATTCGGAGCAACATTTTTTTACTTTTACTTCGGTAAGAACTTTATCAAAGATTTCTTGAAGTTCTTCTAGTGAGATTTGCATGATAGTTTTAATTTACTTTCAATAAGGATTAGTTCGGCTTTGACTCTTTCATAATCAGTTTGACATTTTAAGACGATATCTTTTGGTGCTTTTTCTTCAAAATTAGGATTAGAAAGTCTGTTGGATAAAGTATTATATTCTTTTGTTAGTTTGGTAAATTGTCTCTGAAGATTATCAGTCAGACAATTATAATCAGCGTATTCTACCTTTACCGGTGTATTTTTTGACCAAGAAAATTTTTGTTCTTTGAATTGAGATTCTGTGTAAACATCAACTCTTTTTAATGAAGGAATTAAGAGATTATAATAATTTTGAAGTTTTATCTTTGAAAGGGGAGATTCAACGGGGATTAGAATTCCGATGCCTTCTATTGCCCATAACCATACCATATATTTTTTGATAATATTATCTTCTGGACGATATTCAAGATTTACAATGCCTATCGGATTCGGATAAGAAAAATAACACCACCGCCGCTTCATTACCTTTACATTTTCTTCGCCGTATATTTCACTATAGAAGTCGTAATCATCACCAGAAAAAGCGAATCCTAGACACACAGCCCAGTCTGGAGATTCTGCCCATGAAGGTTTTTGATTCATGCTAAAATTGTCCAATAATATGATCCATCTCTTCATAGAGATTTAGATATTCTTTTTCTACTCGGATAAAAGTTTCAATAAATTCATCTAAACTCTTAAGAATCTCAAACTCATAAACGAATACTTCACCATCAAAAGAATCTACTTCTTTTAAATCTAGATCTCGTATAACACCTTCTTTAAAATCTGAATCGGATGGATGTCTTAGAACGACTTTAGGTCCAAGTTCAAATTCGTGTCCATTTGGATTCTTTCTTTTGATATTAAGATAAGTGAATTCTGCATGTTTCTCATGATAAGTGAGAGATGTGTAAAGACTGATAAAAGCTTCAAAACCATAATAAGATCCCGCGAGATAAAATGGAAGCACTGCATAGGGATTGATATTATTATCAATAATCCATTGAAGTAGTTTAGCAGAATTATCGGTTCTAGTCAAAATGTCAAGAAAATATTTTCTATCTTCTTCAAGACTTTCGTTGAGCTTGTGGTAAAAATCTTGGCGCTGTTGATTCATAATAAAATTCTTCGTTGTCTAAAAATAGTATAGGGCACCCGGAATGATTTCTGGGTGCCGGTTTCTTATCCACCTACAATCTCTAAAGAAGTTCCACACTCAGAACAGAACTTTGAGGTTACAGGATTAGTTGTTCCGCAAGTTTTACACTCTAGTTTAGTCTTGATGGTAACAGGTTCTCTTACTTTTTTGTTCTCTTTTGTTTCACCCAAAAGTTTAATAACCATCACATGAGAGCCACCAATTGATCCTCTCCAAGAAGTAGTATTAAATTTTTGATTACTCTTGGAACCCTCTACAGTAATTCCAGTTTCAGTCTGAGAGGTTAACTTAGCTGTTGGTCCCGAATTGATGTTCATACTGCGATATGAACATTCATTAATAAAATTATTTTTTTGTGCTTTTGGATATTTAAAATCGTATAAAGGAGCATAAGACATCTCATACTCATAACGAATTGTAATCAAACCATCTTCTAGTTTAATTCCACGATGATCTTCAATTTTAGAAGTTCGTTCAATAAATTTAAAGCGATTTCCTTCGGAAAGATTACCATTACGAATGAATCGTTCTAGATCAACAGTTTGGAATGAATCAATAACAAGACCACCATCAGTAACATTTTGTCCGTCAATTTCAACTGTTACTTTGGCTCTTGTTGTATTGAGATTTTTAAGACGAATTTGATATTCGGAACCGAAGGGAAGATAAACAGTGTCTCCAAACTCCCGGAGAATTTTATTGTTTACCTTGATTGTTGCGGCAAATTGATTTGAGTACATCATTTGTTTCCTTGAGATCACACAGACTAAGTGATCGTTTTTGTTGTGTTAAAGTCTGTTGGATATTATTTATCCAGATAGAAGAGGCTGGATTTGAACCAACATCAAAGCTTTTCCTTAGAATTTTTAATGCTGAATCATCTTTTACAAGATGCTTTTTGTTTCTAAGCTCGCCTCAACCAATTGGGCTACTCTTCTAATGAGCTAGATGATTTTTGTTTTCTAAACCAATAAGAAAGTTTTGAAATTGCTGAATCATCTAATGGCGGACCTGGGAATTGAACCCATATTCCTCCGGGTTATGAGCCCGACGTGACTACCGTTACACTCGCCCGCTGTTGGTTATTTTGTATCAATAATGTTCACTTTGGGTTTTTCTTGACCAATAGAAGGAGCTTCTACAGTAAAATTAAGATTTGGATACTGAGATTTCGTATTCTTGTATTCTTGTTGACAAATTGTGGGATTTTCATTACAGTAGATAACAGTCATGTCCCTCATAGCATCAGCTCCCAATTTTAAGCCACTAAAGAAAAGAATAACTGATACAATTAGTGATGAGAGTAAATCAACGATGATAGTGAACATTTTTGAGAGTTGAAAGAGTTGTTTAACTAGATGATTTTGTTTTCTTAGCAGAGAAATAAATGCTGAATCATCTAACGCCGTGTCTAGGATTTGAACCTAGATTACCTCCGGGACAAGGAAATTTGTAATGCTGTTAAAATCTCAACGAGATTTGTTTTATAGGCGTCCTATCAAGTTAGACGAACACGACAGTAAACAAGATAGTTGTGATGAACATGATGGCATTCGTGTTAAATTTGCTGAACTATCTTTGTGTTTGAGTATAAAAATATGAAAAGACTAGATGATTTTTTGTTCCTAGCAAAGAAAGAATTGCTGAATCATCTAATGGGCGGACTAGGACTTGAACCTAGGACCCGGAGATTTTGTATTTATAATGCTGTTAAAATCTAAACTAGATTTGTTTTAAGTGCTCTACTGCTCTACCAACTGAGCTACCCGCCCGTTAAACAAGATGGTCTTTTATGTACCCAAAACATAGGAGAATTGCTGAACCATCTTAAGAATTTATCAATCAGGCAAAAACTTCACCAATCGGAGCATAACGTTCTACATAAAGGTTATCCATCATAACATCCACAGGAGATACGATTTTACCGCTCAGAACAGACTTCAGAATAGCAGGACTACAACCAGAAACTAATGCGGTTCCAGTGTCATCAGCTTGAATCGGAACATTAGCACTTGCGTTTACATTCCAGAAAATAAGCTGAGGCATCTCATAACCAGACTTCCGATACATTTTTTGAATTTGCTCAAAGTTAGTACGCTTATTGGATCTACATGCCACATCAAATTGCATATCGGAAACAATAATCAGTTTTTGGGGCATGTCTTTAGCAGCGACATTATTCTCAGTTGCAGCTTTCAGAATGGTATTAAAGACTGCAATCAGATCAGTATTCATACCCCATTCAGCTCCTTGTAGATAACGAATTTTTTCTTCAATGTTGTTGCCTAGAATAGTTTGAAGTTTTGGAGCTTGAGAGAAAGTCAGAAATTTATTCTTCCAGATCTTAGATGGATTACGCTCAGCAATATACATTGCAAGCGAGATGGAAACTGCCATTGGCATACCACTATTATTCATCATAGAACCAGAAACATCGGCAACAACAAGACCATTAAATTCTAGATCTTCCATGTAATTGGGCAAGGCATTCCATTGAAGTTCAAGAGTCTTATCATTACGAGCACCTTGAAAAAGATACTTATTAACAATATCATAAGGATACAGTGTTCCCGCATTGATCTTAGCTTCACCTTTCTCTACTCGTGAGAGATAATCTGAATAACGAGTCTCATCATGCTTCTTAAATGCCTTGCGATACATGAATGCTGCACGAGAAGGAAGATGCTCGTAATCAATAACACTCCATTCTTTCGCACACATCGGAGTTTCAACAATCTTGATCTTAGCCCGAAGTGAAGAAAGATTTTTGCGATATTGACGTTCAGACCAACCCATATGAGCTGCGATCAGCCTACCCAGTCGCTTACTATCTTTAGATGATGCATTGATAGAAGGAAGCCATTTGGCAAGCAGCGAAGTCTTATCGCTACTCATATCCGTCTTCAGTTGAGTTTCAATGGTTTTCAAGACTTCATTCCAAACTGGAGTATTCTCTAGACACAGAAGATCATCCCAGCGACCATAATAAGGAATCAAAGACACCAAACGTGTTGCGATTCTTGGATTCTTATGAGCAAGTTTAGGCATCAGTGCTCGGAAGACTGCGCGTTCACCTTGACTTGCTCCGCGAATATCACGAGAATAGAACAGAATTCGTACTGCCGTTTCTGGATGTTGTTCGTATGCCGCAAAGAATAGACGCTCTGCTAGAGTGAGATTATTACGACAAGCACCAATGGAACCGTAGAGATCAAGACATTCGTTTTGAGTTGATTCGTATGCCTTTGCACCATTTGCGGTGATCGTATTATTCATTTCGGTAGAAAGAGCGTTCATAAAAGTCATGGTATTCTCCAAGTTAATGTGTGTTATCGGTGCGGAATTAACTTAATTCAGATAGCGGCGATTCTTTGGCTCAAGATGTTTTCGTAACCAGTCATAAAAAGCTCTTGAGCTTTCATGCGCACTCGTTCGGCTTCAGGTAGATCTTTAAAATAAGGATTATCAAAAAAGCGGCGAAGATCAGAAAGACGTTGAGAAAGTTCGGAATGCTCATCAATCATTCGTTGTTGATGAGGCTCTAGTGATTGGGTTGGATTCATAATTAGTTTGGGTGATTAAACAAGATGAGTTTTTTGGCTTGGTTTTCTTAAAAGGAAAGAGCGAAGGGAATTGCTGTCTCATCTTTGAACTTGTTCAATCTAGCATGGAGGAGCTAGTTTGTCAAGAGGCAGTGGACGGTTTCAGGATTGGCTGGAAACAAGATAGAGTATCACACAGAAAAAATAAGAAGTCCCGAACGATTACCATAATTGACATTTTTTCTTGATTCCATATTTGGCCACTCTACAGTTTTTACAGTGTCTTCATCTTCGTCATCCACTGGCAAACAGCCCCAATTATAGTCTTGAGTTTTTCCATCAACAAATGCATAGGTTCTATCAGTAGTAAAACTATCGTTCCATGGCCACGGCCAACCTTGTTCTACTGATGTCCAATCATCTCGTTTTTCTGAAATTAACTTAACAGCACTACGAAATTCTTCTTCAGTTTTCGCTTTCATTAAAGAGCAATCTGGTTTTACTTGCCATTCATAACCATCCCATGCAACACTTCCTAACCATTCGGCGTTAGGTCCAACTCCAACGTAAAAATCAGCTCTAGTTCCCATAGTTTATACCTTAAATACGAATAATTTCATTTTTTAATTCAGAAATGCGTTTCTCATAATAAGAAACCATTAATTCTTTTGATTCTTTAACTAATAAATCAGTATCGTGTGTCGGATGACAATTGCAATATTCCCATAATTTATTAGTAAGTTTCTCACACATAGTAAAAAGTTCATGTTCCATAATGATCATAGATCCTCACCAAGTACAAAACGCACAAAGCGTCTAACAACAATATTCTCACCAAATTGAGCAGAAAAGTTCTTGATTAATGTTTCAACTGTAATGGTAGAATCTTTAGCATAAGGTTGGCTCATAAGCGTAACTTCTTTGAGTTTCTTACCAACTCTTCCTTCTACAATCTTTTGACGAATTGCTTCTGGTTTATTGGCCAGATCAGCTTTACTCATTTCAAGAGCAGTTTCAGAATCAATAAAACTCTGAGGAATATCATCTAGACTGATACCTTGAACATTAGGACATGCCGCAATCTGCATTCCAATGTTACGAATCAGTTCTTGAAATTCCGGTGTCTTTGCAACAAAATCTGTCTCACAAAGAATCTCAACCATCACACCAACTCGGCTGCCAGTATGAATATAAGTTCCGATTGCACCTTCGGTAGTAGATCTACCGATCTTACCATCGGCTAGTGTAATTCCTTTTTGTCTGAGCCAAAGTATTGCACCTTCTTGATCTCCTGAAGAAGATTTGAGTGCTTCTTTACAGAGCATCATTCCGGCTCCGGTTTTCTCTCTGAGAGTCTTAACTTGTTCTGTAGTGATCGTCATGGATAAAATGTTCAGGATGTTCTTGTGGTTTTACTTCTTCAATAATGATATATTGATTTTCTCTCCAACGTTGTAAAGCATAATATTCAATCTCACTTTCTACAATAAGATGAAGATGACCGTTTCTTTTAAGTTCAGCTTTCATTGATTGTTCCACTCGTGAACAATAATTGGTCCATTTCCATAATTTCCTTTTTCGCCATAACCATCTGCAACTAATGTGAAGAGTGTTTTATTTTTTGTTCCCTTAAAGATCTGATTTGGATTATCTGTTTTTCGGGGCCAAATAAAGTAACTAAAATCCTGACCACAAAAACTTCCTTTGGGTATCATTGTATAAACAGTCATATTAATAGAGATTTTCAATAATAGGAGATAGTTTAATAATTTTTATCATAGGGAGATCAATTTTTGATACAATGAATTGACGAAGAAATTCCTCATCATTTGCTAGTAGTTCTAGGGCTTTTGGTGATGTGTTTGAATTCAGTGCTACCTTCCACTGGATACCATTATCCTTTTTGGAAGCTAGTTGTTCTAGGATTTTCGGTGGTGTGTTTAGATTTTCAGTTTGTTGTGGTTCTGTTGGTGTCATGGGATAACAATTCAGTGGTAAATTTTATTTATAAGGCGGTGTTGAGCAATTTCACTGATCTCATTAGTTTCGTCGTTTACCATGAGTTCAAGTGTTTCTTTGATGGTATTATTATGGTTTACAACAGCTTTTCGGAATTCCACTAGACTATCATTAGCATATACTTCAAGAATATAAAAAGGTGTATGATTTGTTTTAATGACTTCCAAAGCCGAGTTCTTATCTTCTAGGTATAGTAACGTATGCCATGCATTAATATCAATATTTTCTAATCTTTTTTCCTCAAGATATTTCGCTCTCCATTTTTCAAAGAATTTTTTAATGAAATTTTTCATGATTGAACTCGTTATTTGGGGAAATATTAACCTAGATTAATATCCTTTAGAATAGGATTTTGTGTGGAAATGATTAGATCTTTTAGTGCTTGTTTTTGTTTTTTAGTGATTGTTATTGTTTCGGGTGGATCATAGTTTGGATGTTTTTCTACATAGTGCTGAATCATGTAATCATTTGTTGCCGACAAAATCAATAGTGTTTTTTGTGTTGCGTTTGGATTTTGTACTACAGCTTTAAGGACATCCCACTCATTATCGGTCACTAGAAGTTCTAGAGATTTTGGTGGAGTGTTTGGATTATATGCTACCCCCAAACGAACATGAGAATACTTATCGGTCGCTAGAATTTCTAGGGCTTTTGGTGGTGTGTTTAGATTTTTTGCTACACGCCAACGAACCCAAGAATGATTATCTATCGCAAGAGATTCTAGAGTTTTTGTAGGTGTGTTTGGATTTTCTGCTACCCCACAGCGAGAATGAATACAATTATTTGTTGCCAAAAGTTCTAGAACTTTTGTTGAAGTTTGAGGATCGCTAGCCAATTTATATTTTTCATTCGACGATAAACCCGAGATATCAGGCTGGAGTTCTTTAATAACTCGCTTGACGATTTCTGTTACTTGGTCTTCAGTGTAGATCATTTTTGTTTATAGTAAAAGTGAACGATACGGTTTTATTAGATTGATCGTCAATAGTGTGAAGTGTCAAATCAAAAATATCTACTATGTTATAAACGACACCATCACATTCAATAAAATCACCAACTTGTGTTGAGTGTGAAAGGTCTTCTTCTTTAAAAAAATGAAAAGTGGGGTTAAAAGGTTTCATGATTCACACCTACTAATAAAGATGCTAATAACATTATTTTCACCCGGAGTAAGATTAAAACTCCGTTCTTTTACAATAAAAAGAAATTCATCAAATATAATATAATCACCAACTTGCGGTAAGTGTGGAAGTTCTTCTTTTACAAAAAGAAGAGAAGCTTTTTCATAATCTTTAAAGTGAATCATAATCTTTTCGGTTTTACTCACTAATACTAACACAACCAAAGGCTCTACAAGATTGAGCTGTGACAGTTTGATAATCGTCACATAAACCAGCTAGGATTTACTGTTTCTTCTGGGATCCAATGAGATACAACTGTTCTTACTATTGGTTTTGTTGGTCTATATTGCAGTGGAACATCAGTCCATCTAGAATCATCCAGTGATAACAAAATTCTCTGTCTTTTAACATAAGAGCCACTCTTAAAAAATTCAGGCAATTCTTCCCAAGGTGTGCCATTTTCTCTTAGCATCTCTTTCATCTTCTCTCCAGATTTTTTATGAAGTTGAGAATGAGAAAAGAAATTTCTTGCATACATGGAAACAGAATTCTTTCTCGCATCTTTAAATCTCCATAAGTAATTCTCATAAACCCAATGAAGATCAGGAACACTCCAGACTCTTGCATCAAATGCAGGATAGACCCCGACTTTCTCAGGTAGATAATTAGCTAGATTACCAGAGAAGAAAGAACTAGCTTTTGATGATAAAATAGATGCAATTTTATAAAACTTTCCACCAAACCAAAATTCTCTATTAGAAAAGTTTTGTTTATCCAAATACCAATAAAGAGTAATCTCATCGGATTGACAATAACCCAATAATGCTTCGCTTTCTTCAACAAGGTATTTTGTTGTTTCTAGCATAAGATCACAAAATCTTTTATCAAAAGGTCTTTCAAGTGATCTTGTAAAGTTACTAAAACAGTTACCATCAAGTCTTGCCATAAGAGGAAGATAAGGATCGGCTTTTCTTCCGGCTTCTTGTTGTTCTAGTTGTTTTAGCTTATTACCCAATTCATCTTCAGTCATTGTTTTTTGAGATCTCTTTTATGTTTCGCTATACGTTTTTTAATTTCTTTTTTATTATATGGACTTAAGTTGGGATTGTCTAGAACGTATTCCAAATATTGATATTCTTCTAATATTTTAGAATCGTGTGTTATGTTTGAATGATAATTATATCGGAAAAGATTATTGGCATAAAAATATTCTGATTCTAGAATTGTAGAAACAATTTTTTTGCTAAATTTCTTATAATTATCAATGATATATTCTTGGATTGAATGTGCTAATAAGTTATTGACGATCGCGGTTGTTATGTAATCCTCTGATAATTCAGATATAGCACCAATAATAAATCCTACTTGCTGGTTAAGCTCAAAACGAAGTTCGTCAATTTTATTATCTAGATCTGAAATTTTATCTTCAAGGTCAGAGATTTCCATAAATGATAAAGGTAACGAATTAAACGACCCAGGCAGGATTCGAACCTGCGACATATCGGGTAGAAGCCGACTACTCTAATCCGCTGAGCTACTGGGCCATGTGTCTTTAACAACTTCTAAACAATAGCACACTCAACCGTATTTATGGTGGAGTGGTGGTCAGTTATGAAAGTGTCTTAAGATGTTTTTGAATTTTAATATACTTTTTGATATAATGTGGGATGTTTGGATTTTTTGTTACATAATAACGAACATAATAATTCTCCTCAGTCGCTAGTTGTTCTAGGGCTTTTGGTGGTGTGTTTAGATTATTTGCTACTACACAACGAACATTATAATCCTCATCGGTCGCTAGAAGTTCTAAGACTTTTGATGGAGTATTTGGATTATTTGCTACTTCTTCACGAACCCAATAATCCACATCATTTGCTAGAATTTCTAGGGCTTTTGGTGGTGTGTTTGGATTTTGTGCTACATTATAACGAACACCATAATTCCCATCAGTCGCTAGTTGTCCTAGTGCTTTTGGTGGTATGTTTGGATTTAGTGCTACGTTACTACGAACATAAGAATCTTCATCGGTCGCTAGGTGTTCTAGAACTTTTGGAGGTGTGTTTGGATTTTGTGCTAGAGTGAGCTTTTCAATAACATTCACAATAAATCCACCTTCATCAGAGGTTCAAAATCGTGGCGCCATTTCATTCTATCATAAAACGTAATAACACTTTCATTCACTTCAACACTCTCATTAAATTCATAAGGGAACAACATAACATTTTCGGATCCTTTATTCTTCAATTTAATGATCAGGCCCTCATCATTAAGATCAAGATTCATTCGGTATGTGTCTTCATCAAAAATAACATGCCGATACTTTTTCAGTAATCGGTATGCCTCAAGAAGTGAAATCGTTTTCATTGCCAATACTCGTAAAGAAATCCGTTTTCAGTTGAATAATGAATGTGTCTAATGGACGAATAAAAATTCAAAATTAGATGAGTGCAGATTCTACAAGGTCTTGCCATTCTCAACTTTCTGGAAGAATACTTCCCCGAAAGACGACAAACAACAATCGTGTCGGCATCACCATTTCTGATTTGTTTGATGGCAAGTGTTTCAGCATGTCCAAAAACTCGTTTAGAGTATTCTGGTTTGTTGTAGACCAAGGATGCTCTGTTAGAGATTCTGAATTGAAAGGCATCAGATTTTTCATAGTTGTTACAAGCAGCAGCGACGACTTTGTTTTTTTTAAGTAAAATTGCACCCATTCGTTTGGGACCGTTGCTAGCCATAGCTACAGCAATAACTTGATCCAAGATTCTATTCTTCAAAAAAGAAACCGAAGGAACAATAAATTCCTCGTTTTTATAGATCATGAAAAATATCAGCCAAAATCTTTTCGTCGGTATCTTCGTTTAGAATGTAAAGAGGTGAATGATTTGAAAAACAAGAGAGAAGAATGTCAATTTCTTTAACGATCTCAACAGACGCTTGCACTGTTTCGTTCGCATCAACATCAAGATAATGTCGTGAAACAACTTGATTGTGATGCGCTTTGAGGCGCATGAGAGCATTTTCAACAAGCTTGGTCTGATTGTCATTTAAGATGTTCATGAAGTCAATTTAACTAGAATTACTATAGGGTAGACAAGGTGTGGTTAGGGACGAAAAGGGACAGTTTTCATACCGTCCACTCCTCTATGATCTTATTTGTTGTATTATCAATAATAGATGCACATCCATAATAAGATGCCATTGATTCCATTACAGAATGTGCTTCATCTAAAGAATCTGTTTGAAATGATTCAGTGTGACTTCTAACGGTATAACGCTTCATAATCTAGATAGTTGTTCTTGAAGTTTAAGATACTTCTTGATGTATTGTGGAGTGTTTGGATTTTGTGCTAGCCATATACGAACATATGGATCCTCATCGCTCACTAGAATTTCTAGCGCTTTTGGTGGTGTGTTTGGATGTAGTGCTACATTCCAACGAACATACCAATAATCATCGGTCGCTAGTTGTTCTAATGTTGTTGGTGGTGTGTTTGGATTTTTTGATACACCCACACGAATATAAGAGTTCTTATCGGTCTCTAGTTGTTCTAGAGTTGCCACATCATAAACCATATCAATCAGCCCAAATAGCCCAAAGAATAACCTTCAGAATCAAAAACTTCTACCAGCGAGTATTTATTTTTTCCTACAATTTTGGGAGCATACATCAATCCTTCTTCACGTTTTTCATTCAAAAAATTTGAGATCTCAGTGGCCTTTTTGGGAGCATATAGTAGCCATGTGTGATGCGAATAAGTTTTTTTCATAGGAATTACCAAAAAGGACTAAAGAGGAGCATCCGTAGACACTCCTCAGGAAGTTGCTTATATCAAGCAGCCATTGATAGAGAATAAAGAGTATCTTCGTTCTCAATAATCAGTTCTTCAATTTCTTCTTTGCTCATTTCCGAGTAAACAAGATCATGCATTTCTGCAAGTTGCTGAACACAGCGATCTTGAGAATCATTATCACCATCAAAAATGTCATCTAAAATTAGAGAAACTTCTTCTTCTCTTGTCATTTGTGTCATTTGTTCAATCATAATTATACAGCAGTTTGGGTAAGTTGTTCGGTGACCACTCTACGACCAGTGAATTTGGCACGAGCGGATTTATTTTTTGTGTTAATGGCAGTAACAGTAGCGATTTCAGGATGGTCACCTCCGGTGTATAGAAGAACATCTCCGGTGGTAACCATACCCTCTTCACCGATATAGTGAGTAGTATTACCTCGCATTTTGACACTAAAGGTATAAGGAAGTACCTCTTCGGCATCTTTCGGATCAATGGTAAGAACTCTACCTGAGCCCTTTTCTTCCATTAACCAAAGATTTTTAGAATTGGTTCCAATGTGTGTGCCGTAGGCAGTAGAACCATCTTCGGTTTTGAATTGATAAAGCATTTGAGTTTCAGTGGTCATGTTTTCGGATTCATTATAAAGAATAAGATTGTCTGTTACTAGAGTGCTATATGAATTGTTGTGTAAATAAACAATATTAGTATAACCACCCCAAGAATTATTCTCGGTTACTCTAGCTGGATATTTACCATTTTTTGAGATAACAATATCACCTTTTTTGAACTTAGTCATCAAGTCTCTCCTTCGGACTCTTCACTTCCTTTTTCACCAATCATCTCAACAAGACGATCAAGACGATCAAGAAGATCTACCACTTCACCCTTTCTGATAAAATCTAGTGCTTCTTTCTGTGTTTCAATTTTTTTATGATACATAAGTTCCTCAAACAAGTTGAATGATATTTTGACGAGTCATACGTTGAATAAGAGTACCAACGGATCCTTCAGCATCAACAAGAGTGGCCCGAACTTCAGCCATAATTTCAGTCAGAGCTGAGTCTGAAACCAGATATTGATATTCTCGTGTGGAGTTGCGGAATCTCACCGTAAGTTGTTCATTCATATATGACATAAAAGAAATAGCACTACTTCCTGCTTCAGCGAAAGTGGCTTCAAAAGTATTGTTAGGACCAACATTCAGTTGACCCATAGTGGGTTGTGTTTCTACAGAATTCATAACAGATTCCATTTCGTAATTTTCCAAAATTTTAAGTGTGTCGGAGTCTAGCAATTCCTGATGAAATTCAGGAAAACTATCCTCATCTAATAGATCGCCCGACAAATTGACCATAGCACGTTTTCTCCAAATTTCAAGTGGTTATGTGGCAGTTCTTCAAGTGTCACCTTCGTAAAGGGTCCAGGTACATCCAGATTCCTCCAAAATCACTGTTATTTCATCATCATTAAGAGTTACATCTGGATGACTATCATCAAGAGTCAGTTCCGTTACACATACAGCGGGTTCATATTCTTCTGGATCATATAGAGTCTGATGATGAACCAGAACCATGTTATCAACAAGCGCCTGAACTCTCATCCATAGAGTAGAGGTCTTTGGTTGATAATCAATTTCAACACGAATGATTTCAAGAATGTCAGACATGATTCAGATTGCGGGTGGAACGTCATCATATTCAGGATATTCCTGTTCGTCATCGTCTTCTAAAAGCAAATCCATAATTCGTTCTTCTGAGGATGACTCTTCGGTTTTCGGTTCGGGATAAAGCGGTTTGAGTTTCATAGTTTGAGTCTTGAGTAAATGAATAGATCTAAAAAATCAGAAACGAATAAATGAACATGAACTTTAACTCCCATGATCAACATCTGATCGGGAGAAAGAAATCCTTGCTCGTCGGAGATCTGATATAATGAGCTTTCAAAGTCATCAAAAGATAACTCCTTCAGCCTTTTCTTTAGAATCAAAAGGTCCATGAACATCCTCGCCACCATCACTGTATCTAATCTGAGCCCACCAAAAATTATTATCAAAATAAGGCTCAACATCAACAATTCGGGGCATTTCGGTTCGGATTAGAGTTTGAGTCATTGTTAAAGCCTCATCAAATTGGAATGATTTTGAAATCTTTTGAACCTAGCTGTTCCATCTTTGTTTGATAGAAGAATGCAGATTCAATATCAAAGAATGTGGCTTCTTGTATAGAAAAGAAGCCTCTCTTCTTTTTGGGTTTAAGAAAGATAACTTTATACCTCATTTTCTTGATAATCTTCCACGTTTTCAATAATGTCTCTGAGCTTAGATGCAGGAACGCTTTCACCCGGAAGATCATATTTGATGTCATTCTCAAGATCTTCCAAATCAAGAAGAAGTTGAGTCAAAAATGCGTCAAGAGCCATTGAGTTCTCCAATTTTCAAGTACCATAACATGTTTAGAAAGTGTTTAGAAAAGTCTTGTGCCACTTTGAAAACCTACACATTGCTTATTGTTCACATCATAAGCAATTAAAGTTCCATTATCATCTCCACAAGATCCATCCAGAATCAGATAACGATTTTGAAGATCAATTGAAACAGTATGATAATGGAAAGCAACTCTTACGAAAGTTTCGTGTTGCCTATGTTCAGTTGAATTCCACCATAAAATTCGTTCAGAATTACCATCTACTCCACGACGAGAGATACCATAAAGCATCTGACCCTTTGCCTTAGAAGATACATCAAAGATCTTATAGATTCCTTCATAATCATGTGGTACATAAAGACGTGAGAACCAATAAGCATGACACGCTCTATACTCAAGACCATCATTATCCTTAATTGCAACTCCATACGAAAGAGATGACAGCCATGCTATAACTTCATCTCTAAGTTCTTCGTTAGTATCAAATCCAAAATCATTCACCGTTCTCATAAGCGACTCAATATTTTGCATTTTGTTATTATCTTGGGTGAGATACTTATAGAGTTTAAGATGATGATTGGAATGAAGAACCGTGATTTTATCTCCAAGAGAGCGAACTAGATTATAGACACCCAATGAATCGGATTCTTGTGTACGTGAATCAAAAAGATCACCACCTTGAATGATGTGATAATCCTCTACATTCTCCTGGACCCACCGAATAGCAGCAGAAAAATTAGAGTATTGTGAATGTACGTCTCCAATAAAAACATAGTTGGACATGAGAAATTTGTAATTATCACAAACTATAGCAGATTTCTATGGTGTTATCCGTGGTTATTGTGACAGTTATGGAAGTGACCTAAGCTGTTCTTGAATGGTAATGAACTTCTTGATGTAGTGTGGTGTGCTTGGATTTCTTGCCACTTCAAGACGAACACTAATATACTCATCGGTAGCTAGAATTTCTAGGGCTTTTGGTGGAGTGTTTGGATGTTCTGCTACGTTCCAACGAACCCAATATCGATAATCGGTCGCTAGTTGTTCTAAAACTTTTGGTGGAGTGTTTGGATGTTCTGTTACATCCCAAAGAACCCAATAATCATTATCAGTAGCTAAAAGTTCTAATGTTGTTGGTAGAGTGTTAGGATGTCTTGCTACCCGACAACGAACAATAGAATCTTCATCGGTCGCTAGTTGTTCTAGGATTTCGGGTGATGTGTTTGGATCTCTAGCTTGTTCAAGTTTGTTCATAATGTTTTTAGATGTTCTTGAATTTTGAGATACTTCTTGATGAAGTGTGGCGTGTTTGAATTTTGTACAACACCACGACGAACCAGAGAATCCTTATCGGTAGCTAGTTGTTCTAAGACTTTTGGTGGTGTGTTTGGATTTCTTGCTACACAATAACGAACACTAATATACTCATCGGTAGCTAGTTGTTCTAGAACTTTTTGTGTTGTGTTTGGATTTAGTGCTACACATTCACGAACACCAGAATCCTCATCGGTCGCTAGTTGTTCTAAGACTTTTGGTGGTGTGTTTGGATTTTGTGCTACCCCACAACGAATCCAATAATCCACATCATTTGCTAGAATTTCTAGGGCTTTTGGTGGTGTGTTTGGATTTCTCGCTACACCAATACGAACCCAAGACGCATTATCGGTCGCTAGTTGCTCTAGGATTTCTGGTGGAGTGTTTGGGTTATTTGCTACATTATAACGATCAAAAATATTTCTAGATTCTACCATCATGCCACCTCTTTATCTTTATCTTTTTCTTTTGGTGATGTAATAACATCAAACACATAATTACCTCTCTCAAACACTTCATCAATAACATACTCTACTTGTTCTTGAATATTTGAACCAGTGTTCTCATAAACAGGAACAATAACATTACCATATGGTTTCTCATAATTGTCATAATCTCCAGGAATCAATTCGCCATTATTGATTCTCTCAATATCTGTATGACCCAATCGTAAAGTACGACCAACATTCTGTACCGTTGCACCCATACTCTGAGGTCGCATAAAAATAGAAGATTGAATGGAATTATTGCTCCACCCTTCTGTTAGAATACTATAGTGAAGAATCACAAATTTCTTATCTTCTTTACCATAATCCTCAATTCTTTTAAGAAACTCAGTTCTCTTAAGTTTTGTTTTATTGTGAAATGCACCATACTTTGATGTGATATGGAATAGGTCATATCCATTATCGTTAAGATCTTGCATAAAATCAGTCAAACATAGAAGATCCATCAAAGATCTTGTTGAAGGACATGTAATGAGAACTCTATCTGTATTATCTTCATTGAGAATACAATCCATCAACGTATAATAATCTCTTTCGTGGACATCCTTTTTTCTATCTCGTATGTCTGGAATATGGATAGGTGAAATCTTAGGTGGAAGAATTGAACCATTTTTAATGAGTTCTACCGCATTAATATTATAAACTTTGCTACCATAAACTTCTACATTGTTATTACCATTCTTTTTGTGATCCTCATGATAACGAGGAGTTGCAGTGAAACTATAGAGAGATTTGGAGATAGCTTCAGCACCTTTAACATATTCAAAAAAGTGTTTCTTTGCACCATTATGACACTCATCAAGATAAATCGCATCAATTTCTACTTCGGATTTAACAATCTTCTTTAGTGAGTGATAAGTGACAAAGACAACCTTTGGTCCTTTCACTTTCTCACACCAATAAGCGAACTCCAGATAATCAGTGATCTTACGATTATTACTATCCCCAGAATGCATATGAACAATGTGAGTATTACCGATAAGTTTAGAATACTCAGAAGAAAGTTGTTGTAGTAAAAGAATTCTGGATGAAACAATAACAAAAAGGGAATCTTCTTGTGTTTGCATCTTATTGAAGATATCCAAGAAGATCATAAAGCTCTTGCCAGCAGAAGTGGGTGCGATAATTCTGAGTTTGTTATGCTCACTCATAATATCAACAACCTCTTTCTGAGATTGCCTCGGTTGAAAGTCAGTCAAGAGTTTCATAGTTTTTGGAGTTGTTCTTGAATGGTAATGAACTTCTTGATGTAGTGTGGTGTGTTTGGGTTTTCTGCTACATTACAGCGAACGGAAGGACTCTCATCGGTAGCTAGTTGTTCAAGAATTTCTGGTGGAGTGTTTGGATTTATTGCTACACGACAACGAACCAACCATTCCTTATCGGTCGCTAGAAGTTCTAGGGCTTTTGGTGGTGTGTTTGGATTATTTGCTACGTTCCAACGAACCAAATAATATTCATCGGTTGCTAGTTGTTCTAGAGTTTTTGGTGGAGTGTTTGAAGTTCTTGCTACTCTACAACGAACATCAGGATTCTCATCAGTCGCTAGTTGCTCTAGGACTTTTGGTGAAGTGCGGCGGCTTTTTGATGTCCTAAATTTGTTTTTGCTCATAAATCCAACGTCATTGGATGACCAACGAAACAATAATAACAGAAGCTCAGCTAGACGTAAAAAGAGTGTGACAGTCTCTTAACCGACACACTCTATAATATGAACATAAACTTTTAGATTCTTCTGTCTTGCTGTTTCTATCATATGTTTGGTTCCTCTGCTTTCTCCATTCCAAAGAGCAATAAGAGCATCCGCATTTTCAGCCATTTCAATATTGCGTCTTGGTCCAGCAGATCTACCATACTTTTTCCAATCAGCAGGATATTCATCTATCGGAATATTATGATATTTCGCCCATAATTCACCCAAATGATCGGCTCCTCTAGCTTTACCGGAAATAACTGTTGTTATTCTCCATCCACATTTAGCTACTGCGTCAATAAGATCTTTAATATCTGTAGCGGTTCTACTTCCGGCTATTATTGTTCTCATTTAGAAGTAGTTCATAAAAATCATTAGACACATAAACTGTTTCAGCATTTCTCACCATCCAATTCCAATAATCTTTTTCTGTAGGATTATCACCATAAAGATGTTTGAATTCCATTTCTAACCATCCAGAATTAATATCAAGAAAGAATTGATAATTACTCTGAATACCTTGAAGAGTGTTATACCAATCTTGAATTAATTGCATAATGTCCATTTGTTACGATCTTCCATAATAATTTGAGCTTCATCTAAAAGTACATGTAGAATAATATTATTAACATTAATAGATGTTGTATTCTTCATTGCAATAAAACATTCTTCACTGACTCTTGTTCTGATTTTAGTAGTACACTCAATATCAATTGATTCAGTACCATTAGTGATTGTTAGTATCTTATTCATTAGTAGTAATTAGTAAATACAAGATGTTCATCATCGGTGACAAGGCTGATCCTACAGCAGATTCCTTAAAATGTCAATGGGTATTATGCCACTTTGTTGATCGTCATACAAGACCTTGACAAATGGAAGTACATGTGGTATTATGATTTATCTTCCTCCAAAATCGGTCTACCATTTTCATCATTTCCTTCGTTATACATTGCTTTATCTTGTCTTTCTGCAATAATTAACCAATTAACATTCTCATTACATTCAATACTTTTAGATTGTATAACCAACATTTCATCTATAACATGACCCTTACATACTGTCCATCCATCTATACTGGTTATCCAAACTTGAGGATTTCTACATAAAGCTTTCCATGTTCCAGGAATTAAATTATATTCATTATCCAAATTAACTTCAACACGTCCTTTATTCAATTTAGCGATTCCACGATAGATAAGATCAGCTCTTGGTCCCTCAATAGAAACATGTGATAATATCTTATTTTCATCAATAGGATGTTCAATTTTAAAATTCTTTGTTCCGTTAACACTAAAAATCGTTCCCGCTCTAGGACAGGAAACATTTCTTGAACCATTGCTACTATTGCGATAAATTTGGAACATCATATCATAATCGGTCAGTGCTTCATTAGCAAGACGAAATCCTATTTCTCTTCCTGCCGCACTAGAAGTATTATGAATCCACCAAACACCATCAGATCCACCATTACAAAAAATATCACCATTAAACCCCGGAGATTTACTATCAATCAAAAATGTGAGCTTATTTGAAACATCATTAGAAGGTAAACCGGAAACAGCATTAATATAGCTATAATCATTACCATCAGTCGTTATTTGGAATGAAGCTTTATCTAATAAAACACCATCATAAGAAGTTTTAAATATATTTTTATTGATACCCAAAGAATTTTTTAGGGATAATACGATATTACCACTATTCGTTGTATTATAAATAGCAAAAACTCCATCATTACCACCACTGCTACCAATATCCCCTTTACCCACTCCGGTAGTGTCCAAATTAATAGAATCAATAAAAATTGATTTATCTTGATCTCTTGCAACAATAGAACCACTAATGCTTTCAACTTTAGCATTCACATTAAAAGTAACAATACCAACTCCTGTATAATTATCACCAGTTAAATAATTTCCAGGTGTTAAAGGTTGCAAATTACTCCCTAAAGAAATACCAGATATTGTACTATTCTGAAGTTTACTATTTTGAATTTTATTATTTGGATCAATATCAGATGATTTAATATTGTTAAAAAGATTTAGTTTATTATAACTAATTGCCGCACCAACATTAATATCTGAATTATTAATAGAATTTGTTAAATTTAACTTATTATAAGAAACTGCCGCTCCAATATTAATATGAATATTACTAATACTTCCTTCTTGATAAAGTCCACTTGTAATAATTCCAACACCACCACTATGAAGCAAAGTTCCACCTGTGGTTGGAAGCGTTAATGTTGCAGATCCATTACTAATAGATGAGATTATAGGAGATATTAAAGTTTTATTTGAGAGAGTTTGAGTATCACCCGTTCCTACAATATTACCATCTGGTGGAGTTCTACCTTGAAATAAAGCTGCATTTAAATTTGGAACTAATGTATTAGAAAAAACTTGAAAAGGAGGAGTTCCCTGTGGAACATATGATATGAATCTACTAGCGAATACATTTCCTTCTACGTTTAATCTGTGATCAAATGTGCTAGTACCAATTCCTACACTTTTCCCGGTCCAGATTCCAGCGGGCTCTGAAACAAAATAACCATTCACCACAGCAGTAACATTATTTAATGTTGAACCATCACCATAAAAAGCCATAGCACTAACAATACCACTCGCTTTAATATTACCAAAAACATCTAATTTTTCTGTTGGATTAGTTGAACCAATTCCAACAAAAGGTGTCGCCGTTGTAGTTATTGCGATTTTTTGATTAGTATCATTTACCTTTAAAAAAGAGGCAAATTGTGAAAGTTCTCTATTAGAATATGACATCGGCTGTTAGAATGTTATGAGACATATTAATATGTCTATTTATGAGAGATATCATATTAATTCAGAACGAGACCATGTGAGTGTACTAGAAGCGTCTACCATACTAAGAGCACCAGTGGTAGTAGTAATAGAAATAGATGTAACAGTTGCTGAAATAACAGTGCGTGTAATATCATCAGGTGTTAGTGTACTATAACTTACCGAATCCCATCCTCTTACGCTCATTGTATTACTACATGATCCAGTATTTAATGTAGCCGCTGGCGTTGTATTACTTGCAGTACTTATCGGTTGATTTAATGTAAATCCTAATGCGGTGATACTACAGCCGGAAGTTGACCCAACAACCCGCGCCAAACCGTATTCATTGCTCAAATCAATATCATAACTAATTGATTGCTCTGGTGCTCCGATATTAGAACCATAAGCAATTTCATTGTATCCCACGGGACTTGCACCATAAGACGTGAATTTTACTACCTTAAAACTAACGCCAAGAAATTCACCGGAAGCAAACCCGTAAGAAAGTGCATAGCCTTCGCCAGAAGTATTTACCTCTAATGCAAGTGTTTGCAGTCCCCAAAATACACCACCAGATTGCATAGCGTTAGAATGCTTATATCTATCTGTGATATTAAAACTAGAATCTAACCGGACAAGTGTTTGGCTATCATCTCTACATAAATATCCACCAACGGGTAATACTGTAGCAAGACCATTCATCACTTCACCTGATCCAGAAAAAATAACACAACGGGTTATGGTTGTTCCGGAATTATTAGTTTCAACGAAAATAGGTCCAATCTTTAATACCACAGCGCCAGATGATAAAACAAAGATATTATCTCGTATACCAGGAGTTATATTGCTAAGTGTGTTATCAATCCGATATGCATTACAAGCCGTAACCGCACCGGAACCAAGTGCAATTTTTAATACTGTCGGTTGCCTTCTTGAAACACCACTGGATGGTATGAAAACATTGCTAGCAGTCAAAATTGCAATTTCAGAACTACTTAATGTAACACGAATAGCACCGACTAGATCACCGGTATAATCTTGCCGCCATGTTTGATTACCATTTGTATCTAGCCTCCATGCTGATATGGCCGTCCCGCCGCCGGTACCTTTACATACCACAATACAACCACCATCAGGTAAACCTAATACTTGTGGCTCAGAATTGTCACGACTTGTAGCCGTATCTCCAAAATCTGCAGAAGTCCAACATGACCATAATACAAATCCTTTTGAATCGCGTTTTACAACCACAACCCGAACCATGCTGCCGCCCGCCGCTTCAAACCAAAATGCTTCAAATGACGCGCCATCATTACCTGCAGCAATAGCACCTCTACCACCACCATTCGCAATCGGTAATCTTGTTGCAGTAGTAAGGCGGCTTACCCATAATGTCAGAAAAGGTTCTGATATATTAGATCCCCAATAACGAATACCCATCTAAATTATCCCCACTGTAAACTTTAATTTTTATTTATTGACTACTAAAACTATAAATGTTTACTTTTGCACCACTACCAGCATAAGTGCTTCCGATACCAACACAATGGAAAGTGACTGTTGATCCAATTGAGATCATTTTATCATTATTAATAAAAGAGGTTGAAAATGCAGATGGAATATCAGCAGTAGCACTACTAATTTCAGTCTGATCTATAGTTGGTAATACTGAAAAAATAGACGAATTATTAATTTTTATATCAAAAATAATGTTAGAGCCGGTAGCTGCCATATTTACCATCCATATTGGTTGAGATGACAAAAATGTATTTTCTGGCCAATATGGTATAGTTGTTAGTGTGCTCACTTGCAAAATTTTAGTTTCAGATGTCAACGGTATAATCGTTGTGTCCGTTTTTTGTTTCCAAGTCATAATGCCAACAGAACTTGAAGACAAATAATATTCATTGCCCGCTGGATAACTAGCCGGCAGTTGATAAGAAGTTGTAGACGTTAATATGCCGGGCGCCTTGAGAGAAATGTAATCGGGACAACTTAATGTATCTTCATAAAATCTTATTTCTTTTTTAATACCCAAATTGTAATAACTATCTGCTGAATTCTCCAGTGTCACACCAAATCCATCTTCAGATAAAGAAATACTACTGAATCCTACAAAATTGATTGTACTTATTAAATTAGATAGACCTACTTGAGTTGAATTATTTTCAATGGTAATTCCAGGTCCACCAGTACCAAAAACAGAATATGCAATAATATCTACTCGCTCACCACCAAAAAGAGGAACCGCTAGTACAATTTCAGATCCAGTAATTGCTGTATAATCTGTTGTTGTTAGTCTAACTCCATCAACGAAAACATCAACTCCAGTTGAAGGATTATAAACAGCATTAATTAATGTTTGCCCTGAGGCCGCAACAATAGACGCAACGGTTCTTAATCCCGGAATCGGGCTCCATGTGACACCTGATCCTGTTACAGACAGAAATGATCCAACTTCTCCCAGTTCACCATTAATTGCGATATTACCATAAAGAGATAACACATCGCTAACCGTTAAGTTATTAGATCTAATATCACCGCTTACATCTAGTTCTACAGTTGGCGTGGATGTTTTTATTCCTACTTTATTAGTATCAGGATCCGCGAAAATGAGATTACCATCAACCTCAATTCCATTCTTAACTATAAAATTCTTATTTGGCATTGTAGAGTTTCCGTTTTTCCACTCTTTTTAATATTTAGCTTTAAGATCCAATTATACCAAATCCTTTCCATTTATTATCAATAGTATAAGTCCATCCAACATAATTTCCACTCTTAGGATTTACACTGTAAATAATATCACCATAATTTCCACTAGAGGGTGTTGTTGTTCCTACTCCGATTGATCTTCCTTGAAGGGTAATATAAGGAGTATCAATATAATATTCTGGAATTAACTTATTAACTTCAGGAATATCTCGAGTAACAGTTCCACCATTAATCATATAATATTGTGCAATAGATTTTTCTTCTTCGGATAGTGTTTTATTTACTCTATCGGGAATTGAGGTTGAATAGTTACCCGGTCCAAATCCAACAGATTCAAAAATATGAGAAGTGGTATTAATCGTTGAACTCTCTCTAAGTTCAATTGGAACTATTTTGATTTTTTTGACTACAGAATTAACCGAATGAGTTTGTCTAACAGTTCCCATCTGTGCTCGAAAAACGGAGACATTATTTGTTGTGATGTCAGATTTTATTCTAAAAATTTCATCATTAACTGTTATAAAATCGCCAATATTCAATCCAGCATTCACTGCATTATCAATCGTCAAAATATCTATATTTGATTCTGCAGTTAGTGAACTACTAATATACGCTGTTATTCCCGCATAAAAATAATAAGGCTTATTGTTATTAGAAGTTATAGTTGGATATATATAACGAGTACCAGTAGTTGGCAAGGACACTCCATCTTTACCAATATTAACAACCAAAGATTGCACTGTAGGAGTGTCAATAACGACAGCTTCTTTATTGAAATAATTACTATCAAATCCACCTAATCTAATTGTTTCGTCCACAGTGTTACCATGAGCAATCGCACATGTTGCTGTTGCTATACCCGTAGTAGCATTATAAGAAAAACTACTTATTTGAACCGCTTTTCCTACACATAAACAATAAGATGTATTGAGACCTACAGCAGATGTAGGAGAAACAACTTGAATTTTATTGTGATCCTCAATAACAGTTATTCTAAAAGGAATAAGATTATCTACAAGATAAAGAGTATCGTTTATATTATCAATAACATTCGTAACAAGAATAGTACACCCAGAATCCATTATCTCCAGATCACTGACCGTACCAGCACCACTAACGGTTAGTCTGACGTTTGCATTTCTTCCACTACCACTACTAGCAATAACATCCGCACCATAATAAGTTCCTGGAACATAATTACTACCAGCATTCAGGATGCTAAAGTTAGTAATACCTCTAAAATTATGAGATACTTCAGTGGTGAAAGTATGAGCAATACCAGTTGGATTAGAAACGATATTTGATACCTTTATTCCATATTGGAAATCTTCTGCTAGTTTATTGCGAGTTTCTTTAGTTAATGAGAATGATTCATTATTCACAACAACTTCTCCAATTTTATCAGGAAGTGCAAAAGAAGCTGTTGATTTTGGATCCGATTCTAGATTATCAACATCTGTTTTTGGATAAAGATTTTTTATTGGTTGGGGGAACTTAAGATCGGTGAAAGGTGATACTGTTGGGGAATTTGATGTATTAATTACAGTTAAATCATAAACACCATCTTGCTTGTTATAAATGTACTCTTGAAGTTCTTTGACCTCATGAATTTTATAAGTATTACTTGTTTCTAACTTTTTAAAATATGGTAGATTCTGATTTCTAGTCGTAGTATCTTTATTGAATACTCCAGGATTTGTTGATAACGGAATAGTAAATTTTTTGTTATTAATAACAGAAGAAACAGTATGAACTCCACCAATAAAATTAACAAGTTCAATCTTAGAACCAATAGTAACTTCTGATGGAAGTTCGGTTTTTATTGTTGCAACGTTTGAACTCCAAGTCACATCAGAAATATAATGTGAATTTCTTAGTTCTTCCGGGGAAATAAGAGTTGATACGGTAGAAGAAAAATACTTACTCATCTCGGTGGAATCTAGAACCACATCATTACACTCTTGAAGAATGAAAGATTTTAATGGTAGTCTGCTTGATTCCGTAGTATTTGACGGAATAATATATCTAAATTTAAAGATCTTCTCATCATCAGATCTAGTATCAACAACACGTTCAACATAAAATGAAGGCGTATAATTACCTAAAACCGAAGTACCAAGAGAATTTAATTGGTTATAAATTGAATTGTTTGTATTTACACCGATATACCAATTAGCATTACCAGAATCCCATTGAATTGGATGTCCGATTTCACCCGGCTTTTTATCCGCCACTCTACTGACAACAGTAAGATTTCCACCTTTTCTGTTTATGTTTAATGGAACATTTGCAAGCGCATCATTATAAGTCTCGGCGATTTTGACTTTAGTTGAAAGTAATCCTGTTGTGATCGCGTAACCAACTTTATTTGAGGTCAATCTATCGGGAAGATGACCATTATCAGAAAAAATCCGAATTTTTTCGCCCGTAATAAGATTATGAGAAGTTGTTAAATCAATCGCATTGTTAAAGATAGAATTTTCTGTATTGTTATTAATTCTTGGAACAGTGTAAACTTTTTCCGATGTTAAATTGGTTGAAGGAATTAGAACATTTGCAGTATAAATTCCAACTGTGGTATTATTGGATAATTCAACTTTAATAATTTCACCCCTTTTAGCACCAATATTATACCCAAAAAGATTATGTTCGGGTGGAGCATAAAAATTCTTTTCATTTGCGATATAAAGTCTTGCACTATTACCAACGGAAGTAGTAAGACCAACATCAAAAGAACCAAAATATCTGTTACTTGTTTCTGGATTAACGAACTTTGGTGGGACTACTCCTACAAGATAACCATTATCATCATATGAATACGCTTGTTTTTTGAATCCTTCCGCAACTAATGCCTTTGCACCATATTTGGATCTTGAGGCATTCATATTAATCTCAGATCCAGAATTTACTGCATATTGCTGAGCAAATCCTGTTGCACTACATGAATTAACATCAGCGGAAGTGTTATTATCAATTCGTAAAAAGTAATGCTCATAATCGGGTTTATAACGAGCATCTGGATCGCTATGAAGATTGCTAATAGCAGTTGAATCTTCATAAGTTCCGCTAGTATAATCATATTTGACGAAGGCATTGTCGTCTTTTTGTAGACTTATTCCTTCAAATTGGTCAACAATAAAGCTCTTAAAACCTGAAACGTTATCACCATTTCCATAATAGCCACACATTCCATAGACACTTCTGAGAGTATTATTTTTAAACAGTGGTGAATCAGAAGTGATGCTATCTACGACGATATTAAGTGTTGCACCCACAGAAGACGGCAATGCATTACTTGGTGTAATGGATGATCTATATTGGATCTGTGAAGAACTAATAACAGAGGAAACAATATTCTGACCATCATAACCAGCGACACCAACACCACTTATTTGAATTGGTGTGTCAATATTCAGATCTTCCGTTGGTTCTTCTAAAGTAACCGTAATTGTGTTATTTGGAGTAACTCCATCACCAGCCCGAATAGATGTGATTCCAACTTCTTTTCCAGTTGAACCAATAATCCGAAACTCATCAATAACAGGTTGAATATCAACAGAAATCGTGGTAGAATAAATTGCATCTTGAATTTCTCTACCAGATGATAACCCATAAACAAGTGAAATTTTTTCATAATACATTTCTAGATCGGTTCTAGACGTTGTTACGTTGAGAAAATCATCTTGAATTATTACATCATTAACACCATCAACGTCTTGATAACAATCAAGTTTATGATGTGAAAAATTGGGAGTAAATTTGGTAACAGTATAATCTTTATAGCAGAATCCGTTAGGATCGGAATCTCTAAATGCTAGATTTTCTAAAACAGAGCCAGCACTTCTACGAAATATGCAACTTCTTTCTATGTTGTTATTGGTCGGACTAGGAACGTAGAGTGGGAGAAATACTGTCTTTCTTGAATCGTAACACCAAATTGTTATTCTTCTTGGAACAATAACTCCACCATAAACCGAATTTAATTTATATAATTGATTAGCAGAATCGTAAAGATTGAAATTAGTATTAGTTTTCCATTCAGTAAGAGTTGTTGATTGACTGCTTCTCAATAACAAAGACCCATCGTTCTTTACTAGAACTCCAGGTCTATTGTCTATATCATATTGTCCAGGAAAGACAATAATTGTTGTATTACCATAAAGGTCGTTATTAGTACCTGAAATGTAGCTATATCTAACGGCTTCAATGAGTGCTCGTTGAGGTGTCTTAAAAGGTCTAGCTAATGATGTACCAGTATTCTCAATACTATCGGTAGCATCTAGACCGTCAACATTAACGTATATTACTGTTCCTTTTGCTGTTCTTAAAAAATTCTCTAGCCGATTTAGACTCATTGTCTTCTAAAACAATTCCTGTTTTATTATTTAGAGTCATCAATCACTCGGTCAGTCTATTGTGATAAGATAAGACGCAATACAGAAAACAGTGAGTGTGAGAAAGATATCTAAAACAATTTTAGTCATTTGAGTTTCTTGAATTTTAGTTTAAGTTTAATCATAATGTTTTTAGATGATCTTGTAGTTTAAGATACTTCTTGATGTAACATGGTGTATTTGGATTTTGTGCTACATTATAACGAACACCATAATGCTCATCGGTCGCTAGTTGTTCTAGAACTTTTGGTGGGGTGTTTGGATTTTGTGCTACGTACCAACGAACAGAACCATACCTATCAGTAGCTAGAAGTTCTAATGTTGTTGATGGAGTGTTTGGATGATATGATGTGCCACGACGAACACAAAATTCCTTATCAGTCGCTAGTTTTCTTAATGTTTCTTGAGAAGTGTTTGGGTGTATTGATACCCTTTCACGAACACGCCAATGTCCATCAGACGCTAGTTGTTCTAGAACTTTTGGTGGAGTGTTTGGATTTCTTGCTACTTCCCAAAGAACACAATAATCATTATCAGTAGCTAAAAGTTCTAATGTTGTTGGTAGAGTGTTAGGATGTCTTGCTACCCCAGAACGAACATAAGAATCTTCATCGGTAGCTAGCTGTTCTAGGATTTCGGGTGATGTGTTTGGATCTCTAGCTTGTTCAAGTTTGTTCATAATGTTTTTAGATGATCTTGTAGTTTAAGATACTTCTTGATGTAACATGGTGTGTTTGGATTTTTTGCTACATTTCTGTGAATCCCCCAAACCGAACCGAGCGGCACTGTTGCTAGTTGTTCTAGTGCTTTTGATGGTGTGTTTGAGTTTCGTGTTACCATCAAACGAACATCAGAACTCTTATCGGTTGCCAGTTGTTCTAGGATTTCTGGTGGAGTGTTTGGATTTATTGCTACACCACAACGAACCAGAGAATCCTTATCGGTAGCTAGTTGTTCTAGAATATGTAGAGGAGCGTTTGGATTTCGTGCTACCCAACAACGAACACCATAATGTTCATCGGTCGCTAGTTGTTCTAGAACTTTTGGTGGAGTGTTTGGATTTCTTGCTACTTCATAACGAACATCAGGATCCTCATCGGTAGCCAGTTGTTCTAGGATTTCGGTTGAAGTGTATGGATCTTTAGCTTGTTCAACTTTTCTCATAATATAGCTAGATACTTTTGAATTTTAAGATACTTTTTGATGTAGCGGGGTGTGTTTGGATTTTCTGCAATATCCCAACGAACCATCCAATCCTCATCGGTCGCTAGTTGTTCTAATGTTGTTGCTGGAGTGTTTGGATTTTGTGCTAGATTAATTTTGTCGCCCCATGAAAGACTTTTAATGTTTTCATGTATGATATCGCTTTTATTATCGAGATTCATCATTCACATCATCAGAATGAGATAACACAAGTAGATCAGAAGAACTTTCTTGAACATACGTTGGAGGATTTAGACGACAATATTCATTAAAGATAATTTTACACTCTTTGTTGGTGAGATTACAATAATCTGCCGCTTTTGGAACATTCCATTTCGCACCAAAGAGATTCTCCATAGCTTCACGAGTTTCGGGTCTCATGGATTACACAGATTCCAAATGGTCTGAATTGTGAAATAATAATCAGAATCTCCCGGATTACCCACAAAATGTTCCGATGTTGGTTCCATTGAAATCATATCATTGATGATTGTAGTTCTAGCTTCCCAATCCTCTAGACCTTGATTTACCAGGATGTTATATTGAGCTTGAATATTTGTTTTTGAGATTTTCATTACTTCAAATACGAAGATGAATCAATCATAACACATCCTCATGAATTTTGGAGTTACCTAGTGACAGTTTCTAAAGTGGTCAAGATGTAATTTCCGATAGCTTTGCTGTGGCAATAGATTCAACTAAAGTCCAATACAATTCACCACTCATAGGAAAGTTATCTTCACAGAAATGAGCCGCGATATCTTCTTGTAGTGCGATAAGATCGTCACTGACTTCTCTTGTTACTTGCATTTTTTATTTCTCTCTTAATTTGTTCTTTGATTAAATTTTCAACATAAGAATGTTCATAATTAAAAGAATATCCTTCATTTCCTTTTGGATAATCTGTATAATTATCACCTTGATATTCTACAATAAGATCATCATCTAATCTTCTTGCGATGATATGATAACCTGCCCGAATTTTGGTACCGTTATTATTTTTAATGATGACTTGGTTTGTATTTTTATTGATATGTTCAACGAATAATTCTTGCCAATGACCAATAGGTGTGATATTTATGGTCATATCATCAAGATTTACCAGACCGTCCCAGAAAGAAGGCAAATCAATAATTCCGGTTTCATTTATTTTCCCTCTACAATAAACAGCGATTTCTGGACCTTCAATACAGACGTGTCTTAATCTCCATCCTTTTTTATTAGGATGAGGCATATCAAAGGGTAAATTTTTCTTATTTGAAAGAACATGAATTCCATTATTGGATGACACATCACCAACGGCAATAACTTCTCCATCAACATTAACATCTTCTAATGCCTTTAGTGAACCCACCTTCATGTTATAATAATACCAAAGATCACAAGGAGGATCAATATTTAATTCTGAAGATACATCTTCTAAATCTGCATTATATGGCTTCAACACAAAATCAAAACGTTCTGATGGAATTCCTGTTATAACTGGATCCGAACAATCCTTTTCGCCATATTCTCTGGTGATTAGAATATTATTTGTAGTTTCAACCATGATTATTCTTTACGTCGTAGTGATAACCCGAAATTGAATATTCGTTATTATTACCAGGATAATCGGCTGGGCTATCACCTCTATATTCTGGAATTAGTTTTTCACCATCTTTTCTTTCAGCAAAAACGTGATAAAAACAATGAATTGGCATTGAAAAATCAGAAAATAAAAGAATTCTTTCTTCCGTTATATCTTTTACGATAATATTTTGAAGAGTTTTTATTGGTGTGATGTTGACTGTTATTGATTCAATATCAACAAAATCTTTCCAGTATTTTGGTAATAAGATTTCATTTGAATTTTTAAGTGTTCCTCTAATATAAACATCATTAGATGGTGCTTCGGGGCAGGTGTATCTTAATCTCCAACCGGGTTTTGATGGATGTTCAATATCAAAATTCTTCTTAGCCGAAAGAATATGTTTACCACATCTAGAAATCACTTCCCCTTGGGCGACAAGATGAGTACCAACATCCACTCTACCATTAACACTGAGATTATCAAAAATAACAGCATCACCGGAAACCGCTAGTGAATATGGACTATAATTATTACCACAAATACCATTACCACCAACAAAAGATGGTTCTGAGTCTACGTTAATATTGGGACCAACGATAAGTGTTGCAGAAACATTTGAAAAAATATCAGGATCTCCAATAACCATTGGACCTTCAACATAAGCCGATCCTCTTATCTTTTCTTCACCGACACCCAAAAAATCAGGAAAACCATCACCAACAACTAATTGATGAGATACACATACATCGTCTTGTGAAAATGCCATACTTAATTATAACTTTGAGAATTTTTGAACTTTTTAGTTGAAGCTGATATTGGTACTCCTTTAGCGGGTCTTGTTGAAGATGCTGCGGTAAGACCATTAACGAAATTACTAATTAGGCCCAAAGAAGTGTTCGCTACTATATCTATGCTCTTTGGTGTGAAGAGTTTCATACCAAGATCGGCCTTTACATCAAAGCTTCCGGTTTTTATATTAACGGCTTGATTGGAATCCAGATTGATTGTGCCCCTTGAAGTGTCTGATCCTTCCGCTCTTATGTCAACATCTTGACCGGAAATTCTTACTCGTCCGTTTGGGGCTCGTATAACAACATCTCCATTTTCAACAAACAGAAAATAACCGGTTCCATCAGTTTCACCGACGACTCCAGCATGTTCAGATGCACAAACAATCTGATAAGGTCCAGGGCAACGATTGATTGTAGAACCTTTCATTGGACCATTCTTCATCAAACTCATATAATGAAGTGAATGGAATCCTTGAATATGAACTCCGGCTAATGCACTTGCCGCTGTTGCATCAAGATTAGCGGTGTACATATAACCAAAATGAATCTTACCATCTTTATTACCATAAGCAATAGCTTCAGGATTCGTCTTTGGTCCAGTCTCATTAATTTTTAAATGTGATAGATCAATCATTTCTCTACGACCCCCACACAATCAATAACATTCACGATAGGTGTATTTGGTGATATAATATCTTCTTTACTATCACCAACTCTTAGAACCTTAAACACAGGAATAAGATTTGCATTGAATCCGGTTTTTGTTTTAATTGATATTTTTGGAACTTCTGTAAAGCCTATTCCTCCATTATTAACAATCACATTTTTAATAGATCCATTGTCATCAAAGGAGATTGAAATTTCAGCGCCATTAGATGGAGTTACTATAACACTATCACCATTCACATAATTAGATCCAGAATTAGTGACAGCTATATCATCAATAGTGAGAACAACTGGATAAGAATTATCAGAAGAGGGAAAATCGCCGCGATTTGAGATTATATCATCTGATACCGAAGTTGTGAGAGTTCCATTATAGTTTATTGTTACTGGAACGGTCGGACCTTTTCCGATTATATCTTGTAATACATTTCCGCTGGAATCATAAACTGTGGTATTAGCAAAAGTCTTAAAATAAATTAAATCATTTTCCAGTACATCAATAACAGTTCCTGGCTCATAGACAGAATAACCTGAAGTTTCATTAAAAATAATCGTATCATTTGGATTTGAAAATATAAATCCGTCTCCTCCGGTACTTCCGTCTGGATATTGCAAATAACCAGCGCCACTATCAATCATTACGACATTATCAATAACAGACGAATCATCTTTTCTCATAATTGCAACTCCCATGGCACCAGAACCGTTACCACATTTATCAACAATCTCAACTGTTGGTGGTGATGTGTACCCACTTCCACCGGAAATAATATCAAATCCGATAATAGATCCAGTAAAACTTACAATGGGATTAGCGGATGCTCCTGAACCCAAAGAACTTAAGAATCTAACTGTTGGTGGACCACAAGGTACTTGAGATGTACTACAAGACGAATTATTTTCATTGTTTGTGATAGATGAAGTGATACCAGCAATTCTTTTATCAATATCTGAGCCTATATTTTCAAGAGCCTTTTTGGGTCCACTAAAAATACTCCATTGCTCATTCATCTCACAATTTACATCATCTTCACAGGTGAGAAACTCTAAAACTCCAACAAAAATTGATAAACCAGAATAGATCTGATTGGTGACATCACCTATTCCCGAAAATGCAAGAATTCCACTAATGCCATCAGATAATTCACCAAAGACCTTTGACATTATTTCAGCTAGAAAATTTTCAGCAGCGCAAAGAGGTGCATTGACGTACTTATCAATAACACTATCAAAAAGATCTTTAATAATATTGGGCAGCCGATTTAGAATCTTTTGAAATAAACAAAATATAATATCATTAGCACTCTCAAATTCTTTACTGTATTTGATTCTCTCTTGAGGATTAAATTGATCTAACTTTTCGCTGAATTCTTTATTGATTTTATTCATAACAGAAGTTCTCATTGAATCAATAAGAGTCTTCACTAATCCTGTTATACGATTTTGAATTGAGGATAATTGATTATCCAATAATCCAGAAAGATCAGACGCACTTCCTAATACACCAGATTTAATAAGATTTGTTATTGATATTGCATCACCAATAGATTTTTGAATTCCCTTTAATGGACCCGATGGACCTTCACATGCCTTTGTTTTTGGAAGATAAAAGGATCTTCTTCCATCAACATAACGATCTCTATCGGCTGTTGTGTATAGATTCGGATCAATGCTTTCGGTGGGTTTACTTTCCGCGCCGATATTTCCCGTTGGAATCGGTTTATTCGTGAACGCACTTCTTGCGATAAATCCTTTTTCTGGTTCTTCTGGAAACAGACTCGTTTTTGGATTTACCGGAAGAACAAATGCGATGAAAGGTTCGTTGCCATCTTTACAATCACGATAAAATCCAACAACATAAGAACCCTGTCTTATGTTTGGTGTTTGAACAGATCCTGCCAATCCACCGCCAGCGGTTACAGGTAAGGCAACAGAAGCCGTTGGAAGATCAATACTTGGAGTTTCAGGAGTGTGCCGACCTACGATTCTGACTTTATAAGAAAATGTTTCACCTTTAGTATCGGTCGGACGATGGAGTAGACCGGTTTGAGATTTTTGCCAGTTCTTCTCATCAACAACCTGCCCGACCCACCAATAAGTAGCATTAACTCCAGGAGTTTCACCCATGAATTCTACATTCTAAGGCATTGGGATTTTCATCACAATAAAGCTCTAGAGACGATGGATCTTTATCGGAATCAGGATGATTTCTTTGATAACGTTCAAGAGACTCTAATTCTTGAGAAACATGCCTGCGTCTTTGTGGACTAAGACCTGGATTATCAAGTTCTTTTTGATTTGATCTAATGTGTTCGGTAATACTATTCATAAATTTATGTCTTGTAGATTGATTCTCTTACTAGATTTATTGATGTGAAACAATTCATTTTTGTTATTCTGTGAGCCACATCAATAACCAGATAATTTCCACTCTTCTTATTACTGACAATCTTTGATGCCTTGCCTGATATTTCTGGGAAGTCACATGTTATGATGTCACCAGCTTGAATAGAGAAATCGCCCGGAATGGTAATATTTAGGCGGGTGTTGAAGAGATTATTGTATCTTGCCTTTGCCTGCCTTTCAATAGACTCAATATCCCAATCTGCGGCTTCAATCTCTTCTAATTGTTTTTCAAGTGTACTACCAGTTGGAAGAATACCGATCGGTTTCCATCTGTTATAAATTTTTGTTGATTTATTCCAAAGATCTAAGTCCTGTGCAATTTGAGGCATATTGGTGCCACCCATATAATTCTCATTCATTCTCTCAACATCACTAAAAGTCGTTTCCTCTTTGTACTCTTGAGTGAATGGATTGAAACTTTTAAGAATCGGTTTTGTGAGTGAACCCATTCTAAGAGTATTATCTAAATTGACCGAACTATTGATTGAATAGGCAAGAATCTTCTCATCATATCCAGAAGGAAGAAATGGTGTATTATTGAAAATCAGTTTCTTTTTGGGAGTCTGCGAGAAAAATTTATCAATAGATTTGAAATGATAACCACCATTGCCATGACCGTCATCTGGTGTCTCATAGAAAAAATAACCAGCATATTTTCCAATGGATTCTGGAAGATTGGGAACCGATTTAGATGCGAGCCAAGGAATTTTATAGAATGGTTTTTCTATATTACCAAGAAAGTTAAACTTATTAATCGTCTCATCAATATAAAGCTTTTTTGATGTCTTAAGAGTTTCGCTTAAAATAGAAGAAACTGAATCAGAAATTCTACCATTATATCTTTTGGTGACTCTACATTCAACCAATTCATTATCAATACATTCTTTAGAATAAAAATCTAAAGTGAATACGGCTTTACCTGTATGTTCATCTATATCTCTTACTTGTTGAAGTCTTAGATGATAATCGTCTAAAAATGAGAGTTTATTACCATAACCATCTTCCGCAAGAATTGTTGCCTTTTCTCCCGCTGTTAGATTAAGATCATCTCTTTCAAACATACCAGAAGAGTTGTCTTCTAGACGATAACCAGTATCACCAATAATGGCGGTCACTCTTACACTATAATCAAGACAACTCTGATAAAAACACATCTCAATAAAACCACCAGTAATATCAACATCTCTGTTGTTATTAGAGTATAATGTGAATTGTTTTAACTGCGAAGAACTCGCCGCAGCATTAAGATTAAGTGTCATTATCCTCTAAAGTTGGATACATTATTTACACTAGAAGGCATCGGAAATGGTATCGGAATAGTGTTATCAATCGCCACTTCTTTTTGTATCATAACAGGTTGAATTGCAACAATAACCGAACCTCCATAATTTTCATAAGAAGCATAACCAGATGGAACACTTGAGTAATTACCGATGAATCCTCCTCGCTTCAATCCTGTTAATTTTTTGAATCCACTTTTTAGATTACTCCAGGTGCTTTGAAGAGCATTTGGTTTAGCTTTAGCTCTAGTTGCTCTGGGTTGTCGTATTTTTGAATTATTTTTTGAACGGGATTTACTGGGCCGTCTTTTTTGTTGCAAAACAGGCTTGTTATTATTAGTTTTTTTTGATACTGAAGATGTTATTGATGTTGTTAATTCATCTAAAAATTGTCTATATTGTGGCTTAGAAACAAAATTTCTCCCGAATAGTTTCTCAAGTGTTTCTAATGATCCCAATTCTAATAATGCCGCTGGACCAGCAGAAGCACGATTAATAGTAGCATTTAACACAGTGTCAATACCACCGTATCTGTGACCCCCCTTAAAGATTCCAGTATATTTTTCTAAAACAGGCGCTAATGATTCAGCTAATTTTCTGTCTAACGCATCGTTCTTTCTTATTCTAGCTAGAAATCCAGTTCCCCCTCTTTTGGGATCGGCGTCTAAATGAAAAGGTAAAACGGTTGCACCTGATTTTGAATGCTTTTCAATAAAGGCATCATAATCTTCATAATTACCGAATTCTTCAGGTCTTACGATTTTAACACGATACCCTTCTTTTCCCAATCTTTGGCTAACGTATGCTGCGATATCATCGGTGTATTGTCTCTCTCTTCCATCAGCACCCAGTTGGCTCGCATTTTTAAATGTATTACCACCTCTTTTATCTGGAACACTATACAATAAATGAGGAGGAACATGATCCAGTGGTATTAGAATATCATAATCACCTTTTGCTGGAGCAAGTTGGGTATTTAATTTTTGTTGTAAATTTGTCTTTGTTACATCTAATCCTCCAGCATATGTTCTAATAAAAGCTTTATGCCATTCTAAAGATCCTTCAAGATGAGTATGAACTGCTGTGCTACTTCCATATGCTGAAGCGGCTCCAGGGCGGCCGCCTTGAGTACCAATAAATGTTCCACCAGTTAAAATTTTTCCGTTGATACTTCCCGGAATATTTTCTACGTGATGATATCTCGCTATAACTCCTCCGGTCTGAGGATCTTCAAATCTTAAAGCATTAGGACCCTCTCTTATAGCTTTCGCTTTCATTCCCAGAGGAACAACTAATGGCGCACCTTCACCCTCTAACATTTGCGATCCACCACTAATTTGTGGTGTTATACCATAATCCCTAACAATTAATCCATTTCTTATATCTTCAGATCCATGATGCAAATAATCGGTTGGAACTGACTCACCGGGTTTCACTTGCCTATAACCTTTTCTACCAGACATAACAATTAGATATTTCGCTTTTTCGTGTGCATTCATAAGAGCCGTCATTTGTTCTATTTCTCTTATTTCTGCATCAAATTTTCCTATATTACCTGTTAATTTTATATCTGATGATTGCTGAAATACATGATTACCAATAATAACTTCTTTGGTGTTAAACGGTCTAGAACTTCTTGCTTTTGGGTTAGAAAAAGAAATTGATCTTGCAACATAATCCGCGTCTTGAGTTGATAGACCTTTATCAATTAATAGTCTTCTAAATTTTTCAGGATCATTACCTCCACCTCTAATGGCGGCAGCTAAGGCGTCTCTACCCGATGAAGAAGACATCTGACTAAATCTTCCATCTCTAATAGGTGAAAATTGACTACCAGCAAAAAGAATATCTCTTACAGTAATATTATCCTTATTTTTACCTCTAATACCGAAGGACTCTGGCCTAGCTTTTCCAGATTTAATAAGCCTATAGCGATTTAAAATAACAGCTAAAACACCTGCCTTACCGACATCACTCTCACTTCCAGCCTCAGCCGCAATCATTCTTCCTAAGGCATCAATATCATCAGAATTAAAATTTGTAATCTTGATTGATTCAACATTACCCATCCCACCATAAGAAATTCCAGAATCATTATATCCACCAGAACTAGTACCACCCGGTCCAGATGCGCCTCCACCTTTTTGCCTATTCTTTTCAAGCATTTCATCACGACCAATGGGTTGTCTGAAATCTCCAATTGCCTTATTAACTCTTTCTTCAACAGATCTTTCAATAATAACAGAAACCATTTCAACCAGATTATTTCTAGATGCAACTTCTGATGCTCTAGAAGGAATAACACCACCATAAGCCATTGCAAAAATTGAATCTTTTTGTTTTTGTTCCTGTCGTTCTGCGATAAATCTCGCTAATTCAATAACATCTTTAGCAGTGTTTTTATAAACAGTCTTACTTGGTTTTTGTCCTAAAGCGAGATCAGAACCAACACTTGCAATATCACCAAATAGTTGATTTCTTCTTCTTAAGGACTTGGAGATATTGGAGATGCTATCAACTGGTGTTTTTCTTGAAGGTGTTCCTTTTGGTCTAAAGATACCAAGAATACCACCAAGTCCGATTTTGGGACTTCTATAAAACTCCCGAACTTTTGCTTCACCACCAACATCTTTACCAATATTTGTTTCAGGAATACTTTGCTTTCTTGGAACTCTTGTTTGTCTTGTTGATTTTAACTCTCGTGTTGGAGATTTATAAACTGGAATGTTTCCTCTGGTTGGTCCTATTGTTCCACCAGTTGCAGCACCTTTTATCGGTTTCTGTTGTGTTTTTGATGTTGTAGTTTTAGGTGTATCTTGACCCGCAATTTTATAAACAACATCAGTAACATCACTAAGAGTATTAGTTAATGCTTGCTGAAAAGAGTTAAATTCTTGTTTAATTGGAATCTTTTTGATTGTATCGTGTTTACCCTTTAATTGATCATGAACCTTATAACCAGTCTCAATAAATCCTCCAATCGCACCCATGAAAAGTCTGGCAATAAGTGCAAGAAAATCACCAGCAGGTTTCAATGCTCCAAGAATTCCAGTTAATCTTGGAAGAAATGGTATGATCTTAGTAAAAACAAAACCTAAAAGACTATTAACAAAAAAGTTTGTTAAACCATCAAAAATTCCGGTCTTAACCGCAGCTTTATTTCTTACCTTTTCTAATAGCGATTGCTTTCTTTTTTTCTTATCTTTATCGTCTGATATTTTTTTATTTTTCTTCTTTTGTTTATCATCATTCTTTTGATTAAGAAGTTGCGCCCCGATACTATTTTTTAGTACCTTCTCCATCGTTAAGACTTTTTTACGAATCTTAAGAACAAGTGCCTTATCAGTTAATGGGCGATTTTTTGATTGTGAATTCATTAACCGATACCGTAAATTTCAGCGAGCATCTGACGAACACCAGTTCCCATCGGCGCAATAACACCAAAACTCGGAACACTTGTCACAGGAGAATTTGTTTTATCATCCATCATGTTATTTGCAATTGGTGGAAGTGATATAAATCCTCCCATATTACTCATTCTTGGTGATGGCGGAAGAATACTATCATCTTTTGGAATTGGTAACATTCTAGCGGCATTTGAATTCTCGTCGGTTTTTGCAACAAGATTATCAAAGAAATTTAATCCGACTCGTTGAACAGTAAGTCTAGGAATAACATACTCACCTGCTTTCAAAAGTGCTAAATGTTTATCATCTGGATTACTTCCAACTGACGGATGGCTCGCTCTTATCAGACCACCCTTTTTCAGCCCCATAAGGCGTCTAGGATCCCACCAAGACCGTTGCGGGGATTGAGGTTTCGGCATCGGTTTTGGCTTGGTTGATGTTCGGCTCGGTTTGGATGATTCCGCAGCCGAAACCGCTCTAGGCTGACCTGTGAGCATTCTCAGTATATCGGGAAACTGAGATTTTGTTTTTTGTTTTGGTGGATTTAACCAACCACTTTTCATCAATTGATTACCAACAGCTAATCTATTTTCAATATGAGGAGTACCAGCTTTCTCGTAATCATTTAAAAAGATTCTAGTTGCTTCTCCTATATTTTTAGCCTTATTGATTTTATCTTTTACCAAACTATATTCTGGATGATTGTTTAGTTCATGTAGAATGAAATCAACTTGAGTATTAAGATCGTTCCATGGTTTTCCTCTACTTTTAGCAAAAGATGTAAGATTCATTGGATCAGTATCAAATCTTCCGCCCTTTTCCCATTGAACTAATCCTCTACCAGGACCACCTCTATGTTGATGAGTATTTGGATCATAAGTGTAAGCACTTTCAACTCCAATATTAGAAACAACACCAGCGGCGGCTGTTGGTGTTAAACCACCTTTAATAAGTCTGTCAAGAATAGATCTAGCTTGTGGTTTTATGAGATCTAATTTACCTCCAACAATTCCACCTGTGCTCATTGCGGTCAACTTAGATCCGATTGTTCTTGGTCTATTAGCATTAGCACCAATATTGAACATAAGAGGATCAATTCCGGTTGAAGAGATCATTCGTTCCCTTGCACCTTTTTGAAGAATCGCTTCTCCTTTTTGTAAGACAACAGAACCACCATCTTGAATTGGAACTAATTGAGTATCAACACCAGCTCCCTTTACTGTTATTCCGGTGCTAGGTGTTACGATTCCACCAGTAGATGCGCCTTTTAGGAAACCTCTTTCAGTTCTTCCGCCGATTCCAGGAGTTTTATACTTTTCGTTAATAATATCAATACCAGGAACATCAATTGCCTTTCCGGCTTGAACTTTGGCAGCTCTTTCTGTCTGAAGCTTTGCTGCTTTTCGTTGTCCTGTTACTTCATTCGCCGCAACTGCCAATCCCGTTATTCCAGCTATAGCTAAAACCGTAGGATTAAATAATAAATTTCTTATGGGGACTTTTAATAATACTTTACTGAAAAAATTGAGTGTGCCCAGTGTTCCTTTAATGAGTCCGAACAAAGGAGTAAAGAATATTGTCGCGGCACCAGCAATCCAAATCCAAAAGTCTTTAAAGAATCTACTAATAGATTTTATTTTTCCTGCATTACTTGGATCACTTGCCCATTTTATAAATTCAGTAAAAACTCTTCCTAGAAAAGTAAGATATATGAATTTCCATATTCTCTCAAGAAGATTCTTAACAGGAGCCATGGCTTTTTCCATTACCTGTTTTCTGAATCCTTTAGATTTTTCTAACAGAGATTCTCTTTTTTTGCGATTCTCATTCTCATCTTCTTGGGTCTTTTTCTTACGTATTTTTAGAAGAAACTTATTCTGAGCATCAAGAATCTTAATAATATTTGTGAGTGAATCATTAATATCAACAAAAACTTGTGTTGGCCCTTGAGAAGATGTTAATCTTGCGGTTTTTATTCTTGGTTGCGATGATGCTGGAGCCGCTTGTTGATCAGGTAATGTTTTTGTCTCAACAATTTGAATTTTTGCTGTGGATAATACTCCTCTACCGGATGATGATCTTACTGTGATAGCAAAAGTCTTACTACCAATTCTATCTGCAACAAAACTTCTAGATCCACTCAGTTCAACGTCTGGAATCTTTGGAAAAAATCCAACAGATCTAGAAACGGTTATTGCATTTTCAGACTTCCAGCTTACGGTATAACTTTCACCTTTTTCTACTTCACTCTTATCAATAGTGATTTTTAATGTAGGTGCCAGATTTATCGGTTTTGTTTTCTGTCGTCTTAAACGAGTTGTGTTAGCTCTTATTTGTTGATTAGCTGCAGGAGTATTATTTTGCAACCGATCTTTATCATCTTTATCCGATTCTTGTAATAAGCTAATCTCACCTAAAATCTTAAGCGTGAGAGCACTTCGTCTCTTTTTGCTTACGTCGGAATCAAACTTTTTTCTTTGATTATCTGTTAGAAAATCACCGTTTGACTTTTCGTGATTTTTACACCATAAGATCGCATAATAATATAGAGGATCCTTAGCACCAATTCCAAGATCTTCTACGAAATCTTGCGCTTTCGCTAACTGAACTGGTGTTAATTTAAGATCCTCTATTTTAGGGCGGCGTACTCTTGTTGCCGGCATTATGGCTTATGGATACTACAGAATATTTAGGCCCTATTTTGACTTTGTTGTTGTTGCTGTTTGACTTTTTCTTCTTCTAGATGCATTTTTAACATTTCAACATATGCATCAAATTCCCATGGTAGTATATTATCTAGCCATTCGGGATTCCATTTATGATATTGAACTAATGCAAACATTCGCCGATAATACACCTCAAGATTGGTGTGCGACATTCCTAGATAAAAAAATCAACTAACCCATTCAGCGTAATTTCTGCTTCTTCTGGAACTTCTTTTTTGGTTTTTGGATCAATAACAGTACGAGTTGGATGTTGAATCTTAATTGTATGTTTTAGTTGCGGCATTGTATTAAGAAACTCCTCAACTTTTTCAAACTGTTTCGTGAGAAGATCATCTAGAAAAGAAATAACTTCTTCTCTTCCTACATCTTCCGCTAACCATACATCTTCGCCTTTACAGATCTTATCAACACAAGAAGCAATAAGATCATAACCTTTCTTCATTTTATCTTCGGTATCCGCATCTTCTGGCATCTCAAATTGCTCTTTGATGAAGAAGTCAAAGGTTGGATACTTCATAATCATCGTCATATCATCATCAAGTTTAATAATATTGGTGTGTCCTTTTGTTTCCTGTATCTTAATCTCATCAATATTGACCTTAACAGGAACATAAAGATCTTCTTCACCAGGATAAAGAACCTGAAGTTCAATAACCTCTCCGGATGCCTTTGCCCGAATATTAAGAAAAAGATATTCAATGTCAAAAGTTGCAAGTCTTTCTACATCAACATCTTTAGCTTGAATACAATTTTCAAGAATCATCTTAATCGCAGTAGTAATCTCAGAGATGTTTTCACTCTCCATTGCGATTGCAAGAACTTTTTCTTCTACTGCTCTATAAGGACGAAACTTTACTTTCTTTTTAAGAGATGGAATAACAATCTCATAGGTAGGATAAACTGGACGAGGTAGAACAGACATGAATCAAAAATAATATGTTTTGCTTTTATTTATGAGGTTGGAATGGAAGAATTTTGTGGAGCCGGATTATTTGGAATCGGTAATCCCGAAAGAGGTAGTGTATTGATAACATAGCGAGTATAGGCAAAAGACACAGTACATTGCAATAATTGAGTTGAATCGTAAGAAACTGGAATGCTGTTTATCGCAATCGGAAAGGCTTGTAAAAACTTATATTGTAAGTAATTTCCTCTATAATCTTTTTCAAACTTGTTTAAGATAATATATGGTGCCTGATAAGAAGAGGGGAAATTTACTCTATAAAAATAATTCGGATCCTCAAGACCTAAAGATTTTTGTTCATCTGCAATATATTCCATCCATAATTCAAAGAACAATAAAACTCTATAATTCGGGCTATTCTGTGCATTATCAACGGAATTATCCACCTGAAAAGTAAAGTCGCTTCTATCGTCATATTGTCTACGATAGGCATGTCTTTCTGTTACACCAGTATAATCATCTGTGATCTCATTAGTTGCAAATGTTGAACCCGGAAGACTAGCTTCAGTACAATTAAGACTAATGAGTTCAAAAGTTTCATCGTTGAAATTAATATCAATACCCGCTTTATTCTTATCGGAGATCCAGTTTCTAACTTGTGCTGGTGGCGGAAACCAACATTGAAAATTAGATGTCGTTGCCGGACGAAGAATCTTACTTTTTAATTGTGTTATTGTTGGTGGTTTGGGTTTATACAACGTTCCGCTAAATATAAAAAGAGTCTAAAGTATATTTAGTGGCTACTAATTGGGTACAGAACTTTTATCATCCAATAAATCCAGATAAGTATATTGGAGATCTTAATGAAATTGTCTTTCGTTCTTCTTGGGAAAGACATCTGTTTCAATTCTGCGATAATACAAGTAGTGTACTAAAATGGTCTAGTGAACCATTTGCTATTAAGTATTGGGATGAATCGTCAATGAAAACCCGCAGATACTTTCCAGATGTCTATATGGAAGTCGTCAATAAAGATGGTCAAACTAAGAAATATCTTGCGGAAGTAAAACCCTTTCGTCAAACTCAACCACCAAAAGAAGGAAGAAAGAAAACCAGAACTTATATCAATGAGTGTAAGACCTATCAGAAAAATACATCAAAATGGAAGTTTGCTGAAGAGTTTTGTGATAGAAATGGAATGGAATTTATTATTCTAACAGAAAGCGATTTAGGAATTAAGTAAAGCTGATGTTCAAGAATATAATCTCTCGCACAACTCAATGGATTCTTAAATGGATTGAAACCAATATTCAATTTGGTGGTCTTATTGGTAGAGCGAAAAGATTAGCGTTAGAGAAAGAAGAAAAGAAACCAGTTTCTATTGTTCAATCAACTACCGATAAAGAAAGAAGAATTCGTGAAAGGCAGCAGCTCTATAGTATAAAAGAGTTAGCGGATTCATTACCACCAGGAAAGAGTCCTAATTTTTATTGGGATAAGCTAGTGGAGACATTACAAAATCTAGGAAGACAAGAAGAATCTCTGGAATTGGGTAAATATTACACCTTTAAGTATTGGGCAAAAACAAGAGGTAAATATTTTGATCTTTATCCCGTTTCTATTATTATAGATAAGAGCGCATTCAAGGTTTTAGGTGTGAATCTACATTGGAAGTATGCACCACAGTACGTTGAGAGCATGTATAGAAATTACAATTATAGTGGTTTTCAATCTCGTTTTTATGAAATAAAGGAGTGGGAGTTGGAAGATGTTTTAAGAATACAAACATTCTATCCAATTAAGCTCTAAATATAATAAAAACAATGCCCATCATTTCAACCGCCAGATTAGAGACATTGGGTGGTTCGTTAAACAGAAATGTAAAGAAATCAGGTAAAGGGTCAAACAAGTCCTACCTGATGTATCCCACTAACATGAAGAATGACGATGTGGTTGAAGGGCAAGATAGAATAGAATTTAGCATCAAAGAATATAAACTAAAAAGCGATAAATTAGAAGCGCCTAGAGTTGGCCCAGCAGAAAATTTGAACATTGATACTCCTTTTCCGCAAGTAAAAAATGCAATGAAGGAATCGGAATTTTATGTCAATAGTGCTCTAAAAATGGGAGGTAATAACGTAGAAAGAGTATTTCTTCCGATTCAGGATAAAATCCAGGATACCAATGCGGTTACATGGTCAGACGGTGGTCAGCTAAACGACATACAAAGAAGAATCGCCAATCTATCATATAATGCAATGAAGGGTGGCGAAGGACTCCAAATGGATAAGTCAATAGGTGCCATGACGAGTTTATTAACAGATAAATCTATTGGTTATCTTGGTAGACTTGCATTAGTTGAGCAGATTATTAGTGTGCAGGGATTATTCACAAGAGCAACAGGTAAGATTCTTAATCCCAATCTAGAATTACTCTTTAACACTCCAACATTGCGACCATTTACGTTCAACTTTAAATTATCACCTAGAGATCAAGATGAAGCAGATGAAGTCAAGAAAATCATAAGATTCTTCAAGCAAGGAATGGCACCAAGAGTTCAAGAGAATAGCTTATTCATTAAATCACCTTACGTCTTTGGTATTAAGTATTTGATGGGTAGCAGTAAGACACACATTGGCATCGGAAAGGTAAAAACCTGCGCATTGCAAAATTGTACGGTTGATTATACACCCAATAATTCTTACATGACATATAAAGACGGCACGATGGTTGCCTATAATGTTAATATGACTTTCCAAGAAATTCTTCCTGTTTATGCGAGTGATTATGACGAAGACGATCATCCGATTGGTTACTAATGGCACACTACTTCAGTTACGTTTCTGACTTTAATTACGTCAGTCTTCTTCCAGATTCAAAGATTTCTGATTACACCATAGTCAAGAATTTCTTTCGTCGTGGACAGATTACATCTAACATCTTCAATAATCTCGCTTATTTTGAGAAATATTCAATTGAAGGAGATGAACGTGCTGATCAAGTAGCACATAAATTCTACGATGATCCAACATTAGATTGGGTTGTTTTTCTGTCTAATAATATCCTGAATGTTCAAGATGAATGGCCATTACCTTCTAATGTTTTTGATCAAGTGATGCTGCAAAAATATGGTTCTTATGATAATCTTTATTCTGGAATTCATCACCATGAAACCGAAGAGATTCAAAATTCTGTAGGAATAACAATGCTGAAAGGTGGTATCAGATTATCACCCACATGGAAAACCAATGGTAATTTTATTGAAGTTGTTAATGCAAAGATTGATACCTTAACAAGTAGTGGAACTACCGGATCCATTGAACTTGTTAATGGTATTGTTGGATTAGAGGTGGGAACTCAAATAACACTATTCAATATATCAGACAGAGAATATAATGGTCAATTTTTTATTAGTAATATTTTAGAAGAAACCGATAATTTAGTCACGTCATTTGAATTTATTCTGAATGAAGTTCCGTCAAATTCGGAACCGATTTTAGCGGATCCTAGAGTAGAGGAAGTTCATTTTACCTTAAGCGAGAATAGCACCTTTACTGCTAATTCTTATTATTACGAGTTTTATGATGATGGTTTAGGTTATACGGTCCACACACCGAAATCTAGTTTCGTTACTGGAGTGACAAATTATGAATACGAGATGAATAAGGAAGATAAGAAAAGAGAGATTTATATTATTAAGCCAGCTTATCTGAGTATTCTTTTTGATGACATTGAGAATATTATGAGGTATAAAAAAAGCTCTCAATATGAGAGCCGTACCCTAAAGAAGGGAGATAATATTAGACTTTATCTTTAATGGGAAGATTAGCTTTTAATTTTTCAATAAAGAGTTCGCCAATTTTTGTTGTTAATTCAGTTTCATTATTAGAAACACGAAGACCCAATGGAATGGAGAATTTAGTTACAACTTCAAGTGTTGGCTGAAAAGTAATAGTATTCAGTCCATTTTGAACTTCAATAATTTCTACTTCAGTTTCAATCGTCATCGTTCAGTTCTTCAAAGGCTTTGAGTGGATCATCAAAAAGTGAGTCTTCAGAGCTAGAAGTTTGGCGCTTATAATGAGCCTCAAGTTCTTCCATAATGTTATCATCATTCACTGCCTGAGCTACCTCTTCCAGTTCAGCCTCTTGTCGTTGAACAGAAGCTTCCGAAGTTGATCCAGTTACCCGATTAAAGCGAGTTCTAAGATCTTCATAAGAACGGAATTTATCAGGAGAAATAAGATCTGATAGAGAATAACATTGTTTCCAAACAGCTTCTAGTTTTGCATCATCTCCGCCCAGAAGTGGTGCAGGAGATTCAAACGAACTATCATCGTAATTTGGATATGATTGACCAGAAGATTCTTTTACGGTCTTCACTTTGATTTTGAAGTTTGCACCACTCCAAAGATCAAAAGGATCTACGGGAGTTTCGTCTTCAAATTCTGGCTTTAGTGCCGACATCACTTTATCATAAATTTTTTGACCATAACGATAGAGCATTATGGTTCCTTCTAGTGCAGGATTAGAAGGATTTTTAACGACGTAAACATTACTATAATAGCTCAGTTTACGCTTACGATTAGATGCGATTTTCTTATTGGCGTCTACACCGGAGTTATAGAGTAAAGAATTTTCGAAACAAACATGGCAATCTTGTCCAAGAGTAGTCGGACAGTTTTCAATAAACCAGCGACTGTTACCCTTGAAGCCGTGATTATACAGTTTTACGAAAGCCGCTTCTTCATTAAGAGGAGCTGGCATAAATCGCACAACGGCATAACCTAGACCAGATTTATCTCGTTCTACACTGAAGATACGTTCATCTTTCAGTGAACTATTCATTGATTGTGCATCTTTAATCAGTTTCTCAGTTAGAGTACCGAGAGAAGATGCTTTCTTTAGTTGCTTAAAATCTT